GCAAGGGAGGATTCCTAAATTAATTAACCTGGCCGAAGGCCAGTCTTTCCAATAATGGTGAATACAATGTCAGATAAAAAGACCCCTCGTTACTATCCAACTCATGCTCGTGAGAAAATCCAACGTGGGCTACTGGATGCGTTATTTGATGCTGATCCTAAATTAGAAGAACACCTCTACATTGACTTTAATGCAGAGGGGTCTTTTGTAGAAAAGCTTACTGCTGCTATTGATGAGCTCCCCGATGAATTGATTAAATCATACCCTAGTCGTGACTGGCTTTTAAAATTCATAAAGAAGTTAGAGTTTCGTTGCTCAGGGGAGTTTAATGATTCCAAAGAGAAGTTAATTTTCTTGGATATTGATGGGGTTTTAAATTCTGCCGGTAGAATGCGGGAACATATGGTAGTGGGTCCAGATGGTAAAGGAATGGGTTATGTCTGTCTAGACCTCGTAGCTAGGCTATCAGAGATCATTCGACGCACTGGTGCCAAGGTTGTAATTAGTTCTACATGGCGTACAGATGGTCTGGAGGCATTTCAGCATATGTGGAAGACGATGGACATTGCTGGTGAAGTAGTTGGTATCACCCCTATGTCATCTAACACCATTGAAGGTGTTGAACAAAATCATCCAATCAACGGCTGGCGTGGTTTAGAAATTAGAGATTGGTTAAAGCATTCTGAATATGATATTTTCTTTGATAATTATATTATCTTAGATGATGACTCAGATATGTTGTATGACCAACGTAATAATTTCATTCACGTAGATGCCTCAGTGGGTATTACTGATGGTGTGGTATATCGTGCCGTGAAACGCCTAGGTGAGATTATTCAGGACGAATAATCTCTGGAATCAGCTAATATTAACTGACATATTATCCATACGTAGGAGCTTCCATTATCGTAAAAAATAATAGAACTTGCTTACTGTATGGAACTAAAAACCCCCTTGGAAAAAAGTAAAAGGAAACATTATGTCAAAGCATAATAAATCTCATGGCCGTCAGTCGGCTAAAAAGCCAGAGCGTAAAATGAACCGTGTTCAAACACAGTTCCTTAACATGCTGTCAGGTCTTTCTGCAGACTCCGTAGAGGACATTGAAGTGGTAAAGGCCGCTCTTGGTAAGGTTGAACGTTGGCTGCCAATTCCTCGTGAAATGGTTAAAGGTGAATCTGACGCATTTCGTCAGCTAGCCGGTATGTACAACGCCGAGCGTAATAAGCTCATCGACCTTCGTAAAACAAGTACTGGTGGTAACCCAGTGTTATCACATGCTTTAAAGGCAGCCGGTGCGGATAAGGTTAATTATCCTAAGTTTGATGAAAGTCTCCATAACGGTGTGCAGGCTGAAGGTAAGTCTGCATAAGGTAATTTGAGCTGGGTTGTGTGATTTCCCGTCAAATGCAGAATCATGACTGCTTCCTAAAAAACACTCCGGGGTCTGGTATAGCCACGGTTATGAAAGTATACCAAAGAATAACCCCCCCCCCTTATAATTAAGAGGAACTGATAAAATGGCAATTAAAAAGGTCATCTATGTAGTAACTTCAAAAGGCCGTGTATTCAATCCGAATACCATGAAAGAGCGTGTTAAAAATAAGTCAGGTGGTTTGGTACTATCTGGTGGTCGTACCCAACATTGTTCTAAAGAAAACATTGCTAACTGGCATTCAGAAGGTCCAGCGTGGGTTTCTACACACGGTGACATTTGTGAATTACCCGTTCATGTTTTCGCAGTAGCGCCGGGTGTTTTAGCAAAGACATCTCCGTATGTTGTTAATCTAAAATTAGGTCTGGCGTTGAACCTTTCGACTGGTAAAGTTTCAAAACTTTCTAAGGCTAAGTTGACCATGTTGGATAAGGTTTCTGGCTACCACATTCGAAATGTCTGGGCTATTGACCAAGCTGCAGCTGGCAAAGTTAAAGAAGTCTTGGATGGTAATGTCAGACCGAGTAAGAAAGCTGTAGCGGCTGCTAAACGTGCTAAGGCAGCGTTGAAATCATCCCGTTTAAAAACGGCCAAGAAAAAGTAAGATATTGATTTAATATCTTTATAATGCCCACGATGTAATGGGCATTATTTTTTTATCTAAAAAAGGACCCAGGTCATGACTGGTAAAATCAAACCAGAAAGTAAGCTCATCGATACCGGTGGTAGTTACATTTTACATAAGCAGTTCTCAGGTAATGATGAGACAAGACTTACCCCCATGTTTCACACTATCAAAATTACAGATAAGGGTAATTTGATAGAACCTTCTCTAAAAACTATTTCCATCCCAAAGTATGTCACTAAAGAAACTAAGCGAATCGCTAAAGTAATCTTCGATGAATACGAATCTCGTGCGGGAACAGCAACTGGTGCTATCTTACATGGGCTACATGGTAGTGGTAAGACACTAACCTCAGAGCTAGTGATGGATAAGCTGATTAAATCAGGCGTCCCTATCATTATCGTTAATCAGCCAATAGAAGGTAGTTATCTGCTAGAGTTGGCTAAGGCTGTAGGTAAGTCTGCATTTGTTTTTGATGAGTTCGATCGTACATATGGCACGGGCGTTCCACCGCAGATTCGCGACTCATTGGTTTCCTTCTTTAGCGATTCTGGTCTAGAAGATGTAATGTTCTTAATTACTACTAACAAGGTTAGAGATCTTCCACCGGTCTTCATTGATCGACCAGGTCGTTTTCTTTTCAATATTAAGTTTACCGGTATTGATGAGAAGTTCTTCAAAGAAGTGATGCTAAGTAGAGAGCCTTATAGCGCTATTAATAATAAAGAAGTTATTGACTACTGCAATGCCTTTGTTAGAAAGAATCGCCCGAGTTATGATGTTGCCAAAACACTCTTAGACTGTGCTATGAGGTGTAAAACTTCAAAAGAGTTATCTAAGTTGTTAGAAATTTATAACGTACCTAACTTCTCAGCACAACATGTCGTGGATGTTATCACAGGTAGTAAAAGTCGACCATCAATTCGTATTGACGGAAGGGGCTTCACTAATAACCTGAATCTAATATCGGTGCATAAGGTTAGTGATGATGACATTGCTTTTAACCTATCTTTTGAATTGAATATGGGCATTGGCTATGATGTTCCTATTACAACTAAGATTATTAAAAAGTTCAATGAAATTAACACCGGTGACTGTGTAACATTTACCTTTGATATTCCAGAGTCTGAAATCATTGAGGCTTTAAAAGATAAAGAGCTAAAGAATAAATCATTTGATATCACAGATCAAATGCTTGATCAGGCTCGTAACATGGGTACTTTTCATTTCGATATATATGTCGGGTAGGTAATAGGGAGTCAAATGACTCCCTATTATGTTTGTTTTGAGGTAGGAATTCTGGTGGATAAAAAAGATATTGAATTGAGTAATAAACTTAGTGAAGAGTATGAGGATATTAACGTACGAATAGAATCTATTCACCAATCACTAGCTTTAGGTAAGAAGAACTTATGGTCGCTTAGAACCCGTCGAATTCGTAGCCGAAGGGATTCTAGAGATATGGATCGTTCTTTTACCAGAACCGCTGCAAGGAATAAAGAGCTAGAGTTTGAGCTTCATATGTTAATGGATAGGAGAAAGGCTCTGGTTGAGAAATTAAAGGAGTTGAATAGTTAAAATGCGTCAGGATAACTTATATCTCATTACAGCTAGTCTTCGTGTAGTAAATCTAAAGACTGGATTATTTCTAAAACCTAACAGAGGCGGCGCTTACTATATTCAAACTAAGGTACCTAGAATACGCTCTACTCGAATACCGAAGCGTGCTTTAAAACCCTGCATGTTTATCACAGAAGAAAATAAGTGGTATACCTTTGATGATCTACCTACGATTCGTGGCTATGAGAAGATTAATTCAAAAATCCCATTGCAGATCATTAACACTAGAACAGCGATTGCATACTCCCCATTCAGTGGTACTAAAATAACACCTCCGCCTGTTATAAAGCTTAATGATTTTAAAGAATCTGTGGATAAGCTGTCTACTGAAGAGATGCGTACAGAGCTCATTCAACACCGCAGTGATAAAGCAGAAAGAGAACGCATTTTGCAAAATCAAATTGAACAAAGAAAGCAAAGTATTAGTAATCTGTCTGAAGCTATTCGAAATATCGAGCGGGAAACTGGAATCAGCAGTATACCCCCTGGAAATTCAAGCTGTGCGGTTTTAGATTTGTATAAAAAACTTGATGATCTAGAAAAAGCAAATATCAAGGATTTTCAACAACTATTATCTTGTTAGGAGAATATTAAATGCCAATTGGTACAGTAATATCTGAAGACATGCTAGAAGCTATTCAGAGTTTAAGTAAAACAGAGCTGGCAATGGTACAGGATTTTGTACTGGGTCCTGATTCGCGTGACTTACTTACAGCGGAGTATATTAAAGAACTAGCTTCTATTTCACCAGTTGTTCCCGGCAGCTGTAAATCTAATCTACTACCAGAGATTATGCAGAAGTTTGGACGCCTTTTACCTGAAGAGGATTTTGAGACTATCCGGGATAGAGCAACTGCTGCGGTAGATAACCTTTGCGATCTAAAGGAGTATATTTACCAAACCTTTAAATGTTCTGCAACTAATACGGTTTATCTTTTAACCTACTCAGGCCAGAGTGAAGATGATCTCAATATGGTTTATAAGGAAGCCTTTGAAGATGGCGTGGCTCAGAAAGTAGTGTTGGTTGAAATTAAACAATGTGCTAGTATCCACTCCATTCAGTCCCAGTTGGAAAAGAGTACTTTTAAACAACGTAGGATGATTCTAAGTGCTCATAAGACTAGGCTTATCAAAGGCTTGGGTAAGAATAGTAAATTAACTATTGGAGGTTAAGGTGAGAAAAATACCCGTTATTGTTTCTATCCCAAAGGATCCGGAAACTACGCCATATGGTTTTAGCATTCCGGACTTTCCGGAAGCCAATGGCGCAGTTGATTTCCTAGAAGATTTGCAGACTGCGGTTAAAGATACCCTCTATCTTCTTATAGAGGAGTACGGTCGTGTACCTCCACGTAAGTTAAATCAGCCATATCCCGATGTTAAGAATACTGCAACTCTAAACGTGGATAATACACTGCCGTCTGTGCTGATGAATGTGTTGGTATATGTTGATATCCCTTAGTAGGAGTAACTATTATGAAAAAGTGTAAAGTTCATATGGAACTAACCTTTGATCAAACTTGGGAAAATAAGCGCGATGGTCTGGATATCAGTCTAGAAATATTAGGCTTTGATTCAATACCTGCCAGTAAAAATATGTTTATTGGCAGCCATCCTTATGATTTGATAAAAGAGGCTACAGATGCCTTTAAAGAACTCGTTGATGAATTCCAATGGAACCCTTTGACAGATTCAGAGTGGTCCGATCGTTGGGAGAAATTAACAGTTGAAAATGCCAATTCATCCACAGAAATTTGTACTCTGGTGGTAGTTGGGGTGGAGTTAAATTAAACCATAAAGGTGTAAGAGATGAAGAATGTAATTCCCTTAGGAGGTTATCCTGCTGGTCAAATGGCAGTGGTGATGGCTAAAAATAGTCCCGGGTCTAAACTGACTCCTATTAGAAAATTTCCGAGTAGGCTATCTGATACCCGGTCCGCTGGTAAAAGACATCGTATTGGTATATGTCCTAAGCCATTTCGATAAATGGCTAAGGAATCTATCGGCGAGTCAGTGACTCGCCCTGCTATTGCCGAGAGATTACAGCTTGGTAGAAAAATAACCGTTGTTAAAAATCATGAGCTATTAGAAGGATATATTTTAACAGTTAGCCCGGTAGGTTATATTGTTAAACTAGATACCCCCCATCCTCTCAATGGCCATGATCTTGTAAGAATCCCCTGGACAAATAAGACAATAAAATACAAAGGAGATATTTAATGTCTAAAGAAACTAAAAACAAAAAGAATGTTCCTATCCCACAGCGTACAATGAAGTCTCTGATGGAGGCCAACCCTGTAGATGGTAAGTTCGTGAAGAAACTTTTCACTAATGAAAAGTCTATCCTGACTAAAACCAATATTCGACTAGAAGATCTCCAGTATTTTCGTACTGCCGCACTAAGTCGTTTCTTATCGAAAGGTAAGATCCCTAAGTACTTCCATAAGTTCTTAGAAGATGATGTTTATGTTTTACGTCGCGCTAAGGCGGGCTGGGATTCACAGTCATACTCCTCGTATGTGGCCATATTGATGCGCGGACTTGATAATAGGAAGTACAAGCAGTGCAAGGGTAAATATGGCAATTACCTCCGTATAGTTACAAAGCCACCTGCGGAAATCGTAGCCTACAAGTTTTCTAAAAAGCCATCCCCTGAGCAAATTAAGTGGTTTTTAGATAACAAGTATATTGTTGAAGTATAGACCCCCGGAGAAAGTTATGTTAGAAAAACTATTTGCATTAGTAACCCAAACACTACAAAGTGGCTTGGGTTACATTAATTTCGTCTCTGGCGGTAATGAGATGATGGCCGCGGCTTTGACCGCGGTTGCTACAGGTGTTCTGTTATGGCTGGTTAAAGACCTACCTCGGAGGACTATTAGCTATATAAAAGGGAAAGTGATTTTTACACTTTATCTCGACGGCAGTTCAAAATACGGCGAACTTCATATTAAGGATATTATTCGTGATGTGGTTAAAAATCACCGTATTTATTCTAGGAGACGTGGGTTGGTCGGGGGGTCTTATGTTGGCATAAAGCTAAGATATGTTATCACTATCGGTAGATCCCTTGTACTTATTAAAGGCAAACCTTTTATATTTAATTATAAAATCATTAAGGATAACCATAGCTCCGATCAGAAAACAGAATTATTTATCACCACTTTTGGTTTTACAGAAAAGTCGCTAGATGTAATTAAAAATATGCTTCGCGACTACCGTCCTGATAAGAATCGTTTACAGATACGTCCCGACTCCAATACAATGATTTCGGCAAGAGGCTTGCATTTAAAAGATGCCTTGATCCCCGTATCTGTAAAGAAACGGATTTTTGAAATAATAAAAGACCATGAAAAGCGCAGAGAGTCGAGTCGCGTACTCAATACTGGATGGAGTACTGTTCTTTTATTAAAGGGTCCTCCGGGTACAGGGAAAACGAGCCTTTCAAGAATTATTAGCTTTGAAAGACAGTGTGACCTATGTCCACTCCCACCCTTGGATCAAATTACCGGTAAGGATTTTTATAAAAGAATCATTGGTAAGATCTTTAGTACCATTCTTATTGAGGAAGTGGATAGATTGCGTTTAGATGAAGGTAGTACGACACTAGATAAGGATGGTGAGTTCATTACATCCGTTACAAACTCAGATATTATGCTAACTTTAGACGGTCCTGTTCCACTCACCGGTCAGTTTATTATCATGACTACTAATCATCCTGATAAGCTAGATCCGGCACTTCGTAGAAAGGGTCGTATTACCGAAGAAATCTATGTTGGTTATCTTGAAGACATTGACCTTCAAGATTACTTCAATAATCAGGGTTATGAGATTGACTTCTCTGATTATGAAGGAATCAGTATTCCACTGTGTGACATCGGCGATGTTCTGACTAAACATTATCGTGACTATGATAAGATCTCTGAGTTCCTTAGAACTTATCGTGATAATCAGTCTGTGGTTACCGAAGAAGGTTTAAAAGTAGTCAACTAATAAATTTTATGTAGGTAATTATCTTCGTCCCTGGAAGATGAATTCGTACAAGTCGTTATCAATTAACCTTTTAAAGGAGAAGACAAAGCAAATGAACTATAGAGTGGCACTTATAAACCCACCTGTTCTATATGTGGTGGGTGTACTGTTGTACGCATTTAGTACCGCGCCATATTGAACAGTTCTAAAACTTTGTTGAGTTTTGAGAGAGTCCCATATGGGACTCTCTTTTTTTACCGTAATTTTTTAAGAAAATATTTAGGAGTCAATAAATGACTGGTGATGTAGTAGATTTTTTAGAGTTTAAGATGAATAAGGTGGAAGTCGATCTAGAAGCTGCCTGTGAGTTAATTGATAAGTGGGCTACAGATCCCGAGTCAAATGAGATTTATTTTCAAATACCGAATGATGGACAAGATATTAAGGTCCTTACTGTGAGTAAGGAAAATGATATCGAATTCAAAACAGACTTCAATCAGGTAATAGAAACGGTTGAAAATACAACGGCAATGTTATTTCTGATGAGTAAGCTCGTCGGTAAGAAATTAGATCATGTTATTTTGACTACGTTTGTAGCGATTCTTTTACGCTGTTCATTATCAATAGTAAAATATAATGATGATCATAATAAATTTGATCTAGGTGTGTTTTCTAATCCCGACCATGAGGGTCTTATCATGAGACATCCTACTGGGCATTTTATTATCATTAGCATAATGGAAAAGTCTTAGAATCAAAGATTCTAAATTAGCACATTATTAATTTGGATGGGTAGGACCATCTAATAAGTCCAAAGACAATTTTAAGGAAATATCATGGCAATTCAAAATATTCTTATCAAAGACCCAAGTGGAAATATTCATGTTCATCGTCAGGCCAGTACTGACATGACTACTCGACTGGAGCCTGGTGAGTACGAAATCAAATTTAACGGTGAAAACTTCTTTATCCGTGAACGCTCTACTGAAGTCAACCCAACATCTGATGTAACACAAACAGCGTTAGATCGCTCGAATATGATTTATTCAGCGTTTCTTAGTCGTAAAGGTGAATCTACCGGTGCTATTCTACACGGTATTCATGGCGGTGGTAAGACACTTATTTCCGAGTTAATTACTATTAATGCGATTAAAGATGAGATCCCGGTTATTCATGTAAATGAATATGTCATTGGTGATTTCATGCGCGACGTTATTTCTACAGTAGGTCGCTGTGTATTGGTCTTTGATGAAATTGATCGAACCCATGGTCCCAGCCAACTAAATAAGCTCACTAGTTTCTTTAGCGACTCTTCTATCAAAGATACTTTGTTTATCCTAACGACTAACAATGTGGAAAAATTGCCAGCGGTATTTAACGATCGCCCTGGCCGCTTCTTATTTAAGATGGCATTTGATGGCTGTACTTTAGAAGACTTGTCAGTTCTGACATTCTCTCCACGATATGAAAAGGTTCAGTGGGCATCAGGTATTAATGATTTTTTAGGTATCTATACTAGCGTGGTCCGTCCAAGTTATGATGTGCTTAAAGCCGTAATGGACATCGCAGTACATTCATCTAGTGTGGAGAATCTACAGCAAAGTTTAATAGAGTACAATGTTCCAGCGTTGCTAAATGATGAAGTGATTAATTTGGTTGTAAATTCAAAGGAAAAGCATTCTAACATAACCTATGGTCTAAGCTCTTTCCCTGATTTTGATCAATCTTTGATTGAGCACGACCTTCACCCGGACTTAAATCTGGGGCTTTATGAAGGTCGAGAATTGATCACTGCTTTAGGCAGTGTTGGTCAACAGTTAACATTAGTTTTAACTCTTAACTTTGAAACTAACGATTTTGAAGGCGATGATGATTATAGCATTGATTTTGATATCAATTTCGAAGTTACTAAGTCTTTTGACTTTAATAACCTAACTCTCACGAGCGATGGTTTGTTTTATGAATTAAAACTATCGGTGGGTGAATTAGCCCCAACCGGTCGTGGGCTATCGATCTCAGTAAATGATTGTGATTTCCCATCTGAACCTGAATTAGGCGAATCAGACCGATCCGTTTTAATTAAGCGCGCTTGTTTTAAATATCTTAAAACCCTACGTGAGTCTACAGACGATCTGACCATTCGTTTTAAATTAGCCGAAGGCGCCAGTTATTTCGATCCTAAGAAAGAAGCTGACCCCAGACCAACCTTTAACGTGAAAGAAAACTATATATCTAGCTGGAAGTCCCAGGTAGATAAAGCCTTTAAAAGATAGAGATCCAATGGATCTCTATCTCCCTTAAAATTATTAATAGAAAGGAATAGCTATGCATATTACCTTACAAAAGCAGTTAGAAAAACTAGCCGCTAAGGTTATGGAGACCACCTATTTTGACGTTGTCCATGGTACAACCACGAAGCGTCACATGGGTCGTAAATATATCCTTAAAACCATTAAGGCAACAGATCTACGTCATAAGATCCCAGTGTATTCTCTTACAGAGAAGGGTTTAGAATCTACACAGAAGCGGGACTATCCGTGTGATTATAAAGTCACGCTAGGACATTTAGGTGCTCATGTCGCTATCTCAACTGCCTGGAAGAATGATGAGAATGGTGGTCCTGAAATGGAACGTCTAATCAATTTCTTAAATACAGACGAAATGCAAGCTGCTATTAAAGAACAGCAGTTTGATGCTGTCTTCGGTAATGCAACAGAGGTGTGTCGTCGAATCAAGCTATTGGTTAAGTGGTTGGATTTAGTTCAGAAGGCCTACTTAGCAGGTCGTATGAAGTAATAGGTATTATTTCTATAGGGTCCCTAGTAGGGACTCTATTTTTTGTATTTTTTTATTGAAATAATAGATACTGTACTAATTACCAAGTTAAAAACTATGAATAAATTTAAAATTGGTTTTAAATTAAATAACCTATACCACCCTAATGTACTAACGCCCAGTCACATTATAGCAGTTGCCATGGCTAGTCTATGGCGTAGCTACAATGTTGAGTCGGTACTGCAGGATCAGGTGGATAGAGACTATTTCAATATTTGGAGTGAATCAAACATGAGTGAAGGTAAGCTAATTGTTGTTGAAGGACAGGATGGATCTGGTAAGACCTCTATCGCTAGTGAGTTAGCCAGTATGATCCAGGACTTGGGTCATAAAGTCATGCTTACCAGAGAGCCGGGTGGGACTGTATCTGCAGAGGGGATTCGAAATATCATCTTACATGGTGTTAGTAAAGATGCGGAGAAGACTGACCCGTTAACACCACTTACAGAACTACATTTAATTAATGCTGCACGTGCTCAGCATATGAACACCATTAAAAAGAGCCTTGATGAAGGTTACTATGTTGTTTGTGATCGCTGGACTGCATCGACTTTAGTGTACCAGGGGTACTTGGGTGGTTTAGATTTAGATTTTATCAAACACCAGTGCCATGCTCTTGAAAATATCATGAATGTTGTTCCGTGGCTATGGGTCCATGTTAACGTTGATCCCCATATTGCATTTCAAAGAAAAATGAAACGTGGTCTGGATACTGATAGAATGGATACTGATACTATCCCAGAGCAAATTCGTTGCTCAGAAGCATTTAGTGATGCAGTTGGTATTATGTCACGCGGTAATGTTGTGAGTCTCTACAATAATGATTCATTCGAAGAATGTAAGTCCTCGCTAAGTGCCATTGTTCATGAAAATATTACAAAGAAACCTTAAACGCAATTATGAAGCGACAGTTCGACGTGTTAAGCGTCTAGAAGCTAAGAAGTTGTCAGAAAGAAAATTAAATAAAGTTGTAAAAAGAAATACAAAAGTCGAGGTATCCAGTGGAGATAGATAAGCGTAAAGTATTTTTAGATCGATTAGAGTCATACCGAAACAAACATGTGGCTTTATTATTCACAGGTGGGTTTGATTCTACGGCCACCCTTCTAGGTCTGTTGGAAGTTAATGCTACAGTCACTCCCGTTATGGTCGAAGGTGATTTTATCGATTCAGATAAAGCCCAACGTCAGTCAGCTACGTCTATCATTAGAATTATAAATGATAAGCGTATCCAGGAAATGGGTTTTATTCAAATGGGCTCTACTTTCGAAGACTTAAAGCAGTTCCCATCGCAACAGTTCGCGGGGTTTGTAGGCACGGCTCCTTATTTCACAAATAAGAATTTTGACGCGGTTATTATGGGTGTGGTGCAGGGCGATGGTATTGCAAGTTCACTGGCGGTAGGTAAGAAGATATGGAACTCCTTTAAGGACATGATGATTGACCCCGATCAACTACCTCCACTAGAGTTTCCATACTTTAATATCAATAAACGCATTCTTTTAGATGCGGTCGGATGTAATCCAGTTTGGGGAGATGTTAAGCGAGCTATTATTCATTGTGAAGATCCAATTCCGGTGGTGGAAGGAAGCGATGCATTTAATAACCTAAAAGAGGTTTATGTTAATTGTGATCGATGCAGAAGCTGTAAGCGTGCTAAAGATGAATCTATTGGTTACCGCCACTTCGGCATTGAAATGGATGAAGTGATTATTAATACATTATTCATCGATTATTGTAGAACCCACGGCATTGTACAACTACATAAGCCAGATATTTTATCTAATGGCCATCGTCGAACGATTAAACAACCGCTATTAGGCAATGATATTAAGTTTACCAAACACTTTACTACACAGATGTTAAAAACAATAGATTACGCTAAAGAAAGGATTCGTGTAAAATAATATCAGGCGTACTGATACTATAGCTTAAATAACTAGAATTGATTTGATACCTGGTCGTACCTGACCTAGTTTACCCCCGCGGTAATTTCAAATCAATTCTATTCTAACTACTCAATTTATTTTTTTTAGGATTTAAAATTATGTCAGATGGAAAACGTTTCCAAAAATGGACACCGTGGATGATCGGTAAACTTCGATTAACAGGTAAACCATTAGGTGATGATCCAAAGCAGCGTCCAGCGATGTTTATGAAGCTGGTTAATAACAACCCACGCATTGCTGTATATTTGAATGATGGTAGTAAAGGTCCGGTGAGCCTTGCTCTTGACCCTGCTATTGCTATGCAGGTTATGGATACGGTGATTGCTATTGCTGATAGTAAGATTACCGAAGATCGCATTACTTTTGATATTCGCCATTCTTGGTTCAAAGGTCAGAAACAAGACAAGCCTACTATCATTGGTCAGGTTATGGTTGGTCGTAATAGTGAAGGTACTGTTTACATTGCTTGTCGTGAAAAAGGTGGTCCGGTAGCTATCTTCGAATTTGGTGCTTCTTATTGGGCAGGTCATGGCGATGCTGCTGGTGAAGCATTGAATAAAAAGTTATCTTCTGAAATCGCAGCACGTGGCTGGGCTGAGTTGTACAAAGGTATGTTAACTACAGCAATGATTACAATGACCGAAGAGCCAAAACAGAAACCAGGTTCCGGTGGTAATAACAATGGCGGTAATAATAACTCCGGTGGTGGTAACCGCGGGGGTGGTAATAATGACGACTGGGAGAACGACCTAAACTTCTAATCGGTTTCTCTAAATATAAAGGAATCCGAATGGGTTCCTTTATCACTCTACTCTCCTTATAATCAAAAAAATCTTATTCGTACATTATCTAGTTGGCCCCTATGAACCCCCTTTCATTGATAAGGAGAACCTCAATGAAAATATCCTGGTTTAACAGGTTATCAATAATTAAAACTACCTTCCTTGACGGTACTGAGTTGGAATGGCCCAGCGGCATCTGGTCTAGAACAGCTAATGTTGATGAAACCATGTTTGATCCCGTCAACGACTATCTCGCCTCCATTAACCCAGAGCTTATTAAAGAAGTAGAGGACATCTATTTAGATATCCATGAATCATTTGATATGTCAATGACAATCATGGAACAGCGCAAGTTTATCTCGGCTGAACTTCAAAAAGTATTTCAGCTAATATTCAAATGGGATGAAGTTAGAGAATGGTCAGTTCGCAATGGTGGTTTCTGTACAGACGGTACTGCTAAAGAACAATTAGGTGAATTAGAAACTGATGCTAAGACCTATTTTAGTCAAGATACATTTGACTTAATGGTCATGTCTTTAATTCTAAAAGCACTGATGCCTGTCATTGCTATTTATTGTACGGAAAATAATACCCTTCTTAGTAAAGATAGATTGCCCATTGAAGCAATACGCGTATTATCATTTCCAGAATTCTCAACCAGTCCCGCTATCACTAAACTAATCCGTTATATTACGGCCATTGCGGAAACTCATCTTGCTACAAAAGACTTCATTGTAAAGAGTGATATCAGTAGTGATGAGATTATCGAGTATCTATTTTCATTATCCTTGATCAAAAAGGTTTCAGTATTTATGCTGAGAAATCAAGGTAGTAGTGTTATCTCGATGGTCTATCAGCATATCTTCCAAACATGTAATGATCTTAAGCGTAAACGTCCTAATCAAAAGCTTAGTAGTAATGATCAAGGCGAAGAGCAGCATATCACAGATATGTATAAAAAGATCCAGCCGGTACCCATTGGTACAAAGGCAGTGATGGAAGAATATGCTTTAGAAAAAGAAAGAGTAATTCATGACATTGATCCTACCATCAAGGTACATGAATATGAATTACTTGAGTTTGAAGGCATTCCATTAGAATCCCATTTTCAAATTGCAGCCTTGGTTGTAAACGATGTATTTAATTGTAGACTTCTGGATATGATTAATAAGGATGCTTTGTTTTCAATATTCTCAGTAACAGGCGTGGTATTATCCCACTGGGGTTTCAATGACTTGGCGATATTATTTACTCGTCGATTTGATCGACAGGATCCTAACCGAATGAGCATCGGTTCTACTAATGGCTTTAGCATTGGTCGATTAGATCCTGAACGAAAAAATAGAATTGTTAACCTTTATCCAAAGTTCAGCAATTTACAAAATCCAGGTCTGACGGCTATTGAAACTGTGGTTACAGATATTCAGGGTCACGAATGGTTTGGTGTTACGGAAGACTTGAACAATCTACGTAATTCTGTTGCAGATTTAATTCTTAAATTAGGAGAAGAATAAATGTTTGGCATTGATAAGAAGGCAGTTACAAGAGCCTTTATGATTCCCGTTGCACCCCAACATGAGCAGTACTATCGTCCATATCAAGTGGCCATCGATGGTTCTATTCTCGATAAGGCTATTCATGACACACATGGTGGTACACAGATCTCCCACAGCACACTTAAAGATGTTTCAGGTAGCATTCTCCAACCAGCTGCTAGCCCGGCTGATCAGCTATTCATCCCTGGCGGTATGGGTCAGATGCGATATGCATTCTTCTTTGAGGTAACATATATCACTCCGGTAGGTCCAAGACGAGATATCGTGACAGGTTTTACTGAACACGGTGATATCTTCTCTCATACTGGTACGATTGACCCCAACGCTCGATTTATTATCAACTCAATCTCTCGGGTTAATGATCGCATACTTCGTGCTTATAATCAGAATAAAACGATTACTCGCATGAGTAGCACTAATCAGGTTTTGGCAGGCCCATGTGCAAATCATGATATTGGCTTAGATCCAGTTGCTATGCGACCAGTTGATATCATCAAACTTAGCCAGGCAAACTCGCTATCTGTACCAGGTACTGAGATTATTGAAACTCGAAACTCCCTATCGACCAATCCAAAGTTATCTGAGCGAAACAATGCAATTGCATCACATATGTTAGCCGATGTAACGAAGGCTTACATAGATTCGATTCATGCGACTGGCTCAATGGGTGGTGTCATGGATGATTGTGAACTATATGCCGATGCAATGGGTCGTGTAGCCAACGGCGCGTTGGAGAATGAAGAATTTTACATGGCGATGGGACTTAGTCAAAATGTAGCTGGTGAACCACCTATGTTTAGATTTTGTGATCTTGTAAACAACATTGGGTTTGACAGTAATACTGGTATTGAAATCCCTAGAAATACAGGTACGTTAGTGTCAGCTAGAGAAACTACCGATGGCTGGAATAATCGAATGGCGGAAACCTCAATCGCCTTTTCTATTACCCATGCGCTTCCTGCATTAATGTCTCGATTCATGGTTGCAACGTTGGTGTTCAGTGTAACCAACCGCACTACTTCATTGATGGATGATGGTCCCCAGGCAACAATCGTAGATCTAACCCCAATGTTTGATGATACCGTTGGCCCGGCTCATATGGAGACATTGAAAAACGAATTGGCTAACGAGATTGTCCGTGGTATTCTATCAAATCATGTTACTGATTACAAAATCGATATCATCGCTAACCTGTTAGATGAAGCAGCTATTAACATTTCTATCAATGGGCAAATGCCTGTTCCATACAAGGCACCTATGTTCTGCGATAGTCTGTATTCCCCATGCATTGGTCTTAACCGAAGCAATGCTGAAAATATTTCATCTGGTGTTGAAAGTCTATTTACTGCACTTGCAGAAACCGCACTGAGCGACAGCGCTGCAATGGGTATTACAGCTAACACACCCGGTCAATTTACTTGGTAATTTAAATAAAATAAATTGGAGCTAAAACTTCATGGATAACAAACTGACAAAGTTGTATTCCCAGATCTTAGAATCTGCCGACTGTACTATCGACAAAGACGGTACGGTTATTGCACCATATTCAGAGGAGCCGGTTCAAGTTCGAATCGGCAGTACTATGAAAACTTTGATTATTCCTACGCGTAATAATCAAAAGAATGCGGATCCTAAAACAACCGTATTCTTCGATCCTGCATCAGAGAGTGTTGTTAAAGGTAATTCCGAGGTATTAAACCGACTCATTGAATTATTCACAATTCGCTTAACAATGGCTGCGGATCTTACCACTTACACCATCTTATCATTAGCATTAGATAAAGAAGCATACGACAAAGCTCGTGTTGCTACTCGAAAACTGATTGATGGCTTACCTCCTATTAGTAAAACTACAATTAGTGACTATGGTAAGGTACAGCGTAAGGCTAGAAATGCTAAGCGTCCTACACCTACTATCACATTGAATGTGGTACGTGGTCGTTTGATTGATGGTACTAAGTATGCCCGCGTTTGTAAAATGGACATCCCGTTATTAAATTCACCGGAAGGTAAATTCGGTGATGTGAAGATGTCTAAAAATTCAGATACAGCAATGCGTCACATTTATTCATTGTTGGCTCCTGATACCACAGCGGTTGGGTCAAATTCTAAGACAATGCCTGGTCTAGATACCTTAGTTGAGATGTATAAAACTTGTGCTGAACACTTGAATCTTATTCATGATCAACTTGGTAAAAATAAAGGTGAAACTAAGCGTATTGATTTGAGCTGGGTTGATGCTTATAAAGACCTACCTGCACTTTCAAAGCAGTTTCTACCAATGCCTAGTGAAGGTAACATCGGCGTTGATCTTAAGTCTACAGCTAAGACAGCCGCACCTGAAGTACCAAAGCCTAAACCCATGGGTATGAGCAAAACACCTGTTCAGCGTGCCACTACCACAAGTACTTCCGTGCCGGGAACCCGTCAGAAACAACCTCTAGAGTTTGGTCAAGAAGATCCGGATAACTATGCTGCTGGTGCCCATAACAATGCTCCGTTGCACAATGACGAACCCTTGCCAAAAGGCGGTTGGGCTGTGAGAAAAGATGTAAGTGCTAATCAAATGCCAGCGGGTGGCTATGGTGGTTATAATCCACCTCCACAGCAACATAGTCGTATGGGCTTTGGTGGTCACGGCGGCGGTTGGCAGCCGCAGCAGCGTCGACCAATGAGTCGTCAGGCGGTGGTTATGCAAAATAATTCCTTCTCATATACTCAACCTGCGCAAAATAGCCATTACCATTACTAACAATCCCGACATAAAGGGAGTCATAAGACTCCCTTTAATTTTTTATATTTGAGAGGTACGATTCGTGTATCTCTTTAATAGTTTTTCTAGATAGCTTTTAGATGGTATCTTTACAGTTATAGGTGTACCTGGGTAATCCAGTGGACTATGTAACCCATTTAAACGCAAGGTAAACCAATGCAGGTCAACAGGTACATTGTGTTTGATTAAGAGTCCGTAAAAATCCCCTTTGTAAACAACCATGTCGTTGTTAACAACTTCAACCAAACGATCGATACCATTGTCAGCAATGTCATGTAGATGATCTTCAAAGGTCTGTCTAAAGCCATCTGTATAAAAACGCGGTTCTTTTGGTCTTACAAGATGTTTTTGAATGGACATTGCCATGGTAAAATCCCACCTTAAAATAAAAAAATCTTTATTTGTACATTATTAAAATGCTACGCATACTATTTGTAATTAAAATTAGGTAGTGTCTAGTGTAATGATAAAATATAATAGGAGAAAATATGCGAGTTTCTGACGATTTAAAGCTCCCCTGCTCCATAGAGGCATTGGGCCTAGCAGCCACACTATCGCCTTGGATCATGTTTAATTCATCATCTCGTATCCAAATGCTGTCCTCCCACAAGGGCCAGGAGTTGGTTGTTAAAAAACCAGATCTACCCAAGGCAATTCCAGGCTTTGAGTCACAGCTGGCTGAGCATTCATTTAATGTAGTAATGCCTGTTAATGGTAATGTGGTTGGTGTTTATTATAAATACCGCACTGTTGCAACTGTTAACGGCAATCGTCAAAATCCAATCATCACTGTAGTGTTTAGACGCCAAGATACTGGTGAATATGATTTCATTGAAATTCCTCGTTTTAAATCCAATCATAAGGTATTTGGTTTCGAATATATTCATTCGCCAATTGTTAAACAATTGAGAAAAGGCTTCCCAATCGAAGAGGGTACCGTATTAGCTAGAAGTCCAAGTATCGATGAAAACTTTATGTATGGCGGTGGTGTTAATGCTAATGTTGCCTATGTTTCTGCTTCGGCAGTAATTGAAGATGGCTTTGAGGTATCCGACGAATTCTTGGATAAGATGAGTCCACTGGAAATGAGCAGTGAGGTACTCAGCTTTGGTAGAAAACGTTATCCCTTAAATATCCACGGGGATAAAGATAACTATAAAGTCTTTCCAGACATTGGTGAAAAGATTCCAGATACAGGCCTACTATTTGCAACTCGTGATTATAACGATCGCTATAACGTTGTAGAGATGTTACCTAAGAATCTTCGAAAAGTTGACATGATCACAGATCAGCGGGTATACTCATCAATCCCTGGTGCAGAGATATATGACATTACCGCATACTCGGGTGTTAATGAAGTTAGAACTGTCGAAGTTATGGATCCGAAGATGTCTCTTCAGACTCGCCATTATATCGAGAATGTTAGACAATATCATGAAGGACTTCGTGAACTCGATAAGCAAATCTTCAAAGAGCATAACTCCAGTATGACACCTGCCCTACAAAGACTTATCGTAGACTCACTTGGTTTCGATCCTAATGATAAGCGTAATTTTGTTGGCGGTAAATCTGTAGGTCTTGTTAGACGGGATTATAAGAAGGTTCCTATTGATGAGTACCGTGTTGAAGTATTCTTTCAAAAGCGTAAGAAGTTGGGCCTTGGTTCTAAGCTAACCGATTTATTTGGTGGTAAGGGTGTTGTTTGTAAGATTACTCCAAAACATCTGATGCCATTGGCTGCTGATGGAACCCGTGTTGATGTTATGGCGTTTGTTAAAGGTGCCGTTTCACGACTTAATCCAGGACAGTTTTACGAACAGTTCTACTCAGCGTCTATGAGCACAGTAGAGCGAAAATTAAGAGATGGCTATGGTAAAGTTCCCAATAGCGAGTTATGGGATTACTTGATGAGCTATTATAAGGCGGCAGCTCCAGAAAACTATGAGATATGTATGGAGGTACATACTACACCGGAGCTACAGGATCAACATATAAAGCATATCGTTGAAAATGAACTACACCTGGTAATTAGTCCGGTGTCACCACACCATGGGATACAAGCATACTTTGACATTATGAAAGTTGCCCCACCAACATATGCTCCATTGAAACTTTTCTATCGTGATGGTCGTGAGATCTATAGCCGTGATCCAATTTTAGTTGGCAAAAAGCATATGATCGTTTTAGAGAAATCCGATCAGAAGCCAATGGCTGTGTCAAGCGCTGTACTACAACATCATGGTCTTATTAGTAGTAGTAGTCCGAATTCAAGAACGGCTAACCCAAGTAAGATTCATGCGACGCGTGTTTTGGGTGAGACAGAGGTTAGACTATTGTCTGCATCGATAGGTACAGACGTTGTAGCAAACCTACTGGACCTTGCTAATAACCCCGTGGCACATAGAGCATCGATTAGAAATATGTACCACAGTAAACATCCTGCTAAACTTCCACATATGGTAAGTAGAGCGGAAGTTCCTTATGGTGGGTCGCGGGCAATTGGTTTCACTAGACATGTGTTGGGTACTATGGGTTCAGAAATCATTGATCATGCAGAATAAAAGATTGGGAGAAATAAATGGGAAACAAAGTCCTCAATGCTAAAAAACTCGCACTTTCCCCAGAGAAGGAAGTCCATGGTTTAGAACCCGGATTCCATCTGGTAGAGTTTGATGATGGTAAGGCTAGGATGACTAAAGAGCAGCTAGTCATCTCATACCTATACTGGCACCCTCATCGCATTTATCCAGACTGTCCTATAAAGAAAAGTCATGCGTGTATCGGTAAATATGATGCCGGTACACACAGATCTATTTGTGAAAGTATGCGTATGACAATCTTTCTATCAGGTATCAACCCTGATAATTATTGGGATAATAAGTACGATATCTTTGATATTGGTAAGGCTATCTATGAAGTTACCAATTTGGTTTATAACTACGTAGACAACAATCTGTTGAGGTACAGTAATACTGGCTCACTGCATGATATTGCCGAAGTATTAAGTGACCCGACTATTACAAAGGCCAAGCAGGATTACTATGATAAAATCTCATCCGATGATATCATGGGTAGAGAAGTAGAAGAGGCCATTGCCGTTGCTAATGACAAGGTGGCCGATGTACTGTATAATAAAAGTACGTTATCTGAAACCAATAACCTAAAGAAGATGTGTAGGGCCGATATTGCACGTAAGGGCGGTATGTTACAGTTGGTAGGTATCCGTGGTTTTCTCCAGGATATCAATGGTGAAGTATTTCCTACTCCAATCAACCGTGGTTATGCCGAGGGTTTTCCATCGCTCTATGATTGTGCTACTGAGTCTCGCTCAGCTGCCAGGGCACTATTGAATAACATGATTCCACTACAGCAGTCTGAATGGTTTAACCGCCAGATGCAGTTAGTTTGTTCTACGATCATGTCTATTAAGGGTGATACCTGTAAAGGCTTTAAAACATTACCGTACATTGTACCACCGAACCACATGGGGCTATTGGAGGGTAAATTCCACATGGTTGATGGTAAAGCTGTATTGGTTGATGAGACCCTAGAAGAAGGTACGGTTATCCAACTTCGCACACTAATGGGATGTAATAACCATGACCCACAAACACGTTGTAAGACTTGTATTGGGTTATCATCATACTTCATCCCACCTGGGACCAACCTTGGCTTTACACTATGCACCAATATTTGTGCAATTCTATCTCAGTTATTGCTAAGTACTAAACATTATGAGGGTTCAGCTAGTAATAATGTTCTAGAGCTTAACTCAATTGGTTTAAAGTGGTTAAAACTTTATGCCAAAGATCCAGGTAAGGTTTATATGACCGCTTCTGCGGCTAGGAGAAATCCTTGGATTAGAATTCCTATTGAGTCGGTAAAACAACTTGGTAATATTCATACAACATCTGTGGCAGAACTATCTCCAGCTGCGGTAACTCATGTTAAAGGTTTATCGATATCACCGTCTGATCGTAAGGGTGAGAATACCATGATGTATGATGATATCAGTACTACCGTATGTGGTAGTGGTTCAGCATTATCTGCTGAACTTTTACAATATCTCAAAGAAAACGGTTGGGAGATGCATACCCGGTACATTGAGTTTCAACTCAGCGGATGGGATCATACGAAACCATTAATGGTAACACCGCGCCGCGGTGACAATATCTTCTTGTATCAACAGGAGGTTAAATCATTCTTCATGCCCGAACAAAATAGCGATACAGGTATTACTTCATGTAGAACGCCGGGTAGAGCATTGTCAGAGATTGTTCAGTTGCTTGAGAAACGGTTTAAATTCAATATCATTAATGCAGAGATATATGTTGCGGCATGTATGGTTGAGGAAGCTTCAGGTACGGCTTATCGATTACCTAGAGCATCAATGGATTTCTATTTCGAAGATGCCATGACCCTTCTCCAAAACCGTACAGTGTCTAGTATGCTGGCCAACCAGGATCAACACAATGCAGTAACCAGACCCGAATTGTATATGCCGGTTAAACGCCAGCGTCATATGCTGGACCCTATCTTAGAGGGTATTAACGGCTCAGTATAAATGGGTTGATTGAGGGCGGGGGGATAATACCCTCCGTAATTATTATAATGGTTCGCTTTATAATTGATGTTTATAATCACGGTGCCCATATTCGCGTATGCTATGAGAATGATAAAGAAATCATGTTTGAGTATTCTAAGTCATTAACATCATATGGTCAGCAATGGGTGCCTGGTAGGGGTAGGGTGAGAAAGGCAAAGGATACTTACGGTACCTTTAATTCTAAGACCAGAACGTTTGGTTTTCATGCTAATCTATTGCCTAAGATTTTGGAACATTTAAAACGTAAAAACGTTTTAGATACTGAGATTAAAATGACCCACCATGCGGCCTATGAAGGTACCCCTGTTACTATCAAACTAAAGGAGGGTGTCGCTCCGAGGGATAAACAAGGTCCGGTAATTGAGGATCTATTAAATTCTGGGAAGAGTTATATATTACCGGCGCAACCGGGATATGGTAAAACATTTACTGCACTATACTCTTGTGCTAAAATGGGAGTTAGGACACTTGCAGTGATGGGCGCATCCCACCTTATTACTTGGCAGGATGAGATAAAATCTCTCTTTGATGTTACGGATGAGAAACAAATCCGTATCATTCGAGGCGGTTTAATGTTAAAGAAGCTCATCAAGGAAGCACAGATGGGTGAGTTGGATTGCAGTTTTATATTAGTTAGTGTAAACACTATGCGTGATTATATTAATGAGTATTTAAAGAATGGCACCTCGGGCTATGGTTGTAACCCGATTGATCTATTCAAACTACTTGGCGTTGGTTTTAGAATTGGCGATGAGGCTCATGAGAACCTTAACTTCAACTTCAAACTAGATACTGAAACATCTGTCGCTAAGTGCTTATACCTCTCAGCCACAATCGAATCTCACGATAAGTTTAAGAATATGCTCTATGAGACAATATTTCCATTGGAGTATCGATGTAAATTATTGTCTTGGGAAAAGTATATTATCTCACATGCGATTGCCTTTACCTTTGAGTATCCTAGGAAACTTAAGTATAAGGACAAACAGGGTAACTATTCCCATAACGTATTGGAGCAGTCGATTATGGAGAATGCGGATCTAGAGACTAGGTATTATGACTTTGTTAAAAAGGTTGTTGATTATCTATTCTTTAGATGTTACCAAGAAGGTCAGAAATGTATCATCTTCTTTGCTAGTGTAGATATGTGTGCTCGAGCCGCAGAATTTCTTTCTAAGCAATATCCTGATTATAGTGTTGTTCCTTTTACAAGGGAACATCCTGAGGAGAATCTTAAAGAGAATGACATTGTCTGTACAACAGTACAGTCAGCCGGTACAGGTAAGGATGTCAAGAAACTAGCAACTGCTATCATGACCAATGCGCTTAATAGTCGTGAGAAAAACATTCAAGTTCCAGGGCGTTTGCGCCCACTTGATAGATGGTATGAGGATACTTATCCAAACTTTGGATATTTTGTAGCCCTTAATATTCCCGTTCATCAAAGGTATCATGATACCAAACATGAGCTCTTTCAGGCTTATATGAAGGAAAGAAAGCTCATCGATACTGGAGTAGTCATTTGAACGATACTAAAATTTCTATCCATACCCTCATTGGGATGGAGAATTTTAATTTAAGTGCCGAGGTGCTGCAGGAGCTTGTTCCTGCAGCATTTATGTTCGCTAAAGGCGGATGTATGGCTATGTTTAATAAAACGCTTGAGGAGGCCTTAGAAGCCGTAGAGGATAATGATTTAACACTAGAGAATGAAAGACGTATAAAATCTTTCTGGGAGGATTCATTTAATTTAGTAGTTGCTGCCGTTACAAAAGCCATGACACCTGTAGAAATAAATCAGCTACAAGAATTCTATGTATTTGACGTAGAGTTCAGAGGTATCAATGAGGTTATTGTAGAATGGAAGTTGATCCAGTAAAAAGTAAACTAATAATTGCTATCGAGTCATCATTCTTTCAAGACCACTCTTTACAAAAGGTAATCTTTGAGGAGGTTTTAAATAATGTCCTCAATCCGGATGAGCCCTTACGTGCCGCTATAATTGACGCTTATTTTGATAAAGTCGATCCAGAGATCCTTATGGGATGGATTGACACAATGTATGATAAGGTTGTAGCACTATTAGGTATTGATAATCTTGAAGATTATCAAGGATTTGTCATTGAAAGTTCTGTAGAGAGAAATGGCGATATGTTCATTACATTAGCATCGGAGTCTCCAGTATGAGTCGTTTTTTAATGATTGTAGAAATGCCAGAGATTAACAGCGTTAATGTTATAAATAGTGAAGATTACATTGCCACTGCAATCGCACCGGCGATTAACTCTATCATCCAAAGAGACAGTTGTTTCATGGATGCGTTTTATTATTCCCTCCTACCTGCCATCTTAGATCAAGAAGGTATAAATGCTTCTCACATGGGACAAATAAGACAAGAGCTAATCGACGTGTATAACGCGGTTCATGAATCTCTCTCAACCGCTATTAATGATGTGAGTAAAAGACGGTGTCTTACTAATTACATTGTTGATGAGGTTATTATGGTTGATTCACAAACGGCACTCGTTGGTTTATTTAGAGGTTATTCAGATGAATAAAAATATACATGGAGAAATTATCGACCCCAGTCCCCATAACATGAATGATTCAAAGATCGTTAAGGTGGCAGTGGATTTACCACATGCCGCCAAGCACTTAGAGAATCTAAGAGAAAACACTGCGGTTCTTGAACCTGTAATATGCTCACTACTTCAAGATGACATTGAGTATTTTGAAGATACGCAAGAGGAGCTTCTGTTTCAGACCAACGATGTATCTGTTATTGATACGATGGACCGATATGCCCATGCGCTTTTACCTGATATCGATAAAGTACAGCGCGTGTTAGTTGGCTGTGGAATACCGGTTGCCGGTGGAGTAGAGTTTATAGCTGCTAGACCTGTTGGTAAAGATACTGTGGTATTAGACATTGCGGTTCCTACAAATGTAACAATCTATTCATGATAAGGGTCCGCTTGGACCCTTTTTTCTTCGAATCATTATTTTTTTATTTACATATTACTCATGTGATATCGTAGGAAATATCATAACATAGGAGAATATGCTATGGAATTAATATTAAATGTTTTAGCAGTTGTTGGTTTCTTTACCTTACTCTTTTTATTTATAGAGTGGTTAGGAACTGGCGTTGATGAAGCTTAAGATTTAAAAAAAATCCCCTTACAGGAAGGAATGAATAAAATGAAAAAACCAATGTCTTACTTACAAGCGTTTACAGACACTGTGGATTTTCCAACTGCGTTAATGAATCTGGTATTTCGCAATGGTGGCGAAATTGCTAAGCATGCTGATGGTAACGTTAGCTATGACCACGGTTCTGCAAACGTATGTGTGGATCCTCGCAGTGCTGAAATTCATATCATGTTAAACACGGGTATCCGTACCAAAGACATGAAAGTTGCGTTTGATGGTTTACTTGAAGACGGTAAGTTATTACCTGTTGTTATCAAGCGTAGTGTGAATACGGGCTGGGACCTAGTAACATCTACACCAGAGCTTAAGAACTTAGTCTTATCTCTGGTTGGTGCACAATCTGATTATTTAAATGATTCTGAATTGGCAGAACTGTTAGAGTTTACTAAACTTCCTAACGTATTCCGTCAAAAGAATATTTTAAATACAATCGATGATGCTCGCCGTCACTTAGATAACCACAAGTGTGGTGTCGAGTTAACTCGAACTTTCGTTAAGACGTTACGTCCATTCGAAGGTGTATTCGTTACAAAAAATGTTTTAGATCGCTATGTTGGTGTAGTCTCTAAGACAGGTTCAATGGCTATTTAAATGGACGTTGAATAAAGGGATCCTTTCGGATCCCTATTTTTTTTGTCTATTAAACGATTCGATCTCTAAAAGAGTATTTGTTAGTACTTAATGCAGTTGTATGCATAGCGGCCATTGCTGATGACATAATGGCACTAGTCATAGTAATGGCCATAGAGTTCACACTACCTGCCGCATTAGCTACAACATCTCCTACGCACCGCTTACAGGTATCTGTTTGCGACTGCTTACAGTAACCGGGAGATCTAATCTCTAGGGTCTTGCCGATAGCTGCCTTTAACTCAGATAGGGTAAGTGGGTTTGCTTTACCAACAACATACCGCCCAACGTACATAGGGGCGTTTACAGCATTGATCTTAACTAGTCTACCAAGTTGAGTACCACAATCTTCACCTCGAATATGATAGTTCTGGAAGATACGCGAAATAACCTTAGTTTTATACCCACCTACGGCAGTACCTGCACCACGCCAGAAACTACCACTTCGTGAACCATTAACAAGTACAGGCATTTCATTAACACCCCAGCCTTCGGTTAATGATGGCCTGACGAGAGATACTTTAGATTCATCAAAGAAATCAGGCTCTGCACCAAAGGTCGCATAAGTTTGTAAGCGAGTAACATCAAAGCTTTTATCTTTAATAAGGTAGCCAAGTGATGGATCGCCTTTTAATTCTTCTTTTAAGAATCTAGATAACTCGGCTTGGATGTCAGAAAGTATTGCAGGATCATTCAGTTGATCCTTATACTTTTCAAATAATTCATCACGGTATTTGATTACAGCGTCACTAGGCTCCATAGATTTACGAGTTGCTGATGGCACTGCCATCTCAGCCATTCCATCAAGTACACCCGTTACATTTTCAAAACGTATATGGGCTGTGACATCCAAAGATTTGTTTAACTTAGCAAGCGCATACTCATTCCATGTATTTGGTGTACTTCTACCGTTGATATAAACACCCTTATCACCATAAGGATAGTGGTTTAAATAAATATTTACCAGAAGAATGCCAAGTGTTGTTTTGACATCCTCCTTAATCATTGGTAGATAACCTGCTGGCAGATTGATAACTCTATTGTAGTCTATGATGGGCTTACCAAGGGTGAACTCAGTGACTTCTTCATCACCGAAGAATAACTTACCATTTTCAACTCTAGTCTGGGTTTCATTTAGTGTAGTGTTATCTGGAAGTATAGATAGCACTCCATCATACCAACTACGATAAAGGTAGTCGGTATTTTCAATTGATTTAATAATGTACTCAAGAATCTTCATTGTCAAATACCATAAACTCTCTTACTATAGTCGCCATTAATCGGATGATTCTTTCGTTTTTATAAATTAAATCATCGAGGACTTCAGTGATAACAGCTGCAAAATGTTTCTCGGGTAAAGAACTGGCTAATGCAAACCGCTTCAACTCTTCAATCAATTCATTGTCCTTTAGATCATTTAATTCATCCTGATAGGCAAATAGCGTGTCATCTAATCTAAAACCCAATTGGCCAGTTTCTTTGATATGTGCAATAGCCAAACCACTGCGGTCATCACCAATGTGATTTAATAATCGTTCTCTAAATCTCGCATTAATGAAATCACCCAGTTCATCTGCAGTAAAAGGACTTTCCAATAATTCGACAAGTGAGGTGTCAACATCTTCGATTATCTCTAGAAAATCTTCTATGTTAAGTTCCGTCATGGCTGAAAAGACACTAGCGGTAAACACTGTAGTATCATCAGGATCTTCTAGGATACTAGGATCAATAATGTCATAGATTTTATTTTGTCCTAGGGTCACTAGTGATGTAATCATTTTGTCATACATTGGGATAGTAATAGATTCCCCATCAATTAGCTGTATGCCGTGAAGGTTTATTACTTCAGTGCATATCCCTTTGAATAAAACAAGGGCATCTGCCTTGATAGTTGAGGTATCGCCCTGTATACCTTCAAAGTAGTTATCAAGGACATCAATATGTTTTGTATAGTTAAGCTTTAATAACTCTTCATGAATACTTTTAATGGAATCAAAAAGTTCCACAGAAAGTATGTTTTGGAACTCATCTAAGAAGATTTCAGATTGCATCATCCGTTCCCTATATACGTAAAAAATAAATGAAATCACCCATTGGATAAGTGACCTATAAAATTGTCAACTCTATCTATTTTAAATAATTAAAAGAGGGATAACCTTAAAATGACTGACACGCCAAAAGTCAAAAAAATTACACAGGCTGATATTCGTCGTAAGAAGAAAGAGAAGACTCAGCGTAAGAAGTTGGAGCGTAAGCTTCAGAATACAGATTTAAAAATCAAACCTTCGGAAGACGGTGAAAAGCGTTTTGATCGTTGGGAAGAGTTGGAGCAGATGCATCTTACCTGCGTGGCTGTAGTGCAGCAGTATTTAAATATTGCAACTACGTCAATGGGTATCGTTGGCGAACTTCTAGCCAGTGATAAAGAACGTGCCAACGAACTAATTGGTTTACAAAAAGCTGTGGTTGAAGATGCTAACTATTTTGTTAAGAAATCTAAAGAGCTACAGAAAGGATATGATGGTAAATCTGGTGATGTAGATCCTATGGACCTACCGGATTACATCGCTCAATTTAGTGATGTGATTTCACTAACAACGGATGTTAATACCGCTATGCAGCCTAACTGTGAGCGAATTACTACCATTATTGAATCTATTCAACCTGAGGGTTAAGTTGTGAAAGACGAAGAATATAAAGACGCTGAAGAAAATCAGCCTGGTGCTCCTGATTCTACGAAGGTAGAAGAGGAGAGTCAGAATCCCATAGAAGATGACTGGGGTACCGAGACCCTAGAGATCTCCAGTTCGGAAGTAGCTGAATTAGAAGATGAGATTGTTGAAATAGCAGAGACATCGCAACATTCACCATTTTCTGATCTTCCAGAAAATTACCAAAACAAGATGCCGTTTTTATACGTCAAAGGCTCTAATACTGGTGCACAGGATCATATTGATTTTTTAAATGCGGCCAAGAAAAAGCTTTTTGAAAAGTATAGTAAGGCTGAAGCAACTCAGAAGTTTAATGAATTGCAAGATACCATTGCTACAGTGGTAGAGACAGACTTCCAAGACCCTATGTATCAAGATATCAATAGTTATGGTATCTGGGGCAATCGTCCAATGTTAGATGGCAAGTCTGTGGTTCCCCGTCTATTATCAGTTAAGTTAAAAGGCGATTCAGATCGTTTAACGGGTCCAGAGGCCATTCAGTATCTATTTTCAACCTCCGGTACCGGCATGCCGACCAGAGTACTACTTTATAACTCTGGTATTGTTTTACAACTCCGACCTTTCCGTGAGCGAGAGTTATTAGAACACACCATTTTACTACGTAGAATGCATACTAGCTTGGGATATGCAACAGCGGGTACGTTATACTCTGCTGACGATGGTTTAATGAATGATGCTACTGTAGACTTTATTCTTGATCACACGATTAAAAGCAACTTAAGAGGTTGGACTAAAGAAAAACTTAGAGAGCTTATTGTTCCCCAAGACATCATGTTGATGATGGCAGGCGGTCTTGCTACCATCTACCCAGGTGGCTATCCAATTCATCATGTTTGTACAAATGAAGAATGTAATCATACTATCGAAATTGACAGAGATCCTACTACGGGTAAAATCTTACCAGATAGCATGATGCATTTTGATAAATTGGCAATTACAGATGCGAAGCTATTAACTATAGAACTTCGTAGACATATGTCTGTTAAAGGTGATGGTGAGCATGATGAAGATCATATTCTTAATTACCAGGCGCGGGTGCGCGATTCTATTCCCGAAGAACTACGTCGTTGTAAGATAAATATTGGAGACTTAAACCTTGAGTTTCTCTTTAAGACTCCTAACTTAACAGTTTATGAGCATGTGACAAATAAGTTTATCTCGATGATTGAATCAGCATTAGAGAAGAGTATGGCGGTTGGCTCTGAAGACATGATGCCGGATGAGCTGTTAAAGGCTCGCTATGAATATCAGCTGGAACACACTCGTAATTTGTTTCTTATGCGTGAAATGCATTGGATCCATGATGTTAAGATTACCGATGCCAGTGGTACAGTTAGACACATTGGTAGTGGCAGTAATGGCGAAGAGTCTCTAATGGCCATCTTTGATATTCTTTCTCGTGATGAGGATGCTGAAGAGTTTCTCCTAACAGCAATAAAGATTTATAAAGAGCGGACAACCGTAGGTATTACAGGCTTAACTAACTATAAATGTCCTTCTTGTAAATCACCACAATTGGAGTTAGATGGTTCGGAGGGTGAAGTTATTCCTATTCATATGCCGAGCTATTTTTTTACTATACTGGAATTGCGGAGTACGATGAGGAGACCGGGCAGGTAATCAATAAAAAGATTATCAATAGATATCACGCCACTTTAGATAAAGATACCGCTAGTGCACTTCAAACGGAATTATGGAGTAGGTATTATAAAAGTGGCTATGATATTGATATCACCCGTCGTAACTTCTTTGAACTTGTCGCTGGAATAAGAGATGTTAACAGTAAAAATCCTCTGTCGTATGTAACATGTAATGAGTCGACAGATGTTCTAACCGACTCACCACTGATGATAGCTATGGGGAGGTTATCTAAACTTCGTCTCCATGAATTGATTGGTTTAGATATCAACCAACTCCTCGATCTTCCAAATTATGAATTAGAATTTCATGTGATGAATGCTATCGAGCAGAGTAAGATTGAAAATGCTGAACATGATAAAATTATTCGAGATACCAGCGGTTCTGGTAAAAAATAAATAGGGGACCAATGGTCCCCTATTTTTTCATTTAATAGTGTAGTAACTAAAAAGACTTAGGTGATACTGGTGCCAGTAGAAACTATTTATAATAAAGATAGACTTGTTAGCTATCGAGTTAGGGGAACCATTAGAGGTTCAAGACGGTGTTTTTATTTTAAACCTACAAAGGAAGGTAAGCGGAAAGCCGAGGAAAAAGTTAAAGAGATTCAGTCTCTAAAAAGCTTCGAAAAGGATTTTAAAGATAAGGATATTTTCTCTGGGGATAAGATTCCGGGAATGAGAGTAAGGCGTTCAAAGAATAACTTCACCATAATCATTTCCATTAATAATACCAGAATGCAACATTTCAGTACATATATTGTCACTGACGCAGAGGCCCTACCAAAGGTTTTTGACCAAGCTATTCAGAAACTTAGAGAGCTTTATGATATTACGCCAGAGTATTATATCGATAATTTGAAAAATATAACAGATATCTATCACAAGATATATCGTCCGGCCTATGAAAAATTTATTAGTGAGAAGGATAGTTAAATAATGACTAATGTTACATTGGACACTGAATTACAATTGGCGTTTAAGATAAATGCTGCAGTTGAAAGATTGGCAACTGGTGAATTTCAACAATCTATCCTAGGTCCAGGTCAAACGTTTCTATATGTACATGAATTGATTGACACACTAGCCCGTGTCCTACCATGTGACTTTGCTAACTATTATGAATCCATTTCTAAAGCTTGGGTTGATAATATTGAAAACCCTCGACATTTTATTAATGGTGTCGAGCTTCCAGGCGATGATAATTTGGAATACGCTACCGCTGAGGAGTATCGACTGCTAATGCACCTTATTAACGGTTTTGCAGCACCTAAGACCAGACTTGAAAGATTAGCTAAGACTGTGTGGGATAATTATGAAAAGGGTATTACTAGTCGAATTGGTGTTACCCTTATGAAGAGAATTAGGGCATATCTAGAAGTAGCCTATGATGGTAATTTACATACAGGGTAGTCTCCAACCTGATCACTAAGGAGTCTTATTATGACAGATGATAAACCCAAGGTTGTTATTGCGGGGTATTCAGGTCATGGGAAAATGGAGATCGCTAAGCTACTATCAGCTCATGGCTTTTCCTGCATAACTAAGACACGCTTCATATATGAAAAGTTTCTATTCGACCAATTAGTTCTGGATGGCTATGATTATAGGACTGTTAATAAAGCTATAAAGGATAAACGGAACCACCAGCAGTACTTTGATTTATCGGTTAGTAAATATGAGTCTGGAGATTGTTCTAAAATAGCTAAGAAACTCTTGGAAGAATACAATGTCTATGTAGGGATTTGTGATAGTAAAGAACTTAATACTTTACGAGAAAGGGGTTTAGTTGATATAGTTATCTGGGTAGATGGCTTTACTAGACTAGGTACTACGGACCCTGTAAGTAATATCGATATCGTGGAGAGCGATGCGGATTTTGTTTTCGATAACAACGGATCTAAGGAAGACCTTGAAGATGAAATAAAGAGTTTCTTTGACTATCTCGAATTTGGTTTTAATACTAAATAAGGTTTGACGTTATGTCTTACATAGACCTCATAGAAAAAGAACTATCGGGATTTCAAGAACATCAAGATGGGTTCCTACTAGCTTGCCAGCTGAATTACATTTATGATGGATCGCCGGAGGTTAAGGATGAAATTCTTAAGGCGGCTATAGTTAGTAATAACCTTACAGCATTACTTGGTGTTATTGGTCATATATGCGTAGAGCAAAAAACTCTATTGCATCTATTATTTAATCACGCTTCTGTTAGTCTACTATCAAACTTCATTCAAACATTAGCAGTGGCCTCTACGAATTTTAATATATCCAACTATGATTACAATGAAGCGCTTGCTGGAATTCGTGACGCTGTAATGTTCACCAGGATGGGATCAAAGCCAATAGCAAAGTTATGGTATTTGTCACACCCAGATGACATTGATGTATTTGTTAATTACATATCTACTATTGATGATCCAGAAGATCGTAATCCAATGATAGATCGTTTAGTTAACATTAGTGGAACTAAAGAAGCTAATATTTTTAATAAATTGAGATTGAATTAACACATTGTTATGTTGACTATTACAACATGCATGTTTTAAATCAATTAAGTTAAAAGGAGCCTACTAATGGGCAGATCTCGAAAAAATAACCAAGGTGCTACTCAGAACAAAGCTACCGAAGACAATCCAGTCGCCACTGATGAGAAAGTAACCAATGGGCAATCGCCTGATCCTAAAGATGGTGATGATCAGTTAAATCCGACTGATGATCAAAATTCTAAGCCATCTGAAGATTCTACCATCAATGATGATAGCACCAAAGACGGTGATGCAGCCCCAGCTGTAGATGATGCTGAAAAGCCAGAAGACGAAGTGGTTGAAGAAGCCACTTACCCTGAGTTTAGCAAAAATCCAAATTTACAACGTCGTATGATTGCCTACCTTGAAAACGTCGGTTCTCAGATTATTCGCCCCGACCAATTTTGGGCTGATCAACAGGCTGAACTTTATTCTATCATGACTTTCACCTTGGCGAAAGATCTAGAAGCTGCGATTCAGTTCGTCACTGCATTTTGGACATATGCTGAAGCTGAGACTGAAGATGATGGTGTTTTCTCTGCTAAACGTCGTTTCCGTGGTTTCCCAGCTATTTCTAAGTTAACCAATAATCAGGTTAATGAGTACAAGATGTTCTTGAACTTGATCTTAGAAACTGCAAGCGAAGATAAGCGTAAAGATGCTGGTAAGAATGCCAACTGGGATGTAATTGCTGAGACAATTAAAACACCCGTTGGTGGTAATATGTTGAATAACTTACGTCAAATCATTCGTAAGTAATCCTAACATCCAGGTAAATATAGAGAGGGTTTTAAGCCCTCTCTATATTGCTGGTCTTTTATTAAAATCAATGAAAAAACAATTACATATTACTCATGTGATAATGGATCTGGAATCGATATCAGGAGTTGATACAAATGAATTCGATTGATTATAAATATAGTAATTTTATTCAGCGGGCTAGGAAGTTGTCTGGTCCAGACCTTGAAAAGAATGCCGAGCGATTAATCAGCGATATTGAATTAGATGTAGATATGAAAGATTATGATGCTCGATCCCTGGTAGCTTGTAATATGTGTGGAATGGTACCCTCGGTACGTCTACAAGTATTCACAGGTTACTATAACGAATCCCTTGGTGATTTAATTGGAACTGCCATTGATAAGGACGCAGGTTCTTGTTTAATGATTGATACAATTAAAAGTGCCATCGGTTTAGCCTTCGCTGACGCTTTAGGAAAGACCAGCGAGTCTAATAAACATGCCATAGATATCTTTTGCATTAAGTACAAGATTCGTTTACTTGGCAAAACCAAAAAATGATTTATGTAGGATAAATCTCAAAACCCTTAAAAGGAATAATATCATGAAACACAATCTATTAAAATACGCTTGTACTGTTATCAGCATTTTACCACTATGGTTTGTATCGGACATGCACACTGTTGGCGTAATTGCCGCTATGTTTGCCGTTGGCTCGCTACTAAATGCTATTAGCGATAGTCACTACCAGGGTGTGATTGCCCCACTGACGGGATTATTTGCGGCCGCATATACATTCGTATGTGGTACGGAAGTATTCGTTGCATATACACTGATCTCCATCTGCGGTACACTTGGTGTATTAGCGGCTATCTATCGTGGTCTAGCAATGGTACGTGGTGGTGATGCTACCCCAACAGAAGCTATCCTAAGTACATTTGCATATATCAAAATCTACCCTAGTAGCCTTCCGCAGTTAGATACATTCAAGCTTGAGTTCCCATTGGAAGAAGGTAAGACTTTAGTTATTGATAAATCTACCGCGGTGTACTTTGAAACCACAGATAATGGTGAACCGGTAGTGGTAGAAAGTAAGTCATTGAACATGGTTGAAAAGTTTCTATTTACAGATGCATTCACCAATGTCCGTAACACTATGTTGTCATTGAACATGGTTACTGCTGATAGTAAATAAGCTTAACTAACACCTCGACAAAGAGACTCCCAAATGGGAGTCTCTTTTATGCCGCTATATTTTTTTCTTGTTCATTAGCAATATCTTCCTCAAACGCAGCTAATACGTCAAAAGGATCTGGGTAGTCGTAAACGGCTGCCGCGATCTCTAATGCATTAACTGGTGTGTTGGTAAGATTGATACCTATTGCACGTGTTGTATATTCATCAAGTCCGATGATACTACATAGTTCCATGTACTTAGTAGACTTACTAACATTTAATGTAGAACCCCCGGTAGGATAGGCAGACTTAATATCAACATCAAATGCATGTAGTGAAATGTTTGTCCGAATCATCGGGAATTCTAATAGACATTTCACACCGATGTTATGCTCCAGTTCAGAAGCCAGTGTAATAATCCATCCTTTCTTAATAGGGGTCTCATTACATAACTCATCGGTCATATCCGCAGAAGTACAGGCAATTACTTTACCTTTCTCAAGATATTCGAAATGGAGATCATCGGCTAGACGCTTAGGGTTACTGGCGTATCGTGTTGGCTGTGAGATGCCTAATGAACCCCTAAAGCCTTTAGAGCAGTCCCCGGTTTCCTCATCCAACATTTCTACAGAGATACAATCGAAGGCGTTATAGACTAAGTATTCGAATTTATACTTACGTTGCATCCGAATGTGCCAATCAAGCCCTACGACGCCTTCAAGCTCTTTAATCTTTAACTTTCTAATCTTTAGAATCTCATCAAGGATGGCATCTAATGAATATGAAGGTCTTTGTTGATCTGTTACACGAGCTTTCTTAAATAATGACATTAAGTCTATACAGACAAAGCTTGCCATTGACTCTAGCTTATGCCACTGATCCGCGGGATGCTTCGTTGTTCGGTTACCATCTGGGTTTTCTTTAAAATCAGAATCAGGCAGCCAGTTATAGTGACGGTATGCTGGTGGTACCCTCGGATCGGATAAGACATGAGCTGGGTCATAGTTGTGTTCTTCACACGCCTCTATGATTTTACCGATATCGAACTTCATGTTCCAAAAACATAAGTAATCAGGCATCCATTTATGCGCATACCCCATTAGCTTTCTAACAACTTCTAAGTTGTTTTCGCAGACATGGATGTCAATACCACCCTCACCATCCATAATCTCATGGAGATTAATCCCACGCTCTTTTAATTCTGTGGGGATCAGTTCCTCAGCCTTAGCCAAGGTACCTTCAATAATCTCCTGATCCGTACGATTGTTCATGAAGTCCCGTGTAACGGCAATTACACATTTATCCTTCATGCTAATCGAGCCAGAAACAATCTTCTCAGTGCCGTTTAAGACATCGGTCTCATAGTCCATTACCGCTAAGGTTGAGTCCGAAGAAAGATCAGGTTCTAGATCCTTATATTCTTTGGCAATCAATACCGGAGTAGCAATATCAATGCCGTAAACATATTGGTTCTCTCTCAATTCCCGTAAGGGGGTATACTGACCTCGAATTCCCAATGCTCTTTTAATATTGTCGGCCAATGCCGCTTGAGTAGATGTATATTTCTCTAACTTAGAAACTACCTCAAACTCTTTTTTATCCTTATGGTCTCTAAATTCAGGTTTGGTTATCCAAAAAGGCCTTTGGTAGTTTTTAATGACCCGAAGGTTGGGTTTAATGGTTCCATCTGGATAGTGTAAATGTTCTTTTACTAATACTACATCTTCATGTTTATGGTTTCTATTACGACCATAGGTTCCGTGGATAAATTCACGTCGTATAGATTGATCACTCATGGTGGTCTCCACTCAATTATAAATACGTATTCCCGCTAGTAATACTATAGCGAGCATCAATTATTTTTTAATAATCTCCTAAGGTTTATAACAATGAATGATTCAATTATGATGGGTCTTGAAGGACTCAACTTTAATGCAAATCCAACTCTAGGTAAAGAGATTGAAATTGCACTCAGAAAACTCAGAAAACATAAGAAAGTTACCGAACAACAAGTTCTCGATTCAGGCCTGTTTAAAGTTATTTCACACCACACTGGTATTAAAGGTAAATTAGATTTTAAAAATGGTTTTCAAGCAGCTGTTTTACCACCGGATATTGATAAAAATAACCCGGTGCTAGATTCATTTCGTAAACAAATCTTTAAGTCTGAAGATAGTAAAAAGCTACTTAAGCGAAAAGATTACATTGAGGGAACTGTCGATTTAGAGACAGGTAAAGTTGGCGGCGTATTTGCTGAAGCTCCGGTAACATTTTACTTTGGACAGAAACTTTTTTATGCAGGTTCTGATTTTACAGTGCCTGAGATTACAGCGATTATCCTTCATGAAATTGGACATATATTTCACTACTATGAGGTTTTGTCTAGGTTAACCAGTACCAATTACATATTGGATGAGGGCATCAAGGCCCTAACGAATGCTCAGGATACCGAACAGCGTATTAAGATCCTGCGTGATATTAATTCTACAGGCTATGCTAAAATTGAATCGCCTGAGACCATAGCTAGCCGTCGCCGGGAACCAGATTATTATCGCACAGTCATCATCGATGGATGTGTTCGTGAAACCACTAATCAGTTAGGTAATAACATTTATTCAAATCGTGGCTTTGAACAACTGGCAGATCAGTATGCAACACGTATGGGTTATGGTAAGGCACTGGTGACCGGCCTGGATAAGCTCCATAGAAAATATGATCCGCAGAGATTTTTAAGTACTCCGTCGTTCTACCTGGTAGAGGCTGCTAAGTTTATTACTATTCTTTTACTCGGTTCAGCTGGTGGGGGCGGTAAAGGTGGTGCTGTTTTAACTGGATCGATCACTTTACTATTACAATGTCTAATTAACCCAATGGATCAGTGGTATGATAGCGTTAAGGATCGATACGGTAAAGTAAGAGAAAATCTTACCATGCAGCTTAAAGAAAAAGATCTTACAAAAGAACAGCGTAAGGCTATAGTAGCAGATATCAATGTTATCAACTCCCTTGAAGACAGTGTTAACGATTCACCTGATTTACACCAATTTCTTTGGCAGTATGTCTTACCTTATGGTAAGAAGCATCATAAGGCTCAAAAGATTCAGCAAGAGTTAGAGGCTCTTATGAATAACCGATTAACAGAAGCCGCTGCTCGTCTTCAAACAACTATTGAATAGGAATTTTAATCATGCAGGTTATTGAGATTAAAACTATGGATCCAGTTTCTGTGCAGGAATTACTGAAGCCATATAAATCGGATGTCAGAAATGCCATCCTGGTAGGTTTGATTTTATCAGGCCTTCCAAAAGCACCAATTGGTCAAACTGTACCAACTCTGTATGCTAACGGCGAGCGTCCTACTGGTCGCGAAATCTTTGATATTAAATATCGTCAAGAGGTTAAACAGTTCTTAACCCAGGTCTCTCAATCGATTCCCCTTCCGGTTAATTTTGTCTTAGAAATGACCATTGCGGGTTTTGAATACTTAGTAGATACCGGGGGTTACCGTTACATTTCACTGTTCTTTTTAAATCGCGTCGCCATGAACGACCCTGATATCCGCAAAAATTATGAAGAAGAGTGGAATCATCTACTAGTCTTCTTAGATGATATATTCTTTGAACGCACTAGTGAACGTACTAGCGAGGGTTATCACATTAAAACACCGGAAGAGGCTCAGGTAGCGCGTACTGACCAAGGTCTTATTCGTGAATTTAAAAATAGAATGCGCGAGTTGTTCGGCAACGTCTATGACTCAGACGAACAAACCAAGATCTGGAACGCCTTTTTCTTTTACATTGAATTCTATGCCGAAGGCGCTAAGTTAAAGAGTCTACCAGGTATCTTATCCGGTGACGATGTCAGCGGTTACCTAGACTACCTATTCGACTGGATTGACTTTACTGATGACTTCCTACCAGAAGACTTTTCATTTGGTGCTAGTGCTGATGATGTCATGGACATCCTTAGGAGATACGTATGCGTTCGTTAGAAGAACTAGAAGACGATTATGAGTTAGCTGTAGAAGATAATGATGTCGATAAGATCTTCAGTCTAGCTGAAGAGGGTATTGGGATCTACGCTAAACTAGAAGATGATCTACGACAAATTACCATTCTTCAAAATAACGCGGTTACCTATGGACCTTGTAGAACCGCTATGGAGAAGCTTCAGGATATTACTGAGGGTTATATGGAGTTAGATTATGCTCCAGAGTTTTTCACAGTAGAGCCTTCTGACGTTCATAGCGATATCGCTCAGGAAAGCTTCCTAGCGGCTGTATCAAAAGCAAGTAAGGCTATCGTTAAGGGTGCCTTTAAAGTCATTAAATATGTTCTAGGTACAATTGTTGCTGGTATTATGTTACTACTTGCCGCGGGTTTTGGCAGTGTAGGAGCATTTGCTTTTAAAGGTATTGCCGGTGAACTTAAGTCGGATTTAGAGTGGCTGAAATTACACTGGGCGAAACTGTTTGACAAAGCCGATGATGACACTAATCTATCTTCTAAGACAATCAAATTGCGTGATGAGCTTGAAGAGATGCTATCTAAAGAAAAATACAATAGTATTATTTTAGGTGAGGGCGTTAATCATCCTCTAGTTGCAGCTGGGATTATTGATCATATTGGTTCAGTTATTGATCCTATCTCAAGGGCACTTTCTGAGACTTATACAGTGGCAGCTGAGATGGCTGAGAAGCAAATAGGCGGTACTCTACTTCTTGATAAATTAGAACAGTATCGCTCTATGCTAGAGAGCATTAATCCACAAGCTATTGATTATGGTAGAAATCCCACTGAGCTATTTAAAGTACTTGAAACCTGGCAGTCTGATAAATCGACTCTATCGGATATTAGCTCTCAGGTTAAGTCTTATATGAAAGATGGTCAGTATATCTCAGATACTTCATTAGATTCTAGTGGACAAAAGCCTTTCTGGGCTAAAGCTCGCTCTATTGAAAAAGGTGGTAAATGGATACCAGTCGAACCTTTTGATTATAGCACATGGTTTATTACCGATGATCGTAAGGCAGACAACCCGGTTGTTAAAACTGTTCCTGAGTTTAACACATACCTTAAAGAACAAGCGCGAATCAATCCGGATAAGTATAACCATATTCAACGCTCTGTAGATAGTGAAATTAAGAAAATGTCTAATAATCTAGATGTATATCTTAAACATGCATCATTTAAAGCGGTGCCAGAGTCTATCCGTAAAAAGAAGGATCCAATCTATATGGATCTTATCGAGGATGATTTTCCGAATGTATTGGTAAATACTGAAACTGGTATTATTCATACGGGGCGTGTTACACTTCGTAGTATGTATACACTGATTGCTGGTTCTAAGCAAGTACTTCAAAACGCAGAAAAGCTGTTTAACACTATTTCTAAACTAGTGAAATCCTATTCTGATGATGAAGAAAAGGCAAAATAATGAGAGTCCCCTAGGGGACTCTCATATGTCGGGATTTTACATACTTCTATTAAAAGAGATTTCAACAGAGTCAGTTAGGTCTATACGACCATCAGCTAACACAGTTAAATATTCTCTAATATTAAAGGATGTTCCTTCATCAGATAATGTCATGATGCTAATCGATTTATCCGCACCAAAGCGATCAATATCTACATCTGCCACCAGAGGCCCTCCGGCCTCTTTTAAGCGATCTTTGATATTAGATAGGGCTAACTCCTTACCCCCGATCAATTCGCCTAATATGGTCCTTGTATCAAGTTCTAGGTTACTTATGTAACTAGGATCTTTAATACCAGCTTCACGTAGATAATATCTGATGTTAAAGGTTAGCTCATTTGGTATAGTTGTTTCTATACCACCACCGATATGAACCTTGATATTTCTAGCAGTGCCTTTTGGCTTAAAGGACAATTCAGTTCTATCAGATAGATCTTTAGCAATAGGCTGGATTTCATTCTCTAAATACTGTCTAATATCTGTTGAGAATTTATCCCTAGATGCTACGCCAGTTTCAGCAGTAACGAATCGATAGGATGCATCAAATAAACAAACGCCTGCTAGATATTCAATCATAGCCTCGGTTTCAATGATCTTATTACCAGAAGAATCCTTCATGTCATCGCCGATGCTATGTTTAAGTACTGGATTACCCGATGAGTCTAGAACAGGATCACCTACCTCATGTTTTACTTCAAGGGTGATGGAGCCGTTAGCTTCCTCAACAAAGGCGTAGCCATATGGTCCTTCTTGATAGACTCTCTCCTCATAGACAGCTGGTACATCAACAGTATGTTTTTTGTATGTAGGTAGACCTACAATACTGCGCCCAGGTGCGTATAGATTATCTTGGAAATCCGCAAACTCAAACGTAACTGTTTCATAGGATGCTAGAACAACAGCCGTTCCTGTATCAAAAGGCTGGTCATCAATGGTAGTTTCAAGACCAGTGTTATCACCTTCTACCAGATAAAATAGATCGAATTTAGAAATTAAATCTACAACTAACGGAAGTGTAACATCATTAACCGATTTAAGGTTTGTTAACATTAAACGGTTATCTAGGTTAATGTCAAAGTTAGTTTCAAACTCAAACGTAAACCTAACACCGGTTGGACTAGTTGCTGTCCCAATGACATCCTGAAACACAATGTCGTCGTTAAATGGACTGGTATATTTCAGTTGACAATGGATAACTTCGGACTGTGGTACCCCTTGAGGTGCAATGGTATCCACAACGATGGTGTACTTATCATCAATTAAGCTAACACTAATGTTGGATGTATTGAATGCATAATTAACCTTGGAGTTAATCATTTCAAAGCTACGAGCAGTGATACTAGGGTTGTCCAAAATATATGGTCTGACATTAAAGATATCATTCTTAACATCAAGAACATAGTAAAATGGGGTATACCAATAATCGTTAGAATTTATAGTAGCCACTAATGACTCTGCGTCAGATAGACCTTCAATGGCCTGAATCTCACCATTTAATAGTGGTTTCATTTGCCCATCTTGAAATCTAAATAAAGCGTTCGGCTTAATAGTAAACCGATCACCATTATCAACGATTGTTTCACTGTAATCTTCTATTTCATTTGTGAGATACACATTTTCAACAGAGGCTTTAACCTTAGTATCCAAACCACGTCGATTGGCAGATGGTAGTAACTTACTAGCTACAAAAAGACGGTCAGTAACATTATCAATGTATTTCTGTACTGAATACCCATTTAACTCTAGTTTACTTTTGATGTCCGTTTCGGTAATAGGGACATCATGTCTTTCGGTGCGGTTGATTGAACGAGCACGCATTTCTTCAAATGTTCTTTCCCGAGTACCGCCTGCTAAATCTTTATTTGCAAAGATTAGCCAGTCGCTGATGTTACTTAATGGCGCTGCCAAGGGCTCAGGATTTAGTGTATCTAGATCCAGCCAGTTAGCTGAAAAGCTACTAGGTGATAAGTTACGTAGTACTTCTGTAACATCACCTTTTGTGGTATAAATATCAATTCGAATAACATCACCGGCGATATTAGTACTATGGTAAATCTCAGGTAGTCTTACATCTAAAATACCATCGCCAACTTCAAGTACCAGAGTTACTTCATTGGGATCATATACTTGTAAGCTGTGAGTTGTTTTAATCTCTTCCCAGGTACCATTACCACGGTCAACAAAGGCTCTACAGAAGTAGAAGTTATCGGTAAAACCAATGGACTGTCTAAATGTACCAGTGATATCAAGTGGGTGCGTAACACTCTCAATATCAAACTGCTCTACTGGCACCATTAATTGCAAGTAGTTAACACCTTCGATATTAATTCGGTTTGTAGTCACCACATTCGAAGTCAATGCTTTAGCAGGGCTAATTTGTGATGTATCGTAGGTGGTTTGAATATTACCCTGAGGCAGAATATCAATGCGAATAGGATAATGGATACCCATGACAGTATCGTCCACAGTAAATCGAGTATTTCTCGGAATGACTGCTGATCGAATGGATGTATTGGGATTTAATACAGACTCCCTCAGTAAAGCTTCATATGGTAATAGAATAGATAACTCTGATACCGATGGGGTTGAAAATCTACCGATATATTCGGAATCGCTCATATGACGATAGATGTCACCTGGGTCTTTAGCTAGTTGGGGGTAGAGTGAACGGGTCCTAGATTCAGATTCTACAATGCAAGAACTTGATAGGGTACAACTTGCCGTCATGGCAAATATAAAAGCATTATTAGGATCAACAATGTCATAACCATTTAGTCCGTCCTCAAGAACATCCAGAACGTTCTGCTTAACAGAGACGGGGCTCTTATGGTACAGTGACATGTTTTTCATTAATTTTTCAGTAGCAGTTGTCACGTTTAGTTTCCTTTAATAAGGTTAAACATTTCATTATAATCAGTTGTTTTTACATACCACTCCAGCTCATATCGGCCACCAGCATTCTTATCCTCTTCAATCCAAGGGTATGCTTCAACGAACAGCGACTTCATGCTATCTGGTAGTTTTGTAAAAGGGTAGTTAGTATTTGATAGATTATTTTCCCCAGGAGAATACCGATTAGCGGAAATAGCTAGCTCAGGTAAGAATCTGGTGGTAGTTCTATTAAACTGACTAATAACAATTGGGTCGTTATAATAGGCACCGATGGCTTTAAACTCAACAGTTACCTGATTAACGTCGGGGGTGATGGCCGTTTCAATGTTATAATTAAACTTCTCAGCCAAGGGAGAATTCAGTGGGTAAGCAGCGCCTACCATTGCCATACCTTCAATATATTTTCTACTACGATCCATGACTAATCGATATATTCTTGTATTATAGTCAATACGACGATTAACCATATTTTTAAAGGTAGGAATAATTGTACCAAGAGCAAGGTTACCCATATACTCAACCCAGGTATCAAAAAGTCGACTAATTGGATCACCCGCCATGTTAACAAAGGTTGCAGTAAGATTGAAGTCACCATAGTGCCAAGGCGGGGCATCCATCCACGATTGAACCTGCTTACGGATACCTGGCTCACTCGTATGAGTTTCTGGCGCGATTACTGGCCAGCCGGAAACAGTTAGACAACTACCAGTTAATAACGTAATCCACGGGCTATTATCATCCACTAGGTTACTTCTGCTATTATCAACATCAACACCGTTTACTAGCCAGGTTCCAGGTGGCATTAACATACATCGTATGGCATTAGAAAAACTATTAGCACTTCTATCTTTAAGATATGAAAGCTTTCTCACATGGTCACAATTTTGAGGCGTTAGATTGAACCTAGGTTTTGTAAAGAATAGATAACCGGGGTTCTCAATATTTGGAGGTAAAGTCGGAATACCGGCATTAATATTAACACCCTTCATTATTGTATATATTGAAGACCCCAAGCCACCCTGACCATTTTGACGGGATATGATATCTCCCTCAGTAGGATAAGCGTTTTCTTTGAGAACTAGGGGTCCTCTGTTTTTCTCGTTTTCCATAGCCTATAAACTCCGACTGAAAGGATTAACTTAAAATGGGTACAAGTGAATTAAATACTATTTATGAAATGGTGTCAAAGACCGTAGACACCGCCCAGCGTGCAAACAATGCATCGCTTCCTGAATACACGGCCAACACAAGATTGGCCCCGGTGGTATTAATTGAAAACTCAGTAAGAACCGTAGACGGTGTCTTACTTACTGGTCTTCTACAGACCCTACTATCAATCTTTACCGCAGACTACTTACGTGCCATTAACCAAACAGTTAATGTAGGCGAAGTTAATGTAATGCAGTTATTGGATCAATTCTCAACTAGCCGCAAAATTGGTTTTGAACATCTAGAAGAAACTACACTTGCATTAGAGTCAATTGATCCAGAAGCAGCATCTCTTCCAGATTTCAGCGGTGATGATATTGCTACTGAAGAACGTAAAGAAGGTCGTAAAGACAGTGTTTCTATCAGCCCTGCTAATAAGGATCTTAAAGCGGGTATTACTGATGCAGTGAATCTAGCAGTGGGTAAATTAATTGAAGTTAAAATTACTTCAAATGGTCAGACCACGATTATCCCAGTTAAAGTTACAATGTATCCAAAGGAAATCACATCTAGCGAGTTTCTAGCTATCCAGGATATGCGTAACGCTGATCGCTCTGTCAAAGGTCGCTACTGGCAATGGCGTGCTGGTGAACTACGTTTCTGGCGTGACTATGTTCTAACCATGGATCTTATCGAAAAAGATCGTAAAGCTTTACTGGCTGATAAGACTGGCACCCTGTTAGAAGTTCGCAACCGTGAATCAAAAGGCGTTATGGCAATGCTTCGTAACCGCAACCCAACCCCTAACCGTGTTGCTGCGTTTACAATCATTACTAAACGTACGGCCAAGGAGTTAGAAATTAGCCTTCGTGGTAAGTTATCTAAATCAACAGTACGTGAGAAGTTCTTCCGTGATAACACAATGTCAATGTTGGTTGTGGTTGATGTTGAAATGGAACGCTTTACTATTTATCAGCGTGGTATTTCAGACTATGGAATGTACACGTTAGATGACGTTAAAGATAATGCTAAACGAGCAAATGGTTCGGACATTAACGAAATCATTAAGGCTTACAACAGCGGCGCTGCTGCAACACTATAAACTTTTAAATGTATAGGAAATTCAATGGCTAAGGTAATTGATACTCTGGGCAGCTTTGTTGAAAGTCTACGTCCTTCCATTGATCGTGCTGAAATGATGCAGGATACAATGGCAAACTTTGAAACACTGGATAGTACCATCCGACCTCTATATAACTTAGATAACGGTGTTACTTTTACTAACGATTTGGCAAAGAGTATCGAGCGTACATTAAATCGCCGATTTGCCGATTATACCGGGGAACTTTATTCTTCTATTGCAATGATTATTGATATCATTGCGGATAATGAAGAGAAGATTGAAACTCTGATTGAGAAGTCTTTCGGTAAAACTATTCTAAAAGAAACATTAGATTATCGAATGATTAATATTATTCGATATTTAGAAGCTATCGCATTTTTCAATACGTATGTAATGCAACTACTACCGGCTTTAGTTATGCAAGAGTATTCTCCAGCATTAGCCAAGGCCATCGTAAAGCCGTTGGATAAGCGTGAAATTGCATATGTTTCAGATCCTGTAAACATTGACTCATTTGGTCGTGTGGTAAAAATGCTCACTACCCCACTTAATGACTTTATCAAGCGCATTGATAAGTTGGAAGGGCATTCATATGACCCAGATGAGTGGAAGGCCATCCGCACAGCCAATGGTCGTAAACTTGATCCATTAGAGACTGGTTTGATTCCAGGTCTAGGTCATATCTTCTATCAAGTAGGCATTGCTATCAATGGCTGGCGTGTCGCTATGAATGAAAAGCGTCATGAAGATATTAATCGTATCAATTTGATGATTCGTGCTCTAGAAGAAGAACGTGATGAAGGTGGCGACTTAAGCGATGAGCGTAAGAAAGCCATTGCTAAATCAATTCAATACTATACCAACAAATCTAGTCGAATTGAACAAAAGATTGAGCGATTTGAAGAAGGGGTATAAGCACTATGATGACTGTTACCCCTGAATGTAAAGAATTAGTAGATGCTCTTTATAAAGAGTATACTGAAACCAATACTCTAGAGGATCCATGCGATCTTCTAGATCTTATCTCTGCGATGGATTTCAGATTTGATGAATGTGCCTCTCATTCTAAAATCTACTGGGAATTCATTTGTAATGTTGTCGACAACATAAGTACAGGGAAATGGCGCTATCTACCGGAATCATGGGTTCCTATGTTAGACGCCTATCCTGAAAAATGTACCGCTAGGGAAATTGAGGCGCTGCAGTGTGAATTTCAATCTAAAGTTGACACATTGTGTGAGACGTTAAAACTGCCGAAACGTGAAGCTTCAAAAGGGCGTATCATGTACCACTGGGTAACAAGGCCTAATGGTTTACACGACATGCTTCGTGCGGCTAAAGTCTTAATTGATATCAATAGTAAATTTAATTAAAAAGGATATATCCGTTATGTCTATTGCTGACTTACAACATTCTTTCGAAGAACTAAAAAATGATACTACTACTGCTGAAGGCAACGACGTTGTTTCTGTAGAAGAGTATGATCAACACATCGTTGCTGCTGAAATGGCAATCGCTGATGTTAAAAATGACATCCATGTATTAGAAGCTACTGCTGCTGGTTTTCAAACTGTTATCGCAGGTCTTGAAGCTGCCAAAGAAAACGGCGGTATGACTCATGGTGAAGCAGTATGGGCAACCATCGCTGCAGAGAATGCTGGTGCATTGGTTAAGATGAAATTCGATACTCCTGCATTAGAATCTTTCGAAGAGGCCAATGGTCGCTTAGAAATGACCACAATTGCTACTGAAGACATGAAAGCTCGTGTTCGTAAAGTGTGGGAAGCTACCAAAGAAATGATGAATAAATTGATCGCTAAGATCAAAGGTTTCTTCAAAGCTGTGGTACAAGGTAAAGGTCGCCAGGTTGAAGCTTGGGATAAATTGGCTAAGAAAGCTGAAGAGACCGAAGGTAGCGTTAAAGAAAGTCAACTTGAACTATCTGAAGCACAAGCTATGGCTCTTACTGATGGTGGTAAACTTGATCTGGTTAAAGCACTAGGTAGTCTAGGTGGTTCTGAAGGCGTTGGCTTTGGTGTTTCATTAATGGAAAGCATCGAGTCTGCAAGTAAAACTGCTGGTGAAGACAAAACTTTCGACGTAAACGAAGTTGCTAAGGCTGTCCTAAAAGGCGGTAAAGAAGAAGACGGTAAGATTGTTCATACCAAAGAATCTAAAGTAGGTAACTACAAAACTGTTGTTTCTCTTTCTTCTGATGACAAAGGCGTCCTAATGGGTGACGTTAAAGTTGTATCTACTGCCAAAGACGGTGAGTTCAAAGGTGGTGTTAAGGTATCTGCTCTTGATCAGAAAGGTATCATGGATGTCGCCGCTGCTGCTAAGAAAGCACTTGATGCTATCGACAAAGCACACGAAGGTGGTAAAGCTGTTGAGAAGAATGAAAAGAGTGTTTTGAAAGCACTTGAGAAGGCTTCTAGAGATGCAGAAGCTTCTAAAGAAGAAAATAAAGTTGCTGCGGCAATGGCTAAGGTTAAAGCTATGGGTACTGCCCTTACTAAGACCACTTCTTTGACTCAACAACTAGCTTCACGTGAATACGGTACTGTTAAACAGTCTTACGCATTCGCTGCTGCTTGCTTGAAGAACATCGAAGCTGCTTAATGTAGTTTTCTAAGTTCATAAAAGACCTCCCATTACGGGAGGTCTTTTTACCCGAATCATATAGCCTAAACTAATTTACTAATAATAGGAATCTATTATGAACAATGCAATGAGTCGTGATGAGATGGATAGTCTGGGTAATATGATAGACTACATTCAAACCATCTTAAACGGCATGGAAGTATTCTTTGAGCAGAGTAAAGCTCAAATGGAAAAAGAGAAAATCACTCCGCGCGGTATGGAGTTTTTACAAAGTACTATTCGTAGAAATGCGGAGCTGGTTGGTCACCATCCAACCGTATTCGCTACAGAAGGCCTTGAGGAAGAAGAAATTCAACAAGCTGCTGAATTTGCACTTGAGGGCTTTAAAGAGGTCATCTCTAAAGCTTGGAAGAAATTAACCACACTAATTCTAGCGTTAGTTAAAAAGTATAATGAATTCTCAGCAGCTCGTACGCGAGACCTTGAGGTAGTTATTGCTTATTGTGAAGCTACAGAAAAGTGGTTAAAGAAAAACAACGCCGTTAGTCCATCCCTAAAAGAGTTAGAACTGGGTGAGACGATGGCTACTAAGATGACGTACAAAGGTAAACTTGATCCGCAGGGTGGGATTAAATCTATATCGAAGATTATGTCTGCTAAGACTGTTGAGAAAGAAGTCCATCGTGAGATGAAAAACATCTTAGGTAAGTATAAGACTCGTTCTGTAAAAACAGTAGAAGAGGCCAAGAAATCATTTGGCTCTGCTGCCGAGTTAATGAACGCTGATGCTGAATCATACATTAGTAACTTAAAACGACTCGGTTTCAGTGACTTAAAAGACAGTCGATTTAATGCTGATAAGACAATCTATTTATCTACCGACAATCTGCCTGGTGATGAGATGATTGTAGCAGCCATTCAGACATTAGAAGTAGCGGGCACCGAACAGAAAGAAATCTTCTCTATTAAGTTTAATTTCTATCCAGTTGACCCTAATCAAAAATTTGATAATGAGGCTGAGGCTATGGAAGCCAGAGATCTTATTAAACTCTGTTCTACTGTAAGATCAGCAGCAAATCAAATGCGTGACTATAAAGGTGGCATTAAAGACGCTAACAAGATGGTTGATGCTTATCTTAAAGAAGGTGATAGATTGACTAAAGAGTTAATGTCCCTCTCAGATGCGGATCGTAAAGCGCTAGGTGAGACTTATAATAAAGCTAAGGTATTAACTGGCAATATTCTTAAGATCTCTAAGTTCCTATTTGAACCTCAACAAACTATCGATGCACGATTAATTCCGCTAATGAATCAATATCTAGCCTATATCAAATTACAACGTAGTAACTTAAAAACAAAATAAGGATTTATAGTGACTATCCAAGATCTACATACTGTGGTAGAAACAGACGACAATATCGCTACTATTACTCTAGAGGAGTTGAATGAGTTTTCACAAGACTCTGAAATTGAAACTACCATTGCTACTTTACAAGGTGCAATTGCCGGTTTTGAAGGTGCCGCCATGAATTATCAGGCGGCAGAAGATATTGAGGTAAAACAAGCCTTCCAACTTGCCGCTGATAATGCTATTTCTGTACTGGGTTTAGAAAGTATCTCTGTTGATAACTATCCTACTATCGCTACTGAGGTAGCTGAGGGCAGCCCTGATGGTAAGATCTTATCTTTCCTAAAGAAAGCCTGGAGTAAAATTCAAGCACTCTCTAAGGTAGTTATGAAGGCTGTGAATAAGTTCTTGGGAATGCTTCCTAGTGCTAAGAAGCGTATTCTTAAGAAGCTTTCAGAGTTAGAGAGCGGGGATTTAAAACCTGGGGATTATTTAATACCCGATCTTACAAACGACTACCGTCTGGTATCCGGTATTGGTACACTATCTTTCCTATTAGAGGAATTCATTCGTAAGAACAAAGAGTTACCTTATGAGATATTAAACATCTATAGTGAAATTGCTCAAACGGATCCTGGTACTAAAGAGCTAACTGAACTTGTACTGAATAAGGTTGTTGGTGATTTAGTTAATCTAGTTCCTGATGGCTATGAGAAGGCATTCGTCTACCCTACCTTCCACACTAGCTCTTTGGTAATTACCGATAAATTAACTAAGGATTCAATCTCGCTAACAGTGGGTGCAACTGGTCCTAGAATTAGCAGTATGTCTTCTAAGATCGATGTGAATATTAAGCCATCAAAAGTTAAAAAACTTAGTGAGGATGATATTCGTAACCTGACCACTGCATTAAGATCGGCTATCACCGGTCTTCATGAGAGTGATGGAACTATTGTATCTACACTGAAAGAAGTTGCTAATCGTTCCTTTGGTGAAATTGTTAAGAATGGTCAAAACTCAGGCATGGCTGTTGTACAAACTAACTCTAGGGTAGAGTATACTGCAGCGTTTATTGCAGAAACCTCAATTATTTTAGAACGTACGGTATGGGGTTTATTCACTAAAATTAGCTCTCAAGTTGCTCGTATGCGCGCCGCTGAATTTGCTGTCTTAAAAGAGTATGCAAATGCGCTGTTAAAAGGTCCTTTAGAAGATAACCCGGGTTAATTGTGTAGTAAGGCAACTTAATTAGTTTTACTAATTTATTTCAAAATCAATTGTGAGAAAAAATATGTCTATTGGTGATTTACAACACTCTTTTGAAAGCATTAATGATGATGCTGTAAATAATGATCACGTGTTTAGCAATGAAGAGCTAGACTCAGTTATTGGTGATAGCGAAGTTGAAGCTACCATCGATATTCTTCAAGGCGTTGTAGCAGGTCTTGAGGCAGCGGTAGCTGGCTTTACTGCAACAGATAAAGAAGATGTTAAAGCTGCTTATCAAATGGCTGCTGATAATGCGGTTTCGGTTTTAGGCATTGAGTCTATTGAAATCGAAGGTCCTATTGTTTTCGCTACTGAAGCGAAAGATGAAGAAAAGCCTGATAATAAAGTCATGGCGGTAATTAAGAAAGCTTGGGATAAGATTGTAGCTTTTGCTAAGAAAGTTTCTAAGGCGGTTACAGAATTTATCAATGGTTTGATTCAAAACCGTCGTGGTCTAGTTAAACGTCTTGAAGCTATCAAACCTGAAACTTTTAAAGATGTTAAAGTTTCTATGCCTGATATGGATGCTAAGCAAATTCCTTTGGTTGGTAATCTATCAAAGAGCATTGAGCGCTTTAATGGTAAAATTAAGAAGACCATGGAGGCGGTCGTTACGTCTTGGCTCGGTGAAAAGGATGAAATCAGCGCGGTTACCCTTGATATTAAGCGCACTGAGGCTGCCCTCGATACTATTTTTAAAGGTGCGGCTGCTGAATCCACCGTCTATAATCGTAATGGCTTGCAATATACCTATACCACATTGGAAGGTAAGCTATCTGCTGACTTTAAACTATCGGTACGTGATGGTCGCCTCGAAGGCTTTAGCTCTAAAGTTGACATCCAGCCGGTTGCTATGAAAGAAATGGACATGAAGGCCTCTGACCTTAAATCAATCCACGCTGAAGTATTACGCGCAGCTAAAGATATCAAAGAGCAGGATAAAGGCATCACTTCGATGTTTAAAGAAATTATTTCTAAATCTTCTAGTGAGCTTTGGAAAGATTCTATCCGCATGACCTCTGATATTATTGATAAGGAACTACGTGGAGCCAAGCTTTCGGAAAAATTCCGTACAGGATTCACTAACCTCATCAACAATGCAATTCGAATCCACTACGGTCTATTCATTCGCGTATCTAACCAAACAGCACGTGTACGTGGTGCTGAGTTTAAGATTCTTAAACAATACGTAGAAGCACTAGAAGCTGCTGAGAAGGCTTCTAAAGACGCTTAATTGTAAATTTAAAAGAGTACACATTAGTGTACTCTTTTATTCCGCACTCTCTTTGTATATAGCGTCCTAAAAAGGTAAAAGAAGATGCCACATGTTACTATCCCCATCGATGATGTTTTTGCTACTATAACACGAATGGTAGCAAAATCAGTTACCGATGATTTAGTCCAACTTACAGGTGTTGATGTAAAAGGTATTCGTTATGGCGAGCTGGGTGATCTTGGTAAAAATCAAACCGCAAAGAATTCATTAACGGGTACACACCTAGAACTTTCAAACAGTGATCATCTATTTGTTGATTATGAGGAAGAGCCTCATGAAGAGCATATGGATATTAGAATTACTGAGGAGGAATTCCCTCCGATTTTTGTTGACAGAAAACGAGGTATTCGAATCACCCCTGGGTATATCAAGGCCAAGTTAAAATTCCAGTACCGATATCGTAACCAAAGCTATACCGAATTAAAGCAGTGGTTAATGCGCATTAAGCGAAACATGGCTAATCGTAAATTAACCAACTACCATGATATCCTCTACAACTACACTCTACCTGATTCAATCATTGCATACCTCTATGATGTTCACAGCATGTCCCAGGCTAAAGTACCTGATGGTCGTACCTTAAGTGAATACCTCTATGCACACTTTTCTGAAGGTCTGTTGACTAGAAGTAATTTAAATGAAACACGAATAGCCCCTGCTATTAATGTTCTCAATAAAAGTTGTCTTGGTAAGTTTACTACAGAGCCACGTATTCCCGAATCTAAACGTGAAGAACATATTAACGAAGTCACGTGGGAGTACGAGTTAGAGTTCGAGTTAGTTAACTCCTTACAGCTGGAGTTCCAAAAGGTTGTCCATAACCAGGTGATCGGTAAAGACTTCATTAATTATTTTTACCCACCGCGAGTTCCAGCAAAAGAGGAATTAGGTGCGGATGTTGTAGGAACTTTTTCTAGCAGCATCCAGCAGTTTAGCAAAGAAAAAGATATTGGCTATCGTAGTCCATTAGATTCATTCTTTGATAATCAAGACCGCTGGCTTCCACCAAAGCCTTTCTATCAGAGCTCTAGTATTACTATAGTCATGGCTCCTATTATTGTTGACGAAACTGATTATAGAAAGGTTTTAAATGTTGAAGACTTCTCGTTAGATTGGGTACCTCAACCCGTACGCGATATCATGAAAATTTATCATGATAAACTACAGTTTAATAATACTGCCCCCTATCGTTTAGAACTTTGGGAGGTTTCGGATTCTGTAGTCATGATGCCAATTGAGGTGGATGATCAGTTGAATGTTACCACTACAATTGATATGAAGTTAGACTGTAGATATTATCTTAGAATTTCAGCACTATTCCAGCTGGATAAATTATCTCCAGAGATTTTAGAGAGTCTAAGAAATTCCCCAGATGATTTCTTATACATCCTCCAGTCCCTAGATCCCGATGTGGTTGAGGAAGATTTAAACCTAGGTCCTAATAACGTTGTCAATCAGAATACCGTTGAGGATCTATTACAGCGAACTAAGCTATCGAGTCGTTATTATCGAGAAACATTCTCACCACAAAGATTTTACTTAGTTATGAATTCAAATGTTGTCACTAGGAGATTATAATGCCACTTCTTAATCACGACGAAGATAATGTCAGTATCGTAGCACCACCAGGGCAGCCAGAGACCCCCACATTAAGTACCGCCTCTGTTTATCAAAACAAAGATGTTAAATGTGATATTACCCCAAATCTATCAGGTAATGCATGGTCTGTTTCTTATTACAACTTAATCATCGGTCAGGATGATGCCGTAGGTAATGTACAGGATATTAATGATCCATCCCTACAGCAGTATGTTAAAATACTGGGAATGCAGTTAAAGATTGATGGGGAGTTATCTCAAACCAATGATCCTCAAACAGGTCAGGTTACTATTACCGGTTCAGCTAATGTTTCTCCGGCAGTACAGCCACAGGTGGGCGATGCCTTTATTGGGGAGATTGATGACGGTACCTTGGGTATTTTTACGGTTACCGATGCTCGGCGCTTAAACCATTTTAAAACCGCTGCCACTGCAATTGAGTTTACTCTTATAGCAGTAGACGATGCCACTATTGCACAGGAATTAGAGACTAAAAAGATATTAACTTTTTACTTTAATCCAAATACAGGTGGTTTAGAGTCTGAACAACAGCATGTCGATAATATCCAAAAAGAACAAGTTATGGAAGGCCTAGCTGATCTTTGGTACCGAGAGTTCTTTAACATCCATAAGCGTACCATATTAGTAAGTGATGGTGGTGCTCTAGATGATACCTATGATCCCTTTGTTCTAGGTTTTTGGAATCGTATCTGTCCAGATGTATACAGAAAGGACTGGAGCGAGGTCGTAGAGTTTGACCTTAGAAACACTATCTTCAGACAAGAGTTTTGGACTATCTGGGATGTTATTGCAGATCAGGATGTAATGAAGTTACCACAGTGTGTTAAACAAATGCATGTTATTGATACCAGTATCTTTGGTACCAGTTGGGTCTATAGAAGTCTATTGGCTTCACAAATCGATAGTGTGATTTTTCCATCTACAGTCGGTAGCGTACAACTTGAGACTGGTACAGATGGTGATAATTATATCTTTAGTGATGCCTTTTATAATAAAGATAAACCTAATCAATCTGAGTTAGAATTACTTACTTGGAAAATTATAGACAAGACTGCAATTACCTTTACTGAAATTATGGACTTTGTTAATACACTTCAGACCATTAGTTCGAAGGATCGTTTTTATCAAATTCCTATTCTGATGGCTGCTCTGATTGTCATATAGAGGAAGTTTTATGTTAGAAGCATCAATATATGCTAAAGATCTTACGAAGGCTGTGGAGGCTTTGTTTAGAACAAAGTTTCCCTGCTGGGCAACTTTATCATCCGCGGTTATTTTACATGATGTTGTTGAAGCTACTGTATTTGATGCTGAGAGCTCAATGGCGGAGGAATTAGTGTCTACATCTAACCGATGTTCAAGTATTAAACACGTTAGCACTAATGAAGATGAATTCCATCTTAGTCTGATGCAACATGGGATTGTGGAGACTTATGACCAATCGGAATTTAGCGAATTAGCCGATGATAGTCTTAATAGTTATACCTTCAGTATACCGGAAATCGCTCAAATCTTAGAAGAGTCTGGTAGTATTATTATTTCAAATCCTAAAGACTGTGTGCGGATTGTAGAGATAATTTCAGAGTATGAAACCGGGGTAAGTAATATGAAGTACTCTTCTCCACACTACACTCCACCGCCTGCTGATGATATGGAAAAGATCCATGATATTTTAACTAGGGTAAAACCAATATCAGATCAATACATGGGGTATTCTACATCGGGTTCATTATTCAACCAATTATTGAGCTTGGCAAATCCACAGGCGTCTTATGATCCAACAACGGATAAACCTAGTGATGCTAATCCAGGTATCAGACTAGATAGTTTTAATAATCTAGCTGAGATTTATACGGGAAGGAGTTCGTTCTATGCTACTTGATGACTCTGTAATTTATGACCGAGTGGTAAAGACCTTTCGCGGAACCCGCCCGGTCTTCTGGAATTTTAATGCTGAGATTTTAATCGGTGATAAAGTAGTGCCCGCTGGAGATGTTTTGGAATTGATTAGATCAGGCTCTTGGGCAGGGCAGGCTATGGAGGATAACATTGTTATTACAACAACGTTTCCACTTAGTACATTTCGAACACTCATTGAGCCTAATCGTAATAATTTACGACTAAGATTAACCAAAACTCTTTTGGGTGACCAAGAACGTATCATAGAAAGCTCTGTAAGCCGCTCTAAGACCTTTAAAGCACATCTTAGTGTAACTACATCACCTTCTATTACAATGGCCAGTGATAGCGATTCAGGGACGACTAGGGAGGATATTAATTCTAATGTTAGAATTGATTTCCAGTTAACTGAACTTGGGTTAGATGAATTTGCTAGCTTTGAACTTGCTGGAGTGTTTAGAGGTGATCGAATACCTTTAAACATGAACACGATATTACAGGGATTATTCTCACAGCCATTAAAATCCTTAGGCGGTAAATCTCTATCTGTCGAAATGTTCAATGCATCTAATGATACGGATTATCGGACTGTTGTGATCCCTAATGGGATAAAACTACCAGATCTTCCAGAATATTTACAAAATAAATACGGTGTTTATTCTAGTGGAATTAGTCGCTATTTTAGAAACGGCTGTTGGTATATATTTCCTACACGTGATTATACTCGGTTTGCTAAGGAAAAGAAAACACTAACTATTCTGGGACTACCAGCGAAAGATATCTCATCCTCAGAGGCTTCGTATGTTGAAGAAGGTGATAATCTCTTTGTTGTAGCAATGGATGGTATTAACCACAGTGATAGCTCTGAAGTATTTCTTCAGAACATTGGTAATGGATATCGTTACACTAAAGCGTCCCACCTTATCGATTTATTCTTTAAGCAGGATAAAGGTGTTCCTGTTATTACCGCAGGTAGAAACCGCGTTAGTAAAGCTGTTGAGAAAAGACCGGATGGATTAAATAATTTTATCATAGATAAGACTTTGCAAACGGATAACCCTTACCGGTTATCCAGCATTGTTACTGAAGGATTAGCGTCTACCATATCAGTGCTCTGGGAGAATAGTAATACTAATCTACTATATCCGGGAATGCCAGTTAAGATTCTTTATATGGTGGCTGGTACATTAAGGTCAATATACGGGACACTGCTGGGGGAACACTCTGTAACTAAGAAGGCCCAGAATAGTCCCACTGATATTCGCTACGTTACTAATACTAAATTACTTATCCATGCAAGACGTGAAAATAAATAGGATCCAACAGGATCCTATTTATTTTTGATTTAATTCAGTAATCTATTGTAATCAGTTAAAAGATAATCGTACATTATCTAACTGGTGATGGACATTATGTCCAATACTTAAGATCTTAATTAAAACCCTCTAAAAGGAAATAAACATGAGTGAATTTTTACTCGAGAAAATCTCAACCCAGACAAACGTTTCAGATATCCTTGCTACACTACTAAGCGATTACTCTGCTGACTTTGGTAACTGGGATGAGCCTCATCACGTAGCGGTGCGACACCAAATTGAAACAATGTTGTTAGAAGCTCCAATTTCTGAAAAAGCCCGTTGGTTAGTTAGTGGTCCATTTGTAATCGAACACATTGTTGAAGCTATTTCAAATATCAGTGCCGAAGAAATGCCTCAGTGGGTATCACCTACTCAGGCCGGTGAACATAATGCCGATGGTATTGCTCGCCTTTACACCCACCTACAGCGTCACGCCAGTGATGTACAGATGGCTAAGTTTCGCCATACCGTGTTAGAGTGGGCGGTTGAAGCTGATCGTGGTTTGACTGAGTCTGATGCACATGCTGCTCGAATCAATGAAATTGAAGCTGAGTGGATGAAGCATGTTGAAGATAACCCAGAGCAAGAAAATCAAGACATGGACTTATTGACTCGTCTTAACAACGAGAGCATGGAACTTCAAACTAAGATTGCGGCTGCCGAAGTAGAATTCAGTGGTGTTATGACCGCAATCAATCACATCTATGCCTGTGGCACACCTGCGTCTTTGCCAGAAGACACTATTGTTGAAGAGCTTTGTGAAATTTCTGATATTGCGCCTATTTTGATGACGGTGGTGTTTTCAAATCCACTACTATCACCAAATGCGGTTGTTGAGCTGGTAACCACTGTTGCTGATCGTCATAAGTGGTTAACTAATGCGGTGTTAGCATTGCGCTTCCCTAAGATCCTTACAGAAGAGCATCTTGAAACCGTAGCTAACGACGAAGCTGCCAAAGAAGAAGAAATTGATGTGGTGGTTCAAAATATTCACTCGCTATCTAATGGTGATGCCGAGCGTATCGATGAACTCTTGTTAGTTCTACAATCTGAGCGTGTGGTAGCTTATTTATCTGAACAGCGTGCAGAATTCATTCAACAGCAAGCAACGATGGGTACCGCCAACGCAAGTGCCATGGATACACTTGTGGTAGATGATCCAAACGCAGAAGATGAAGGTGGTACTGTAGACACTGAAGGTGGTGTTGAGCAGTAATAGCTCCATTTAAAATGAACCAGTAAAAGGACCCTTACTAAGGGCCCTTTTATTTTTTGTACCCTGGAAGGAATGTATGAAGACTGAAGATTTAGAGCGTTATACGCTATTTACTAATGCAACAGCAGATGCCCTGTGGAAGCTCGACCCAGTTGCCATTGAAAAAATGTTAGCTAATCCAAAGGCGGTATCTTTGGACCTTATCAACAAATCTATCATTAGTGCAATAATCCGCTCGCCGCTATTTACCACACATGAGCAGATTGGCTTTGTAGATATTGAGGATGAGGAACTAGGGTTCCCAGATCATAGAAAGAGAAATGAAGATCTGACCTCAGTAGTTAGCGACCATGTTCACATGAGTCAACAAGACTGCATAAAGATTGGTACATACATCACCCCTCATGTTGATGTTGAGCGGTTAGAGGTATTTATCGACTATGTAACAGATCGGTATGGCTGGGAAACTGTTGTTAAAATCTATGAATGGAACCTCGAGTTATCCCGTAGACCATTGATAGATTTGCTAAAGTATGTTACATGTCCAACACCATTGGCCTTTCATTTACTAACACGTGTTCGTATTTTAGGTACAGATGTGTTGGATACAATGGCTGAACAGGTGATTGAAGATGAGTGTACAAACCTAGAGACCTTAAAGTCCTTAAAATTAGCACTTATTCATAACCAAGAAATTCGTCGCTTTAACAAAGTAGCAGTTGAGAAAATGATTACTTATGTTGATGCGCGTTTAGAAGACAGAGGTGAGAGCAATGAAGGATAAGAATATCCATGGCAAACTGATGCAGGAAAAGTATCTTAAGACCTTAGGTCCTCCAATTGTCTCTGTCTCAAATAGACGGGGCCTGATGGGGAAACTTATGCCACATGAGCGCCTTAATGACTTTGAGGTTTCAATGGTCATTAACAATACACAAGAGTGTCTTCATAATAACCTCCCACAAAGTACCGAGTGTCAGTTGGCGATCGACTACCTTTATCGCTCCCCGTTAACAACGGATAGTGAAAGAAAGATACTAGAGCGCTACCATACACATCCGTGGGTTAATTTCAAAGAAAATTCATCACCCCTAGAGCTTTTTGGTGCCGAGTTAAATGACATTTTGAATTATTTAAATGCTGCTCGTCTTCAAATTGATAAAAGTGAATTGGTTGGGATACTTGATTATACCTACTCAAAATTTGGCTGGAAGGGAGTTGTGGATATTTACAACCGCTACCATGATATCCCTAGAGACTATTTAAATAAATACGTTGAGTTAAACTTCTCCATTGAAGTAGCCTATCAACTGATCACTTGTGTTCGTCATCTTGATGAGGATAACTGGCTATGTTTAGAGAAAAACATCTCTCGAGTATTATCAGAGGAACATGTCTCAAAGCATGGTCGTGACGAGAAGCAGGTTCACGCTTTGCAAATCGCACTGTGTTGTCGAAATGTATGCAGCAATACTTACGTAGGTATTAAGCGACGTATTTACGAATTAGTACGGTAGAGAGCCAATTCTATAGGTAATAGGTGGTCTATGATAGACTCTTCTTATCTACCTTGGTTACACTCGCACGGGATGATTAGCTATGAAGGCAATTGAGGAAGGGGGTGTTAAACGACCTATATTGGTTCAGTTGTTCATCACCTGGCTTTTCATTGTCCTTATGCTCTTTAGAGATAATTGGATTTTTAAAGAGCTGGAGATTATCGATGTAGAAATGACTGGGTCTATAGGTAGTGTGTATCTTCAACGGGTTGAATATCGGTTTACTGATAAAGGTCTGTTGGATATCTATGTCTACGAAAGGAAAGAAGATGTAATATCGATATGCACTATTGCGGGATTTACTGATGTTAGATCGTACTGTATTATGCGCGGTGTTAAAGAAGATGCCAAGTGTTTAATACATGTCTATGATCAGTTAATTCCGAAGCTATTGGGTATTAATGCCTGTTTATAAAGGGATCCTTTCGGATCCCTTTTATGTTGGAAAAAATTGAAATCACATATATTGTGAATTAATGTAGGATTAAATTCTTATGGAATATTTAGTGGAAAATACTATTATTCGTAATGGTAGAAAGAGTCATTATTTTGCCTATACAGACGAGGACCGAGTACAAATTTATAATGGTCGAACAGGTAAGGAAATTAAACCTAACAAAGATGGCCTTGTTAGAATGAATCATCCCGAAGGCAGTATTTTAGTTGAACCATGGAAAGTTGCCATGACACTACCATACTGGCAATTGATTTCCAAGGACACGGTGACGACTATCAACGCTCAGGGTCACTGGACTAGCGGTGGTATGGTAAAAATTAAAAGACCACGTATTAAAAGACCACACTATCGAGACGTATTCAAGTCACCCGGATTTGCCCCAGTATGCATTATTGTCCAGAAATTTTGGAACAACGGACAGCGTCTTACAGATGGATCCCCTATTAAGCGATTTACTCCAGACGGCAGTGTTCGGCTTGAGAGTCCGAAATTCTCACTCACTCAAACACTTTACTCCTCTTATGGTAATACTGGTGATGGTCTATTCACAAACATCTGTAGATTGACGGTTGTTGATATCCATGATGGTAGGTTAAAGATCCATAAAGTTAAAAGTCATGACTGTGAAATGAAACTGGCTATCAGACACAATCCTTTTGTGATACAACGTGTTCTGAAGAAGTATCGCCCCAATAAAAAAATTCCCCGTGAGCTAACTTTACACAATTTATTAAATCCCACTAAGCTTAAAAATCCGTTTATTACCATTCAATATAAAGGTAAAAAATTAAAGTGGGTTCCCGGTACAGATTTATTTGTGGGTGTAAAATTAGTATATCGAGTTTTCGGCTTTACTGAGTTAAGAAGGGAGTGGCCTACCAAAGATAATAAGTACAGTACCAAAATCTTCGGTCTTAAAACCCGCAAAGAGTTATTAGAATTAGCAGAGTCTGAAATTGTCAGTTTAATTTAAGGAAATATTTGATGAAAATAATCAACCCATTTACCTTAGTCCGTTCTGGACTATTTAATGTTGTTCTATTCCTGGCGAATATGATAAACATCCCTCTTCGCAAACTTGGTGAAGGCGTCTGGTTTCAGATGGTAAGAAATGAACGACTTATTCTTCATTATAGCCAAAGTGGTAGGAGCCTTGATGTTTCTCTCAATATATTCTCCACTAAGAATGATGCCCTTGCTCTCAAGGTTGTTATTGGTGATGATTTTGAAGATACGTTTGTCTTTTGCGTAGCCATTCCATGGTTAGTGCGCTTTAGATTCTCAATGGATGGTCCTGTCACCCGACTCCACCGCTGGATTCAAAGAGATGGTTACCATGGTCGGGAGTTTGGCTTTCGGTTAACTTTGGAACACTGTGGTTTTTACTGGTGGCATGACCAGGGTGGCTTCTCCACCCATCGTGGGTGGGATTATAGCTTTGTACCGGAGGATGTGTTAAAAGGCCGTCATGAATATATTTCTGAAGAGGACAGTAGGAAGGTCATTGTTGGCACTGTTCCAGCACATGACGAATATCCTGAAACAGAAGTTACTCTAACTGTAATTAAGTACAATGTCACATTAAGGTACTCGAGGTGGTTTAATGTAACAGGTTATAGATATCATGTCATTAGCGAGGAGCCTGTATTAACACCCGGCAAAGGTACTATGGACTACAACTGTGGTGATAATAATTCTAATATAGATATCTCATTTGCCATGAACGACAAAAATAGTTTTGAAGATGCGGCACTGGCTGCGGTCGAGGACCAATATCAGGTTCGTCTTAAATACCCCCTATAAATAACTGGTAAGGAAAAAACCATGTCAAAAAAAGAACAACGACTAAAGCAAGCAGAGCGTGTTGATGTTATTTTAAATAGCATTGATAAGTTAATTAATGATGGAGAAGCAACCTGGAATAATATCCAGGGGGTTATCAATGATAATGGTCTTATTGCATCCCCACTATCTTATACCACTAATCACTTCCCCAGACACAAGGCTCTGTCTAAGCGTATTAAAAAGCATGTCCTTAGTCTTCCGGAAACTAAAGCCATTTACGCTGCAGCGGTAGAACCAGGAACAACTGCTAAAAGAAATGTAGCTGTCCTTACTAAGCGCAATAAGAAGTTAATGGAAAATATTTCGTTAGATACAGCGTTGATTGTTCAAAAGTCTGTAGGTCATTATGTGGACATCGCTGCTAGTGAAGCAATTCGAGTAGGTTGTTTTAAAGACTATCTGGATTGCATTAGTCCTGATAATGAATATGGTCGCCAGCGGTATTGCTTCGCATTTTTAGAATACTGGGGTGATAAAGTTTCAGATGAAGATATTAATGTGATGCGAGATATTGTTCTTTCGAATGGTACAAACCGTCAAATAGCCGTCGCTAATTTCTTTAATGACCGATTAGTCTCACACTTATCAACAGATGTTTTAACTAAAGCATTCTTATCCTTTAAAGAACATCTCGATTCAATGGTGGCTGATCTGGGTAAGCTAATCACTTACGATTGTGATCGCGTTAACACTCTTAATCATCATCATATGCAAAAATCGTAAAATCGGAAAAAAACAGAGGACCCGACATGGGTCCTCTGTCCGTAGCGATAGCATCCCGTATATAGTTAGGAGGTGGAGAAGTACTATCTGCGTCTGACTAAAGAGCCAGATATATAATAAGTATCAATTGATAGGAAATCGATATGAGGGAAAATCAAGAACGCGGTAATCTTAAAAGTGTTCTTTTTATATTAGGATTATTAATCATTCTAATAGCATTGAACTTGGTATGCCTTGACAACATACGAAAGACTGATACTCGTGTAGTATCGAGTATACCAGTTGGTTCAGTAAAACTGATGAACAGATCATCGGTAATAACAGATAAGCTCTTTGCTGAAACGAATCTTAATAAAGGTATTAAAGAAGTCTTTCAGGTAGGAGAAGACTTAAAGTTAGTTAAACGAGTCAATAGCAATATATCCATTTGCAATGTGTCTAACATTTGTGTAAATGTAATTAATTATCAACATATCCTGGAGGGGTATAATGGAAAACCTTACCGACAATAAAAGCTTCATGGGTCTCATCAAGGTAATTATAGCTGTAGTAGCTATCTTTCTAATGTTTGTTTTTATCAAATTTGATAAGAACTTTGTAGAGCCTATCGTTATATTTGATGCTGGGAAGTTTGTAGATGTTAAAATTGATTCTAAGTATACCAGTAGTAGCTTAGGTTTTTTATTAATTACAACATCTAATGCTGAGTATCTGACCGTTGATGTCACCGGAGCGCTACCGGGTGATCCAATGGTGGTTAAGTATTATAGACCGAACGATGTGCGATTGTGTACCAAGAAAGATAACTCTTGTATTTCAGTTATGATGGTAGCAGATCTTAAACATAGAGAGAGTCCCTAGGGACTCTCTTTTATAGTGTCTTTATTTTTTTGGCATTGATTTGTGCATCTTGATGGAATTAAGTTGTTTCCTAGTTTCTTTAATTTCACTTTCCGTTGACTCGATAGCTCTCTTAAGTTTTTCCACCGCTGCTTTCGCATCTTCTTGATCTTCAATAATGGATTGCGGGATACTTCCACTTTCGCTTTCATACTGATGAATTTCCCTACGTATTTGTCGTTCTTCTTTTTTACGATAGTACTGATCTTGCTCTTGAATACGATGAAGCATCTCAAGGTTCTTTAGCTTATTCTCAAAGTAGTGTTCTTGAGAACGCCATTGTAGGGCCTCGATATCTAAACGAGAGTCCTGCTCATGTTTTTCAAACTCGACCTTTGATACAGGGCTAGATATTTCTAACCCTAATGCTGCTGAACAACTAGTGACGATGACAATCGCCCCGACAGTAATAGCAACAACTTTCTGCCAGGTATCTAGACGACTATATTGATCTTTAATTGACATAATGATGATCTCCTATCGCATGACTATGGAAGGTGTTTCGGCATTTTTATTTACTTGAGATTCACTTGAAAAAACCAAGCAACCGTCCCCGTAAATGTTAACAACATCACCCCGTTTTGTCGGTACAGTTTCCCAACTCTTACCGTTTAATATGTTAAGTTGAAAACCATTTGGTTTTTCAACAATTCTAAAGTTCTCACAGGTTAAAGAAGTTACTTCCCGCTTCTGCGTTGATTCCATCCTGCTATTAATAATAACCGAAAACATTTTTTATTCATCCTCCCAACCATCATCTAGGTTGTCTGCTGCTATACTTGGCAGTTTATCTAAGCCACCAGGTTCTTCTTTACCGTGATCTGGAACAATACCGCCAAATTCCTCAAATGGGTAAACAAAATGTAAATGCGCCTCTGGTGTTAATTCGCCCCCACGATGTTTACCACGAGATACTGTAAGATATTTCCGACCATCTCCATGTTTAACAATGTGCATTACAAATTCCAAATCAAGCTTTTGATGAAGACCTTTGCAATATTGATACCAACCACCAGTCCTTACAACCTTGGTTAGTGTCGTTGGAAACTCTCGCGCTCTTTCCTCTGCTTGAGTTGATAATTGATGGGCTGTGAAACAAGTAATAGCCTTTGGGTGGCAGTAATTACGTACTATCTGATAGCCATTCATGATTCGAATGTCTGGATTAACCCCAGGGGTATTATCTGCTGTTAGTGTTAGATAGTCGATAACAAGTGCATGGATCTCATAGCCATCCTGTACATATTTGTCAACAATGCTTACTACATCGTAAGCTGATAGTCTGCCTGGGTCATGGTGCTCAAGTCTAAATGTGTAACCCAGTTTAGAGAAGTATTCACTAACATAAGTAGCCGCTTCATATGGATCAATATCGCGGATGTTAATGCGTTTCTTATATTCAATCTCATACAACTTCTTGTACATGATCAAAATGTCTTGGTCAACTGTGTTCTCAAATGAAATACGAAGAATTAAAGGTTTCTTCGTATCATCAATCATGACCGGTTCATTATACCTAGGGATATTTAAACACAGGTCAATAAGGATACCAGACTTATAGTTGTGTGATAAAGCGCCAAAGTTAACCATGTAGCCACGAGCTACACCGTTGTGTTCACCACATGCTCTATCTAAATATTGATAACCGGTTTTAAGTGTACGCTCATCCGAGAACTGATCACGAGACTTTTCTAAAGCACGGATAATACTTTCTGGATCATCCGTACTAATACTTCCGGTAAGATCGCCTACATCATTACCGGAGGCTACTGCATGCTCCTCCAGCATATTAATCATGTTCTGCGCAAATACTTTATAATCTTCTACCTTTTGGGTAAAGTTCAATTCAGTATTCGCCTGCTGAATTGCTTTTCTTAACCTTTCTTTCTTAGCATTATGTCTTAACTCAGTTAACATTTCACGAGTTAGAGCTTCTGCCTCAATCATTGAAACATCACGCAGCATTTCAATAGCGGTGTCAATATAAAAGTTATTACCTACCAAATTAACTTTTAATCGCGTGATTAAGTTTTCTCTACTAAATTGAAAATCAGTATCTACAACCTGACTTAGCATCCACTCCGCAGTACTTTTTAATGCATCAATGGCTGAATCTTCAGAGCCAATAGACGCGTTATTATTTTCAACTTTAATATCTATTAACGAATCACGTACCTCATCATAGATACTCTGATTGGAATCCTTCGAGAAATTATTGAAGTACATAATTCCAATACTTTTGATTAGCGTTAAAATTGTATTTTCTATCACTTTATTTAATCCTATAGCTTAATACTAAACCATTTTCAGGTATAAGATAATGTTCGATATTTATTTTTTATCATTTGATAAATTTACAGCCATTCAAGAATTAGACCCTACCCTATCCTGTTTTACAAAACATAATCGCAAACGTTTAATCCCAGCTAATATACTTAATGGTATAGAACGAGATACCGCATACCAAAATAAAGGTTCATGTGGGATATTGCGTAAGTATGATCTGTCTTATAACGAGGATGAAGATGTTGTAAGGAGTTATCATATATGTGACGACACGTGCAAGGCCTCAGCTGGCACTTACACAGAGTTGGGCGCTTGTTGTCCTGATAGTAAGACATTGGTTATTTATGAAACGAATGTTGAGCTTTCACAAAGTCCTCAGGAAATGAATAATCTTCGTACGATTTTAAAAGCGTTATCAAAAGTAATGCCTTTAAAAGAGCTTATTTCATTGCCGCTGTTTAAACAGGCTGTTATCTAACGGCTTTTTTCGAAAAACGCTTAATTATTTTTGTTAACGTTAACTTAGGAAAACAAAATGTCAAAAATTTATAAAAACGGTAAAAAGAACAGCTACGACGTAGCTATTGAAACCTTTACTGGTATCCTTGCCGATGACGGCCACAATCTTAATGAGATTGGTGAGCGTGTTCCTGCTTTTGAAGCATTAGTTGATTCAGATGCGGTAGCTGTTCAAAATACTTTCACTGAGATTGCCGGTAAGCTTGAACAAGACAACCTTCTTGCCAAAGTATTCCCAGGTGCTAGTGAAGAGCAAATCACAATGGCTACTGAAGCTGCCACAATCGCCCTTGCTATTTCTAGTAATGAAGAAAGTGCTTCTGCTTGGATGTCAGAAATGTCAGCTAGCCGTGGTAACGGTATTGTTGTTGATCCTTCAAAAATGGCTGGTGGTCACTACAACGACGTAATTGCCCAAGAAGGTTTTGATCCTGCAAGTGCTAACAAATACGCCCAGGTTTCAGCGATGGTTGCGGCTCGTACTACTATTCAAGAATCTTGGATGGAAGCACTATTCCCAACGTATGTTACCACTGGTAACGGTATCGATATTAAAACTAACGTTCCTCGTATTTGGAGCGGTTACAAGCATAGCCTTGGTGGCGCTGCTGGTGAGTATAAGAAGCATTCTTTGATTGACTGCTTAATCGATTCTGAGTTAATCGATGATGAAAGTGCAGTTAAAGTTGTACCTTACGTTGACACTGCAACTGCGGCATACCTTGTTGCAAGTGCTGATGTTGCAACTAAGAACGTAATGGTTGGTAATGTAACTGTTGAAACTCGTCCTTTGAAATTTGGTCAAGTTAACCTTAAAGGTGTTTCACAGTCTCCAACTTTACTAGGTGGTAATGTTTACACTCACGAAGACACCCTTGATCCAGTAATGGGCCTAGGTACTGTTTACATTAAAGTTACTGAAGGTAGTAATAACTCAGTTCTTTCACAAGATACTGAAGGTCAGTTTGGTGCACTACTTGCTCAAACTATCGATGGTTCTGATCACGATTACATCGCTGTATCAAATACTCACATCTATGCATCTGAAGTTGATCTAGCTGCTAGCGCAGACCAAATTAACTCTGCATTAGGTGGTGCTGCTGGTGATAAATTCTCTTTAGAATTTGTACTGAATGTTTCTGCTCGAGTTAACACTGAAACAGCTGAAGCTGAATTCACTGCTGGTTCTTTAGCACTAACTGGTGTTATTGATAAAGATGGTGTTGAAATTACTGGTGCTGCGTTTGATGCAGTTGTAGCATTATTAACTCTTGAAGCAGTTGGTATTGACCCAGACATCCGTCGTACTAATAGCAACATGCGTCAACTAGGTATCTTGAGTGACCTAGATGTTAACAACGGTTATCGTCTAGCAATTAAGAGTGGTGGTCCTATCGCCGCTACTGCACCTGTTAATAAGCAAACTCGTGCTACTGTTGAAAGTCTTGCTGGTATCGTTGCTGTACGTAACCGTGCTAACGCTGTACGTGCTATCAAAGGTATGATTGCTACTCTACAATCACAAGGTGGTTTCGCTAGCAACAGCCCTGCTATTGGTCGTGCGTTTGTTAAGCCTACTTTCGTTGAACATTTGATTGACTTTGATACTGACCTAGTTGGTAACAACAGTAAAGATAACTTGGTTAACGTTGAAGGTCTATTGACTTCTGTAGTTGTATCTACTGCTAACCAAATGGTTTCTGAATCAGGTTATGACGCTGCTGCAGAATACGTTACTGGCGCTGCAGACGGCTATGAAGTTGTTGTTATCACTTCAAGTGATATGGGTAACTACCTACAACGCGCAGGCATCGATCGTGGTAAGACCTTCGGTGGTGTTGCAGACTCTGTAACCGCTGCTAGTTCTGAGAAATTCTTTAAAGATAAGTTGTTAGTTGCTCTACGTCGTAAAGATCGTGGTGATCAACCACATCCACTAGATTCTGGTGCACACGTTGTAGCTCCTTCGGTTGTTTACGATGCTAACGTATCATCTGGTGGTTCTACTCGTAAACTTGTTCAAATGATTCCAATGAGTTCTCACTACGCATTACTTCCAGTATTGGGTGTGATTAACTTGGTTAATCAAGACAAGCTTTTCACAACTAACTAATCTTAGTTGATTGAATAAAAGCCCCTGCATTAGCAGGGGCTTTTTGTCCGGACTATTGAACTTATAATCAAAAAAATCTTATTCGTACATTATCTAGTTGTATCTATTAGAGGTATTGAGGAATTAGAAAAACAATATGAGGAATTCATCAACGGAACCGGAACCTTTAACTATTTCGGATGTTAATGATGGTCGTGGTTTACACAGTGTGTATAAAACCAACCTACCTAAGTACCATCTAGCGGATAGAACTATTGATGTTAACAATGAAGTTCTATTAAAACGCATTAAGCAAAACACTACAGCCGTAGCAACTAGAAACCTCTATATTCACAATCACAGTAAGTGCGACCTATGGATGGTTAATCGAGATGGTGTCATTACCTATTTATTCTCTAAGGTAGTCGATAACACTGCATCCTATCAACGTAGCCTTACACCAAGCATTGATGGACTTGATAGAGGAGCCAGTGATACTGGTTTGATTTATTTTCAAGTTAATTATGCAGGCTCTACACGTGATCGATATATGGGACCATGGGAAGATTTGATTCCAAAAGAATCTAATTTCGCTAACCCTAAAGAGGCTAGTCGCAATTACATTAGAGGTGATGATGTTATTCATAGCTATAAAGTGGAAGATGTTATTCATTCTCCAAATGGGATTTATATTCCTATAGCCGATGCAGTCATTTATTCTAGTAAAGAACAAGCGGAGAGGCTAGGTCATCCATTTTGTCAAGAGTTTAATAAGGTCATTGATCTTAATCGCTTTGATAGATATGGTGATCATACCAGTGCTGTAGTTAGTATTCGTGCAGTTAATAATAAATTTCCAGGCTATGTATACTGGACAATTATTAATAATTTAATTTATCCTATCGTAGCCATCGAATCACCTGAAGAAAAAGACGGATTTTATTGTCTTGGCTTCTTTGAACTAGATGGTATTCCTGAGAAAAACAGGCGTTATGAAACCCATTATTCTTATGAAGAAATTCTTCTAGAGGATAATAAGCCATTTCAAATCTATGCATCTAAAGCAGAAGCTGTTAGTGCTATTAACAGTAATGATGTTTTACGACCAATGATTGAGTTGAAAGCTAGAGAGATGGAGCTGGAGTATAAAGAACGCCATGATTCGATTAAGAGGGAACACGAGGAAATTAAATTTAAGCATGATAGGGATATGTTTGAGCTTAAACAAGCTGCTGATGTTGCGGAGGCTAACTTTAGAAAAGCTAAAGCAGAGGCAGAAGAGATTAAGCTAGCTGCTAAAATGAAACATGATGCAATCCAGGCTGAGAGAGATGCAGCATTGAGCAAGGTCAAGAATTACACAGATATTATCCGTGTAGTGGGCGGTCTTGTCGGTGTGGTATTAACAATCGCTGGTGTTAAAGCAAAAATGTGAGTTGTGTAAAATATGATTCGATTAACTGATGACTATGTTGCATTATTTAAAATAAAACTCAAAAGCTGGAAATGGGGAAGAAAATGCTTGATCCATTAATGGTAGAAGCTGTTAATCGTCGTAGACCGACGATGAATAAAACTATCTGTGAGGGTGTTGCGGTATCACAGACCAAACACGTGCTAGAAGAGGTAAATCGCTATTGGCTGGCTGCAGCTGAAGGTTTTCCAGAAGGACTAGCATATACTGGCTGTAAACCGTGCACACCCTTAGAGGAGTTCCAGGAGACTGTTAGAATGCGTAGACAATTTTCTATCGCTAAATCTGATGTCTTCATGGCTAAATTTAATTTTAGCTGGCATGGTAAACATTTAACTACACGCTATATCCTCCTACCCTATGTTAGGGATGGTGGTCTAATGTTTTTAAATGGTACCCAGTATAAGGTCAGTCCGGTTATTGGTGGGCGTATTTTCAATATTGAAAGAAAGCGCATTTACATCCAGGTACCTAGGGCTAGACTTATTGTTGATAAACATGATTATAGATTCATGCTTAACAACCAGCAAGTGAATGCACCGATCGTCCATACACGACTTTACAACATTGTAAATGCCACCGATCGTTCAGCTAGACACTGTACACTACTTCATTATTTATTAGCCGATAAGGCCTTTACAAAGGTCATGAAAGAGCATTTTAATGTTGATGCAGTATACGGTGGGCCGGAGCTAGATCAGCTCATGGAAACTGGAGAGCATATTGTCATTAGATCTGTTAGACTTCCTCCTAACAATAAAGGTCGCAGTCAATATGTTCCTTCAGACATTCGCATTGCTATTCCCGCCGATCAATATGTAAAAGAATTAGACACTGTATTTTCTGCACTCTTTTACATCATTGATAATTGTAGTGAAACTGTAACTCCAGATGATTTCGATGAACCGGAACTTTGGACACGTATCCTTTCTCGCTTTATCTTTAAAGTACCTGATTCCCCAGGTAAAAGCTACTCTACAATGTTAACGCATATGGACTCCGTTAGAGGTTATATGGATAACGAGTTTAGAAAACTATTAGCGAGCGAAGGCATTGTTTGTAAGTCATTCTTTGATTTCCTGGGATATTTAATTACTAATTTCCAGGACATTATCGTTCATACTGACGAAGGTAGTATGTATGACAAAGAACTCACTACAGTAAGTCACCTATTATTTGATATTCGTTCTAATATTTTCACCTTCCTTTTCCAACTATCAAATGAAAATCCAGAGCGACTAGATGAGAATAGAATTCGTAAGAAATTCGATCAAGTCCTGCGTAGGGATAAGATCTTCTCTACACACAGACATGGTGAATTGACTACAGAAAGTATCGCCACCGACTGTAAGCCGTATTCGGCAACTTGTAACCTGGTATCAGCCAATCGTGCATCACGGGCAGGTCGCGGGTCCAAGAAAGCAAAAACCTCTGTGGAAGCTTCACAACTATTACATGGAAGTCAGGTAGAAGTCGGTACGTTTTATATGATGTCTAAAGCTGAGCCTACGAGCAGGGCGAAAGCTAATCCGTTCATGACCCTTAGTAACGGATCTGTTATTAGACAAAGTGAGCAAATGAAAGAAGAAATTGAGTCTTTACAAAACTTAATTTCTCTAGGTAAATAAAATAAATTGGAGAGAATGGGATGGACATTCAAAATGTCACAAGATCGGTAGATAGCATTCTACCACAGGTGGTAAGAAATTTAAATATGGAACGGTATGCAAATGCCCTACCTAATGAAATGGCGGTCGTACGGGATTATCTTATCCACGGAATGTTTTATACAGGCATCGCTCAGAATATGACCCCAGATACAGTGGGGAATTATGCCTGTGCGATCGTTAGTGCTTTCTTCCATAGAATTCTTCACCCCCAGGGTGTTAATTTCCAGACAACCCAAGCTGCTATGAATGCACTTCAGGATCTGGAACACGCTATTGCAGCAGGCGTACAGGCAGATCAACCGTTCCATAATAGCGGAAGTTATGGTCTTCCTCAAGATAATAGCGGTGGCTTCTATAATAGCCAACATGTTGATGTTCGTGCTGGTGGTCGTGGTCAGCAAGTCGGTGTTAATAATGGCAACTTCTATGACAATTTCCATGATGTCCAGAATAACAATCGTCATGCTAAACAGACATGGCAGCAGTCTAATAACAACTCTAATGTAGTAAATCAAAACGCAGCTCCTACAGCATACCGAAAAGCTCCGGTGGAGACGGGTGAATTTGATATGTCAGATTTTACAACAACCCAGGAAAAGGAAACAGAAATGAAAGAAGCCGATCATAAACCCTACTTCGGTTCATTTAACAAAGGTAAACCGGCTGACCCGGTGGTTGAAGAAATTAAACAAGAGATGGCTGTAGAAGCAGAAGAACAGCCAGCATTCTCAATTGAATTAGAAGGTAGTCTTGTTGGCGATGAGTATATTGTCGATGGTATCACAGCGCGCCCTTGTTTTAATAACATTGTGAACTTCATTCCTCATACAAGTGAAGTAAAAACTACTGATGGTGAAGTACATGAACTGCCTCCGTTTGATGGATACATGTTCCGCTATGTTACATCAAATTTATGCAGTCCCTATGTTAAGTTAAAAGATAACCAAGACAATGCGGTTACTGACTTAAGTCAGACCATTGATGATATTAATCGTGCTATCAGCGAATGTATTTGTAGTGATGATATTGATGTTAAAACTATCGACGGTTTGATCACTGATCTTAATCATATTCAAACTGAATCTGGCGTTAATGTTCAGTCTGTTTTCGATCGCATTATTACTCGTCATATGAATATGGCAATTAAGGCAACGATGGGTAGCGATACTACAATTAGCCTACCATCATTCTTTACTACCTATTCTGAGATTATGAAAATCATCCAGGATCAATATGGTCCTGCTGCTCGTAGTGCTTTCTATCAGCGATTCCTTATGTTAATGGAAACATTAACTGTTAGCCTACTATGCGAAGATGACAGTGCTAAAATTGGTCATATTAACATTGGTCAAACTGTGCCGGTCTTATATGTTGATGAAGTAACTCATTATTCTTCAACCCGTTGTGAAATTATCTCAAGCAATGATAAGTTTAAATCTTTGATGCAAGAGATGTTGCATAAAGCGTTAGAAATTGTAGACTTCTTCTATCTATCAGATAACGCTGGTAACATTTATATGGTGAACTGGCAGGGCTTCGGTAATCCTTCAATTTCTAAAACTATTGAGTTCCAACTTTAATATTTTCCAAACATAAAGAGAGTCCCTAGGGACTCTCTTTTATAGTGCCTTTATTTTTTTTTTACTAGAATCACTTTCACCTACCACATCAGATACTTCTACTATCTCCGGTACTTCTTCCTCGTTGAAGACATACTCTACTTCTGGGGAGTCTATTTCATGATTTACTGATGCATCTTTGAGAACATTCCCATCTTCATCTCTAGAAGGCTCTATAACGCCCTCAGACTGGTTTTTATCGACAATGGATCTAAGTCTACTAAGTTCTTCTAAAATAGCCTCTGTGTCTATTTTAGACTGATTTCTGTCTTCCTTCCTTCGATTACATATAGCACGTTCATAATACTTTCTTCTTAGAAAGCGAACAGCCTGCCATGATATCTGAACTAACAGTGCTAAAAAAGTAATAACAAGAATAGTAATCTTAAGTAAATCTTCTAAATTTACTGTAAGGAAATAAACATGCCCATCAACTGTTGAAAACAATTCCATAAGTTTTAAACTACCAGAGGGAACTGTTTCCGTAGAGGCCAGAATCGAAGGCTTACCGATATCAATGAACAACGCAATTGAGATATAAACCATATATGCAAAGAAGCCTGCAAAGTGAGTAATCATCTCCCACGCTGGTCCCATGATGTGGGCAATTTCAGATTTAAGCGAGTCCATTTAGAAACCCTCCCATCCTTCAGCTGGATAATCACCACTACCTGCACCTATTTTCTCTGAACATCCAGGTCCTATCTTTTCCCATACATATGTTTTATGCGGGAATACACGTTTAGAGCTACCATGGTTCTCCATGGTCTTTGTACCATGGTCTTGGTCATTTAAAGATAAAGTATTCATATTGTTTCTGTACTCATTTTAAGGTCCTAAATAAAAGGGATCTTATTCAGATCCCACTAATTGTGCATGTAGATATAAGGCGATGCAAAAGGCATCTACTGAATGCTCATCTATTTGATTAACGTTGAAAGTTATCCCTAGTTTTTTCAAATAGGAATTTAGCGCTTTTGTCATAAGGTCCTTATCATTAGAGTTACCTTTGACGCCCATAAACTTTTTAACGCTGGCGGGATCAATAACATTAACCTGAGTAATGGGACTGTAGTCATATACACTTTGTTTAATTTCAAACATTAGTTCTGATAATGCCTGAAACGTAGTAGCAAAGCTCCCACTGTATGAAGATTCAGCAACAACAAAGTCGGGTTTATAGATATCTAATAATCGGTATAATTGAACACCGACTGTCTTTATAAGGCCAAAACGCTCTCCATTCAATCCAGCAAGACCTTTTAGGTTACGTAGAGATAATTTAGATTGAATGGTTTCTACAAACACAGGCTTAATATCAAACGGATTATCAAAATCATAATCTAAAATAACAACCCCGGTTGTTTTAGTACCGGGGTCAAGACCTATGATTCTGATATTTCTTTTTTCACCCATACCATATTACGGTGTAACACTGCCAATAGTTGGCAATAGGCGGAATGTGTTAGATAGGCTGTAGCTTAGTTTAACACGAGTAGGTGAGAACTGTAGCGGCTGATGGGTACTAACGAAGTTCATAATCTGGGCGTGGGTAAGTTCTTTAAAACCACCAGTGATATCTTTTTCAAAACCAGATACAATACCTACCTCTGAAATAGTAGCATAGCGCAAATCATTGTTATGAAGGATGCGTACTGCATTAATAATCTCTTGAATATCAGAAGAATCTAATTCCATTGAGATATTAGCTTTAACAACAATAAATCTACCATCAGTACCATTAGGCAACGTATTGCTCACAAGTACCATAGGTGGATCTAAGTTAGTTACAGATGGTACATATTCTTCATCTGAAGTAATAACACCATTCGCCACTTCGATCACACGTGTTTCTGTATTACTTGAAACAAAATCCATTTTGCGCAAGTAATATAGCGCATACATTGTACCATTAATATCTTGTTCAACACGAACTCTATATTTCTCACGCTCTGCAACTGAAAGATCATTGGCTACTTCACGCATGATGAATGGCATATGTTCCTTTAAAGCAGCATCAGTAGGACTGTGCTCGATTGTGTCAGTTAAACCTTGATCGCCTACACCAACCGCGTTTCTATGACCACCACGGCCAATGGCAATGTATCCAATGCTAGGATATTCATCAGCAGGTACACTTTCACTGGTTAAAATATTAAACTTTTCATTTAGCGTAGAATACTGATCAACCGCAAAGGCAATCTTAAGACGTTCTAATAATTCTAGCTTTGTATGATGAATAGTTTTTACAGAATTGTCAGACATATTCTTTCTCTTTAATAAAATTATAAATGGCAAGGCTTATAGCCATGACCTAGGGAATTAATTATACAATTGGATAGTCGTATTAACCAAGAACCTGGCGATGCAGTTGCTCTAAGGTTTCTTTAGAGTAGATGGGACGTGGTGATAAATTATACCCCTCCAATAGACCCTCCATGGGATCTTTTGTAATATCCATATCTTCTAATATCCGTATATCACAAGCAACAGAAAAACGTTTCCATGTAGGTAGATCGATTCCTAACCAGTACGCAAAGAATAGATCATTCTGCAATCCATTACTTTTAAAACGTCTAACTAATTCAATAAAGATCTCATCACATTCTGCAGCAATGCCCCATGCGATAGGCCTTGTGTTATTTTTTGAAAGATCCATAATCTCATCGGTACTCCAGTATTGTGCAAAGTCACTTTCCTTATAAGCATTGCCTGGAATTTTCCAATATTCATTTGGATCGAATTTGGTGGCTAATCTAATAGCCACCCCCTTTAAGATATCGTCATCATTATGAATGATTAAAACCGATAATGAAGTTTGCATAAAATCACCCAACCTTATTTAATGGCTAAATATCGCTTAGCGTAAAGTAGTAGACTATCCCATTCCGCATCTGTTAGAACTCTGTCAATAACACCGGCTTGCTGCACCTGTGCATTTCGGTTACGCTCCGCGGTAGAGATATTCTGCTGCAATGGATCATGGAAGATATTAAGATCCCTAATATTTGCAACTAGGTTTAAGTCTAGTGGGAAGACTTCCTTGATACCATGACTTGGTATATGGACAGTATGCGTGCCGTTAGTATGATCAATACTAAAACCAATAAGCACTCTGTTATCAAAGAATGGGACTGTTGTACCATCATTGTACTGTCTTTCAAAGCCAACACCCGTACCCCAATCAGCTACATAACTTAACGTATTGTTGATTCTGCCAGCGGCCCAATGTCTAGGACTACTACCTGATTCATGTAGGCCAATGAAATGCGCAAAATCAGCATTGAAGTTCGTACGTGTTTCTTGACCCTGTGAAGATCCCACGGTATACTCTAGTCGACCACCCACTAACGCCTGCACGTCGTTTAACCCACCAGAACCTGGTTGAATTTCACCCACGCACCAGACCGTATAATCACTATTTTTACTAACGATAGGATTCATATCTACATGTGGCATGTTTTTATTATACCCATATAGTCCATCTTTACGATTAACATTAGGTCTAAAGCTAGTGTTGTTTTGTAGCCAACTGTTGTTATTACCCGATGCATCTTCAACTACACTAATAGAGCCAAAGGTAAGATCATTGGCACTACCTGGTAGACTCTGGAAGTTAGAAAGGGCAATGTCTAATAGAGCGCCGTTCTCACCGTTATTAAATAGGTTACCAGGCTCCCAGTGTTCATTAGTAATTCCAAGCTTATCCTTACTTACTGTCTTAATTGACATATCAGTAAGTTTAATACCGTTACCAGAAACAATGTTCAACATTAATGGCGGTGTCACTGAAAAGCGGTTACCGGTATCAAAGCTATAAACTACATTTCCATTGTGAATATATTCATAGACTGTTCCTGTCCTACGCATCTTAAATACATCCGATGGCTGGAATGAACTTGCTATCTGAATATTACTAGGGGATCCAGTCTCCAAACCATATTCTTCTCTACCGGCACTAACAGCACCTGTGACAAATGAATAGTTAAAGAAATTATAACTATGGAATTTAGCTTTGTTTCTATCGGGTACTGTTTGCAAACCTACATGGGCACGAACACCTGTGGGTGATACAATACCATCATCAGCAACCTTAAATGATAATTCAAAGTCTCCATAGAGAATGGCTTCTGGATCATCAACACGACCGCCGTAGCGCCACCAGTTATAAACTGACCCTGATGCACCAATGTCAACAGAGCCCGCCATGTAATTAGCGGGAACAAGTGCATCGCTTGTATTCCAACTATGTGTAACACCGGGAATAATAATAGCATCATAAGGACCAGCAGAACTTTCAGTAGCATCACTTCCTACCACATATAGTCCTCCGATGAAGAGTCCATCCCATCCATGTACGATCAATCGTGCAGGCAACGCTAATTCATCGGTGTACTGATTAACGACATTATCATCTACAATGTACTCTACATTAACTACGGGCTCAGGACCACTAGTGTCAATGGTTCTATGTATTTCAACATGTTTAGGACCAGCCGTTAATGGAATAGCGATTGTACCACCAGAGCCATCTGGCATTTCTATTTCGGAAGTGTCCTTTACTCTGAAATAATATGGCGGTAGTGGCGCGGTACGGCTAGCTAGATCCTGCCCAACAAAACACATACCAACATAGGCATTACTTGTTAATGGTGCCGGACCAGCTCCTACAGGCTGAGATAGTGTTGCAAATAGACTAAAGCTATCGAAAAAGGTTGTTTCTGCCGCACCTTGCACATAGCTGCTGTTAGCACTATTGGTTAGATATGCACCAGCACTGTAATAACTTGCGTTATTCGTTTCACCAGCCCACGCATGCGTTTGACCAGGAACAACTGATTTATTACCGAGTGATTCGCCAGTAATTTCTTCTTCAATTTTAAGGTCAATGTTTGTTAGCAGTACTCTATCCTTTTCAATTTCCTGCTCATTACCAATTTCAATACCCACTTCCATTTGAGCACCTACTTCCTGTTCTTGAAGTACTTCCAGTTGTAGACCGTCGTCTTCGTCATCAGTTAAGATATCAATCTCATGGTCTTCTGTATTGGTTACAACAGTTTTATGTGTTATAACTTGGTCATGGATTAACTCTTCAATTTCCAAACACGGGTATAGGAAAGCCCACTCTATCGATTCAAACGATTCACTACCTACACCGGGGATAATGTTCACCGTGTAACTAGAAAGAATTTTAACAATCTCAACCATTTCATAATACGGACTTGCCAGTCCATTCTCTTCACGAACAAGACCAACAAAATGATTAACAATAGATTCTGCTAAGTTTGCATAATCTGCGCCACTTAATCCATTAAGATCGGTTTGAATATTTAAAAAGAATGCAGGGTAATCTGAAAAACTAGTAAAGCTACATTCATGATTAAAGTAGAACATATCCGTGAGTCTTCTTAACTCCGCCCTACCGGTTGATCCCTTTTCATTTGTAACAAATAGACGATGTAAGACTTTGCGTTTTAATACTTCATCAACATGAGCTTTAAACTCCGGTACACTAAGTACTTGCTTTGGTTCAACAATATCGCGCTTAACGTCATCGATACGCTCCTGACTAATGAAGTGCTTTTCAACCAATCCGGTTAAGTCAGCATCCGTAATACCTGCAGGGGTACGCATGATATCCTTTACTTGAATAACTGGGATGGTGTTAAGGGGAATCGATTGGTAACGCATTGCACAAAATAGCAAAATAGCAATTGCTTCAGATGAGCTTACTACAACCGCATCCCTACCCGGGATCTCAATGGTAAATTTATAAGGAAATAAACCAACGCTCGATAGATAAAACCAGTGAGCAAAATGTTCATCAACACTATCGACATAAAGGGCCGATGCAGCAGTTGTTACATTAGCCTCCATTATACCTGTTGGAATAGCCGTGGCTTCGGATTGAAGAATACGGTTCTTTAATAGCTTAACATGCGCTTCTTCATTTTCACTATTCAGCAGTGCTTCACTACGCATACGCTTAAGTAAATCATCAATCTCAATGCTATTTGAAGCATCAGTGATGACACCATCATCATTAAGTGCTGTGATACTGGCGATTGGCTCATGTTTTAATGTACTTAATAGCGTATCATTAGACTTTTGTAATGTAATGCGATCTAGTGTTAACCCATAAGGTTTACAGAAGTCTTCATGTAATAAATCCAGCGTAGATTCTAAACCAGCATTATTAACTAAGAATTCCATGTTGCGGTATAACCACAGGGCCTGCGCGTGGTGGATCCTATCTTTAAAATCCCCTAGGTTATAATAACCACTGAGGTAATTCCAAATATGATATTCATGGGCCTGTGGGGTTTTACAACTAGCTAATCGTAGGTTAATGATTTTACCAGGGATATGACTATAAAGGATACCAATGATGGTTGCACCATATAGCGGGTCCGTCTCATTATAAGCCTTGTTATCCCAGCGGGCTTCATAAGACCATATCCATTCCTGTAAGTCGTTGATTAGCGAAGTCTCACCCGCACCAACATAGCGACTATCATACTGTAGGATAGTGTAATCCTTAGCATCTATGGCTTCATTAATATCAATCGGTTTTAAGATACCATTAATGAGTTCTTCTTGTTCAGGGTATTTATCTACCAGCTCATTATAAAAGCGCCCATAGGTTAAATATTCACTATAGGTTAATGGATGATTAACTTTTAAATCTTTATCAAATGGTATTGTAACTCCGGGGGTATCTAATGATAGAATTTCCATCGGAGTATCGGAGTAATGATACTCACCTGATAAATTTAAATAATATTTCCAGCTGGTGGGGTCATTTAGGTCAACAAATTCGTTACGATCTTGTAAATATCTATTTAGGGCGTCAATAGTCTGTGTAGATTTAATTACAAGACTGCGGGTTAGTAGGATAATGCTATCGACATAAAGTTTATAATCGTTAGTTAGCATGAGTTACTCCGAGCAGTAAAAGTATTTTTTGGTAATAGCTTATATTAATTTAAAAGCTCAATTAATAAAAACTATACCGCATGTATATAAGGTTAAGGACATTGAAAAATGGCTAAAGATAAAAATACGCGTATCATTAAAGATACCGATATTAAACGCAAGAGTTTGGAGGAAGTATATAAAATTCCTAAGAAAGACCTTGTTCCTAAGGAAGGTTCTAGACAAGAATCTCCCGGCAAAAGTAAAACTGTGGATAGAAGTCGCTTTGAATCCATTGCAAAGGCAACGATGGGTAAAATTGAAGAAGCCACTGCTATTAAAGAACTACTACCGGATGTAGTTTTAGCAGAAGAAATTATCGTCTCAACCACCTTATCGCCTAAAGATTCAACACCTGCACAATTGGAAGTTATGCTTGATCGTAATGCACCAGGTGGTATCGCAGAAGCTATTGTTAAACATCTCACCACAGAGTATGATTTAGAGTCTAAATTCCCCGACATCATTGGTGAAGCTTTATTTAGCATTGGTTCATTTTCTTTAATTGCACTGCCTGTTAAATCCATCTCTAATATCATTAATGATAATAATATCACGATGGAGTCTTTTTCAGAAAGCCATGTGGATAAAATCGGAGACATTCAAACTGGGTGGTTACCTAGTAAAGATATCAGTACCGATGCTGGTAAGATCATTGCAGACTTTTCGAAATTGATTAATGATAAAACACCAATTGATTTAATTGAGATCAGTGATAACCCCATTGAACTTCTAAGACCGATTACTACTGCCGTTTTAAACAAAAAGCGTGATCAGGATACAATGACTTCTCTTGGCTTTGAGAATTACGATCTGACGGTTAAGGGTAGTGGCGATGATGTTTACTTAAAACGCGCGGCTAAGCGTGTTGAGAGGTTACTCATTAAGGAAGCTGAAGATGTCGATACGACTCTAAACCCTATTGTTCTCAATCCTCCCGCAGAATCCGTCATTCCAGTACACGTACCAGGTGAGCCAGATAACCATGTCGGTTATTATCTTGTTACAAACGCAAGTGGTGAGTTTGTTCATACAAAGCGTAACAAAACTCAAATTGCAGAACTTAACAGACAGCTAGAGCAGTTGTCAAAGAAAAACGCCAGTGATTTTAATGTTATCACTAGTTCTCTAAGTGTAAACTCAATTAGCTATAATACCGATAAAGATAAAGATAAGATGAGCTCAACAATCAGTGATGCTTATTATCAAATTCTTGAGGAGCGGTTACAAGAAGCTACCAGAAGTAGCAATGGTGAGACATTGGAAGTTAACTGTACTGAAGATATCTATCGTACAATGTTTACACGTCAGCTAGCCCGTCAGAAAACAAGACTCATCTACGTCCCCGCTACAATGTTAACCTATTTTGCATTTAACTATGATGAAATGGGACGCGGTGTATCACTATTGGAGAAGACTAAAGTTTATGCTGCGCTACGTGGTATGTTAATGTTCTCTGATATTATCTCAGGTGTTGAAAATTCCATCCCTGGTAAAAAGGTAAATATCACATTAGATGCTGATGATCCTGATCAACAAAAGACCGTTGAAACAGCTATAGCTGAGCTATTGGCAATGCAGAGTAATGTATTGAGTGATTTCCCATTAACTCCTGCGGATATTACCTCTGCTATTTATCGCGGTAACTTAGATGTTGAAGTTGATGGTGGTGAAGTTTACCCAGATACTAAACTTACAATGGAACACGTTGAGCGCCAGCGACCAAAGGCTGATGGTGATTTAGATGAACGTTTACGTGTTTTACATTATATGGGTCTGGGTGTCCCTCCTGAGAAGATGGACCGTAAACTAGAAGGTGACTTTGCTGAAGGTTTAATTCAATCTGATCAAATTGAAACTAAGCGCGTTCTTACTCGTCAAGATGTCTTTTGTAGACAGGCTTCTTCATTTATTCGTCAATACATATTAGCTGGTGGTCCACTATTAGACACCATTAATAAAATATTGGATGAGAGTAAGACTAAGTTAACTTTCGATGAGATCCTTGATAGCATTAAAGTTAAACTTCCACGTCCTGATACAGTAATCATTGAGCAGCAGAAGCAAAGCTTTGATAATTACAGTGATCTAGCTGAACTTGTTGTTGAGTCTTACTTTAATGAGGAATCATTAGGACTGGCTTTATCCGGTGATTATCTTGAGGAAGGTATTGAGGTTGTTAGATCTGCGGTATTAGATCTATTGAAACGTCAATATGTTAAGAATCAAAATATTCTACCAGAGCTTCAAGAATTGTTCATTGATGGTGAATATGAAATTGACAAACAGTTAGCTGACCATGCAGGTAAGGTAACGGATGTTGTTCATAAGTTATTGATCGCTATTAAGAAGGATGAATGGAGGAAAGATCTTAAGGTTGAGAAAACTGAAGACAAGGTGAGCGATGATCGCGATGCAGCATATGACGATGGCGAGGATGACGAACAGGATTCTTCAGACGTAGGTGATACTACAGACGCAGATGTTGAGACGGATGCCGAGTCAGAAGAAGATACTGATGCGGATGGTGAAGGAACAGCGGAGGATAATCCTGATGCTACAAGTGAGCCAGCTGACGATATCAATTCAGGTTTTGATTTACCAGATGTATAGCACTTTAAAGAGAGTCCCACCGGGACTCTCTTTAAATCGGCGTTTTTATATTTGTACATTATAAATGTGTAGGTAATAGAAATCTAAAAGAGGAATAGTCATGAGCTATATCGAAATACTAATTATCAATCAAGTTAAAGTACTTATTCTACTAATGAGCAAAGTAGGAACGTATTCTGACAAGATTCAAGCAATTGTAGAGCTCTTTGGTTTAACAGAGTCGAATGAAGAATCTACAATTGGAGATAACATTGTAATTGATCCGAGTGAAACATTTGAAGTCAGGGGTAATCCATTTAAGCATAATATCAATACCGATAATATCTTAGCGAAAAGATCCCCTGAAAACTCTGCTATTACGCTGGATGAATTCGGGGTCTTTAAAGATACCGCTGGCGAAGTATTAAAAAATAACCCACTCCATGATAAGGAAGCTGCGATTTCTTGCCTTAACCGCATGGTCATGGAAAAAGAAACGTATCTTTCGACTAAAAAGTTGGGAGAGTTGATCGCTGTTACGCAGCTGTGTATCAACGACACTATGGTAAAGCACATTGTAAATTCACTGAGTGATTTTTATAGAAAGGTTTTAGAAGCACATTTGTCAAATAAAGGTGACGTTGTTCAGATTATTAATTGTCATAACAAAGCTCCTGGTTTAATGTTTAATGACATTGCTGAAAAGATTAGGCGACAAGGGATTTCTGATGGGTCAATTAGAGCGGTCATCAACGATCATAGATTTGATAATGTTACGCTGGAATTAAACCCAGCGGTTGAAGATGTTGATCCTATCTATGTTATTGCTGAGCCGTCTGATTTTTACTTTGATGCCCAAAGACACAATGCCTTAGTTCTAGCTGACTATGGTGATGAGCTGTTGGTTAGGGCTAGACGCCATGTTGTCATTGAGACTGGCGATGATGTCCCTAAGGCTACGACCATAGTATTCTATGATTCAACCGAGTTAACACCGGAGGATGTTTTCAGAGACCTACCTTTACCGGCAGATACTTTATTAATTGATTTATTTTCGGAAAAACTTATGAATCCACTAGGGATTAGTGCAGATTGTCTGTTCTGGATCAAATGTTTTCAAGCTAGAAGTGATAGCTTTTTCCCAAAAGACATTAAAAAATTAACCACCCCCATGTCTACAATTATCCGAGATGATTGTACTGGCAATCCGGTTTTGCTTACGGGTAATGTGGATCTTCAACAACAAGAGGGTGTAAATGTTCAACCTCATTACCAAGCTGATAAAAAGACCATGGTGATTCCAAAGCTATCGTTACCGGTAACCGATCATCATCGTGGTAAGTGGGGATATTTCTCGAAGAAGATCTATGAGGAGTTGATGGATATTAAGGAAGCTATGCCATTCTCCAAAGGAACAATCGACGATCTTATTCGACACGATGACTTACACACGATTTTAACCGATGGTCAAAAGTTGCCGGAGGAAATGTCTGAGAATTTAACCAAGTTACAATCTGGTACATTTAAAGATAAGTCTTGTAAAATCTATGTGGTTATAAAAGTGGAAGAAATGCAAATGTTTTCAAGCGGCGGCTATGATGCTGCAATTGAAGAATGCTTCTTAGATTATTATCACTCAGACGCATGTGATGTCGATTATACAGAAATTGATGTTTCATACATTAGATCAGGTCATATCGATGCCATGGTTTTAGGAGAGGCCGATATTATTATCCTTAGCGTAGAACGCTATGCCGGAAGTACTATAAAGCGTACGCTGGATAGTTTAAATCAAAATAAACTATCCCCGGGGGCAGGTGACTTTGTAACAGCAATCATTGGTAGAGAGCGTTATATTAAAAATGGTAAGCGACAGATAACAAAAGTCCGACCCATTGCTAACTATACTTCGGATTATCCAGAACTAACATTTACAACAGATCTTATTCGTAAACCTTGGTAGTCGTAGGAGACTACCAACAAAACCCTCAATAAGGAAAAACTATGTATCAAAATAACCCACATCAGCGTCCTTTTCAGCGAGCCATATGGTATTCCCACGAGCCATTCGTTGGCGAGACTGTAGAACAGTTGAAGGTAATTTTAAATCCTTTGCATCCTGATGATGTTAAACTAAATGCCGGTGTAATATTGAATGAAATTCAGAATAAATCCGACGGTGGTTTCTGGAATATTTTACAATATGTTCTTGTAGGCCTTACAAACTCAAATCTTACAAACCCAAACGTTGGTATAACGAAAATTAATTTCAGTATGAACTATCCATTAGGTAATACCATTGTAGAGTCTATTGAGATTCCTAACTTGGTAATTCCCGTTCACATGGAAAGAAGTACGGGGGTAGAGAACCGATCTCCTCGTAATGAAATTAATTTTATTTTAAATGCTAACGGTGTTTTATTTACAACGAACGTCCATAAACATCAACCTTATCGTGACCCACATCGTAGTTATGTAGAATTAATTTTACAAGAAGTATATCGTCATTCTGCTACTGATGTGGTTATTGATTTAGAATCTATTAGTAGCATTACACTACCTGTAATAACAAGCATTCTAAAAGGTATGGATAATCATAGAGATATTAATGTTAGGGTTACATCTTCAATGTCCCATGGCAGTGATATTAACATTGGTGATCTTATTTATACCAATAAAACACTTGATGCAACTGGAACTTTTACCGACGTTTATAACTTGTGTAGAGCTAACCAGAGTAATGTTATCGGCTGGTCTTTAGATGCTAATACACATCGTATGATCGACCATGTAGCCATTGCTAATCACATTATCTCCCATTTGATCACTTGTGATCAATATGATGGTTATCGCCCAGCACTATTCCTTGATGTTACACAGTTTGAAAATACCAATGGTACAATGTACAACCACCTTCTAGCTCTCTTTAGACGGGCTTTAGACTACTGGCCTGATTTGACTGGACGAACAGAGCAGCCACCTCGCCTACTCTGTAATCTTATTACAGATGGTAATGTAATCATTGCTAGAAAGGAAGGGCTGGCTGAGCTTCTTGACAGACTAACCACTGACATCTATAAAGCCGCAACAGGCGATGTTGATGCTCAAGGGGTAGTAGATGCAGGGGTTACGCACATGTCTGTGAGTCGCAATGCCGAATCATTGCCTGGTGATGCCAAGCGTATTCTGATGATCGATCATAAACCGTGGGATGAAAATCAACCTATCACACAGGAGCTTCTTAATACTCGTGGTTTATGCGGGGACGCTTTCATTTCAGGAAGAGTACCAGAAGAAGGTCTAGTAGACTTATTTCACTATGACGAGGTTCACATTGTAACCAATGCCGTTTGCTCAACTGAAAACATTGATCAAAATTGGAATTGGTTAATCCGTGATAAGTTAGAGCAGATAGGTTATACAGGTGTTATTAAATACCAAAAGACTTCTAAAGAGCCTAAGGTATTAGCTATCTATAGTAGTTATATGGATAAATCTAAACCTGTGAGCTATTATCTAAAGCCTGCGGAACAAGATAAACTCTCTGGGGTACTTGGTAAAGCCTGGGAAGATTGTGAATGGCATCAATCGACCAGTACGACCATTACATCTGGTAAGCTAGAATCTTGGGAGTATTTAAAAACATTTTCTAGAATTGTTATTATCGAAAAAGGCTATTCAAAGAAATTTGTTAGTCGTTTGAAGATGAAGGTCGCTGGTACCGAGATCGAGAATCGTTTTATCTTCATTTAATAAACCTATAAAGGGATCCCGAAGGATCCCTTTATTTTTTTGTATTCAATGATTTATTAATGACATATTACTAATGTGGTACTGTAGGAAGTACTACACGTGTAAATTAAAAACCCTTAAAAGGAATATTCCTATGAATCATAATATTAATATGCAACATCTGGTAGCTGAGTTTGTCACCTACCTCCATACATTAAGTAACCCGAACTGTTCTGAAAAGTTCAAAGGTGATGTAGTTAAGCGAATGAATACTTTATATTCACCGTTGGATGATAAAGAAGTCATTAAAGATTTCTTATGGGCGGTAGTGAGCGACTACTCAGTTATTGAATGTGGTATCATTAAAGATTTCAAAAAGACCACTCTATCAGAAGAGCAGCAGTCGCACATAGTTGAAAAGATCACTTTAGCAAATGATCGTGTAATAACCATTGGTGATAACATCATCGTATCGTCAGCATATGTTGTGAAAATTAACATAGACTCGGTGCAATGTTTCATCGATTCCAATGAAGTGACCAGCTTCACCAATCTACCACTATTTATCAAGTGGCTACTGGATGATGCTATAGAGATCGATCGTATTGAAATTAATATGAGAAATCCCAAAACCGTACAGCAGTTAGTTGATATCATCAAGGCTGCTACCCGTCGTGGTAACGATGGTAAAGCCATTAGCAAGCTATTGGATTATATCCCCTCTGAAATCCGTCTGATAGATTGGAATTCCCTAGATGATAACGATCCAATAGTAATCCATCCAGTGCGTGGCCATTCGCTATATAGCGAAAGTGATCTAGCTGAACTTATTACGATCAGTGGTGGTAACGTCATCCTAGATCTTTGTGGGTTTGAGTTGGAAAAGCAGGTAGATTCTACAGCAGCATGTCTATGGGACATTTATGAAAATTGGAAAGATAAATGGTCTGATTTTGATGACTTCCGTGAGTTTGTAAAACGCGGTAAGAACATTATCACAGATGCGGTAATTTCCCGTAATAAGTTTCTTACAGATGTAGCTGTAGCGCTAGGCGCGATCCACCAGGTGAGTCAGTTAAAAGGTGATTCACCTATTCACTGCATGGTACATTCCAACGGTGTTAAGATTAACGGCGGTGATAAAATCAGCATTGGTTTATTCCATCGTCTTAACCTGGGTGTAGAAACATTGAAGTTCTATGTGCCAGAGGATGCTTATCAACCGAAAAATCCTGAGCTTCCTTATCAGGACCTACTGAATGCATTCATTGAGATCTTTGCTCCGTATGCTAATAGTCCATCTGGTTTACCGTATATCAAAGCACTTTGTGAAGGCAAACTATTTGGTAAGGATGATATTCGTGTGACCTATGCGATTGTCCGCTATCTAACCATTCAGGCTATTAAGTATGGCTGGGGTAATCAGCAGGTTGTTAATTACTTAACAGAATTAACGCCATCTACATATATAGCACTACCAAGAGCTTCGCATTGCCTAGCTCGTGTGGTTGAGTTAGCAGTAGATGATTACCGCGATTTGATAGTGCTACCACGGGAGGATCGTGAAGAAGATGAAGTTTACTATAACTACATCCGGGCGAATGGTAAAGATGTTAAGGTAGTAATCGACATCGATACCGATCATCGCTATCTTTCTCACATCTTAAAGTCTTGCGCACCGACAATGAGTACTACTCCTCCGGAGTATTATAGCTATAGTTTCAAGGATGACTGTTTGAAAAAAGTTACCCGTCCAAACGTCTGCTTTATTGTCTCTCCTGTAGGCAGCGATGATGATCTCATAAAAACACTGTCGGAACATAGTGGTCGTTTTAACGTTGTAAATAAGCAACAGTTTGAAAACTACTGCTTCCACTCGGTATTTTGTGAGAACGATCGTGTTATTATTAGTCTTGGCTATAAGCTCAGTTCTGTTAATAGCATGAAGACTAGTATGCGTAAATCAAGGACTCGTGCTGGTAAGGTGGAATGGTTTGATCCTGAAACAAAAGAGATCGGTGAGTTTTAATTATAACCATCTCGGTATAGAGAGCCCCATGGGGCTCTCTATTTTTTTTGCCTAAAAAGAGGATAGCAATTAAGCTATCCTCTAGATATAGTAAATCAAGGTTGAAGAATTAATAACTCTTTCTCCCAGCGTCTTATGCGACGTACATACGTTTTCGTTTCTTTAGAATGATGCCCTGTGATTAGATGAAGAAAGGCTTCAATATCGCTGTGTAAGTTACATTGTAGATGATCATCGCCATTCTTCTTAGCAGCAAAGCATAATTTCTGGGCATTGATCAGGTGACCACTACCTGCATTATAGCTTGCAAATACTAAATTCATTCTATCAAACTCAGGGCGCTCTGCCTTCCATGTCTTGCGTAAGCGGTAGTTATAATAAGCTGCCGCCATTACTGCAAAATCTGGATCAAACGCTGTAGCATCCTCTGGAAATTTTAGTTGCCGTGAAACATCTTTCCAGGTACCTGGCATAAATTGACAAAGGCCCATAGCCCCTACTGGCGAAACAGCATCTGGCTGGAGTAACGACTCCTGATAACACTGAGCTGCCAAAAGGTGCCACGAATGCATGGGTAGATACATTTTTGTGTACTTACGAAAAGAGTCATTGTAGCGCGTTTCATATCGACCAATTTTAGCCGGTGTCTGCACTACAACTTGAACCTCCTCTTCCACTTGTTGCTCTACCGCCTCTGTCTCTTCAATAGATCCAAGAGGAGCTTCTGTAACGGCCTCTGAGAGGTTTTCTACCACAACCTTAGTGGTAGGAAGGTTTTCTTCAACATCCTGCTCTAAGACCACTGTATCAAGTTCTGGAGTAACTGGCGGGGTAGTTCCCATAGCACTCACCGACTCAATGATCAGTAGGATTAAAACAGGTACAATAAATTTAAAATATGGCTTTAACATATCTCAGTTAGAATAATCTAAGTTGTCTAACCAGAAATAATTAATGCCATACCAATAAATACGGCCAGTAATCGCACCATGTAATACTGCATTCGAATTTCTGGAGAGATCAATTTCCAGTCTTCTTTAAAGTTGGCACCGATTAACATATCCATAACACGCAGGATGATACGACCAAGGATTGGAAATAATGAAGCTAACGCTAGTACCATCACGATGCGAAAGCTTGCAACTTCTTCCATGTTAACCGACATCAGCCATTGTTGACCATAGGTCAATACTAAACCAGCTAATGCGACAAGGATACCATCTGACTTATAACTGCCGTCACGGAAGTAACCCTGGATTGCTAGTAAAAAGCCCATAAGAGCATTTGGTTTCTTTTCAGACATTTGTCTTACCTCAAATTAATTTAGCTAAATTAGTTCTATTATTAGAACATAAGATTGCTAACCTAGGTTGCAAAATAATAGAATCCCAAAAGGGATTCTATTATAATTAGATGATAGTGCCTCCACCACCACCTCCACTAGACGTAGTACCTGAGGTATAAGTGCCTTGAAAATAGAAATCAATGTCATTAGGTGCAGGTGGTGTGTCTGCATTATTAATGTGGGCATTAATATCTGTCACCTCAACTGACCAGAATAGCGATTCGGCATCTGAGCTAGGGTTACCACTAGAGTCTACCGGAGCTACTCGAAAACTACAAGGTGTTGACATTGCCGATGTAATGTTCAGCTCGGTAACTAAAGTATCAAATTCTAAGACAATAGCTGTGGTACTACCGAATGTAGAAGGGGGTAAACTAATACCTACAAATCCTCTGCCAGGATGATTTGATGGCTTTAATGCACCATCAACGAAACCCTGAGTAGCGATACCAGAACCACCACTACCACCAAGTGTACCGTCTAAGTACGCTTTAACAATTTTACGAAGAGTATCTCTCCAGCGAATAGAGTCTTTTTCTGGAAAACTTCCCATGATTTAAAAACCTTTATGTTGTTGCACGACGACTATAGAACTGGATGCCCAATCTACACGGTGCTGTTTTAACGTTCTTTGAATTTGGTGCAGCTGGACTATTGGAAGCACCTGCAATGTGCTTTTTACCGGTAGAGATTTCTATCTCATTGGTGGTTTCATTGAACACACAGTAGATTCCTTTTTGATTAGCTATAGAAGCCCTAATCCATCCTTTATTACCACCCCACACTTCCATCCAAACTTGGAAGTTGTAGTTTTCAAAACCATCACCGTTATAAGGGTGGGTGATGTACCCAGCATCAATGATACGGGTTGTATTAATTGTAATACTGCTGTGGGTATTCAGATCAGCATCTGCTGCACGTTGTCCCAAAGTTAGATAATCAAAATAAAGTGCACCGGTCGGTGTAGCGTCATAAGCATCAATTCGATCAGAAACCGCTGTGATGAGATTATTTAACTCTGTTAAGTCAGACACCTGTTCAGCAATTTCATTAAGCTCCACCAAATCACTTTTTAACTGATCAATCTCACCATCATGTTTAGCACTTTCTTTTCTCCATGCCTTGGAGAACATTTTAAAAAGTTTCACATTATTCTCCTTACGGTAAGTTAGCAATATCTTCCTCAGAAAGTGGGAAGAATGACTGACGGAATGTTGCAAAAGCTGTAACAAATGCAACGAAGTTACCTGCATGTAATACTAGTTTGTTACCATTTAAAAACTCAAACGGAATTGGATTCCCCGCTAAAACAAAATCCTGAACGGCAGCTAGACCGAAAGAATCCTCCGCTAAGCCACTACACATTACATTTTCAAATTCAAATCCCTCTAACTTAATTTCATATTCCGTAAGTGGTCTAGGCACCCATCGACCTACGCTATATGTTTTAACATCACCACCAAAATCAACATTTTGTGTTGAAGATCCGTTAGGGACAGCAACGTATTCACGCTCCCAATCCCCTTTAGTACAACGGATAACTTCTGGTTCTGGTGGTAAATTAGTTAGAAGTAACATCGGGCTTTCAGCAGGATGTTTATCGAGAATCCTGGCATTCTCACTGTCTGGCGCACAAAATATTCGTGGTGATGCCATAACATATTTTCCTTCTTATTAATTTATTTAATAAGTAGTAACTTTAACATCTGTCAAGGCTGTGTTTCTATAAATACTGCTATCGAAACCCAATGGACCAGTGGCCTTTTTGGTGGATGTATAAACTACTACGTCATTGATAAGATAGAAGACTTCCTCACCAATACGTTTAATCGCAAAACGATCGCCCTCCTTGAGGTCACCTTTCTTACCTTTGCTACTTCCACTTTCGTAAATATAAACACCATTACCGTTACGAAAGTAAAGTGCATAATCCATATCTCTGTATGAATTGCCATTGGTCGGATTACTATCAAGGCCGACCATCATATACGATGAAGCCCCTTTTGAATTGGCCTTTCCAAGGTATCTACCTTCAACCACAGTATCCCTATCCGTAGGGTTGTAGTTAATAGTAACTTGGTGCCTCCATGCATAACTACCAGGCGCGGCCATATGACCCTCATCCAACTCAATGGTGTTATGGGTTGGTTGATTCCACTCTACATTGTGACCAGGTATCATGATGTTTGCTTTAATCACCTGAATGTAAATCTCACCAAAATCAATTGAGTCTACGTTGATAGCACGAAGTCTAAATTTACCGGCTATATTTTTGGTGGTGACATGAAGTATCACTTTACGAGGATTGACAACCTCAACTTCGGCAATAATGATTTCATGATTCTCAGCTCCTTCAAAGAAAAACTCAGTCTCATCATCAATATTACCACAATCATCTAAGATAAGTTTAAAGGCAAATGCACCAGCAGGTGCTTTTAACTCACCAGATGTTACACCAATATAAGGTTTAGTGGCTAGACCTACTCTATCGTCACCATCATCCTGGATTAACCTTGTAAGTTGTTTTCTAGCAGATACTAGATGAACACGACTGTTTAACTTAGGTGCTCTTTTATTGTTCATTTCAATACCCTCCTATTAGTACGACTTATAATCACTAATGTTCTGACCAGCGGTCATATATTCTTGAACATATTTTCCGGTGATCTGGAAAACAATAGCGTTACCAGTAGTGAGAATAAAATCTTCATCCCACAATGGGTCTGTAGCAGGATCACGGGTAGGTGCATGTAAGATGCCCTGAATTTGTTGGTATGCTGGATCATCTGAAGCAGATGTTGCCATTTGCATAATTCGATCATTCAAACTACTTGTTCCACGCTCAATGTAAGTTCTAATATCGGCATCAAAATAAGTAAAGAGACTATCAAGATATGGTTTCATTGCTGGAACCATTTCACCAAATGATTCCATATAATCCATCTGTCCTTGACGTGCTGCGCGCTCAATTCCTTTTAAATCTTTAGCAAGATATTCTTTAGTAATATCTTTAGTTGCACCAACAATTTGATTCCCTTCTTCATCTTTATCAAATAGATAGAAATCTATCTTTTTACGAACCCCGGTTAGTCTACTTGATGGGTCATTATCATCAGCACGGATGTATTCGAAATAAATAGTTGCCACAAGGATGTTTTCATCATTGTGTCTACCATAGTAATCACGCGCTAGCTTAAACCCTCGTGTAAATGTCCACGGATGTCTATCAAGATCAAGAATGTTTAGATCAGTATTTAAAAGATCCACTATTTCTTTATGATGACTAAAACATGCGTGTTGAAATACAGCATATGCCATCTCTTCAGATTCATTAATAGTAAAACGATCTTTGTTCATAGTTAGGTATTTACCCCATTACTTCTTAGTTTAATAAAACACTGAATATGGTATTTTCACCTCCAATATCCATAAATTAGAAAATACCGGGATAGCTATATGGATTCTACCATATAGCTATCCCTAAATATTATTCAGTGTGTTCGGTTCGCGTTACATTACCCAGTACACCATCACTAAATTGAGCGATGTAAACTGTTTGACAGATTAGTGCGATGTCACCTGGTGATAGTAAGCGTTTGCCTCGTAGCGATACTCCCAGTATCTCCTCAAGGGCAATAAGAGCAACTTCAGAACAGAACAAACGATCTTTGTTCTGACGCTTAGCATTGATAACAAAACCGAATAATGACTTTAAGTCATACTTGGTACCTAGTTTCTCATCTAAGCGTTGCTCAATATGGTTTAACGTTTCTTCAGAAACCTTAAGACCAAAAGATAGTGCGATGTCACTATAGCGTTCCTTTGTTTTAAAGAATGCTCGCTCAATGAAAGCGTGGTAATAGTGATCTTTTATCTCTACAGAAACATGTGAGTAAATGCTTCCAGTGCGCCATTGAATTAGACGACTCATTAAGGTAGAAGATCTGTGGAAATGTACACGTATTTCTCGCATGTTAAAGTCCCCCTTAACGAAGAGTTTATTAATTATTAAAATTTATGATTTCCTTCAGATATAGAATTGCCTTGAATAGAGAGAGTCCCTAGGGACTCTCTCTTATAGTTGGACTATTCCTTTTTCATTTGCAAAATGATATCTTTAACAAACCCTTTGGTCTTAGCACCCAGACAAACAACAGGTATGTTATTAAACGGGGCAGTCTGACCAGTGATAGCTGTGACGATCTCGCCATCTTTTAAGAATTCAATATCTCCATTCGTACCAGTTAGTCCATTGGTAGTATGTCGAATATTAAAGACCGTCTTTGGTGAGTAACCATCGTGTTCAATGAAGATAAAGTTACTGGCCTTATAGTAGATGTTCTTACCATCTGTACCAATAGCAATTACCATTTCATTATGAGCGCTATCATCACCAGCAAATGTACCAAAGGTAGGAACGGCATTGCTGTTGTGTAAACCAAACCAAACGATATATTCGTGGTTATTAGCGATGGCATCCTGAACAGCGGTAGACTGTCCAGCACTACTCATATTAGCACTAATGGTTTCTGGTAGATTTTCATCTTCAAGTGCAAGTACTTCTATACCGAAGGCAATGTTCTCCCATTGACCACTAACACTGTTGTACTCATAGGAGCCCGCTCCACTGTTAAATGTCATATCGTTAATATATGGTAAATTCGGTGCGAACGCCCAGCCGTTGATTGGGGTGAACTCTGATTTACCCATGAAATTAACTTCGCCATTCATATACGTTGGCACAGCCGGTCCCGTATCCCAAGGATGGCTACTATCACCAATATCGTACGGACCAAAGTCCTGAGTGGTATACAGATTGGTTAATGAAGTATCACTTCTATATCCATCCATGTAATTATTCGCTGGATAATCACCGGTCTCAGTTAACCTCTGCATTGTAGGTGGGGTTCCATGACGACGCCAAACATTACGTCCTTCAATGTTAGTCAACGCCATCTTTTTCTTAGAAACCACAGTGGCAATAATACGACCATCCAGCTGCTGATATAAACCACCATTAGCATCACGGTGATCAATGCGTAGCATCTTAGGAACTGGTTCATAAACAAGGACACTATCTTTACTAAGTACTCGAGATACAGTGACAATAGCATTATCCTCAGGTTCAGTAACACCTACTTTATCACTACCATATTGCTTAGTGAGTTTAAGAGTACTACCGACTTCTGCTATAACACCAATATCATCTTGTTCGATAATAGATCCGCCGAAGGCAGTCCACATCCAACCACCCATTTTATCATGACTAGGGTGTGACACCGCTAGACCGGCACCTAACTCCGGGTTGATAGATAGCGTATGCCAGCGTTCTACTGTCTCCTGGTCCCATGTACCAACCTCTGGTCCCACTGAATAAGATGCTAGGATATCAGTAGTAATGTTTTCGATATCTGTTAGATTAAACTCTACCAGATAAACCATACGACCACTAGTCTTATAGGTTAAGATCATTGCACGGAAACCATAATCTAGCTCCGTGGGTAAGATACAGATCTTGTGAACTACATGACCAATGGGAATGCCCACATGATTACCGTTGGTACCCATGCTAACAGTGGCGACCTTAGCATACTTACGCTCAGCTTTACCTAAAACAGAAGATACTAACCCATTGTTAAATGGAGATGTTAGATCCAACAGTCTCTCTTTATCAGACAGGGTGTTTTTAAGCAGACCTTCATAATTGAAAGCATTGGTTCCACTTACTTCCCCATAGATAACTAGCGCAGGTACAGAGTTACTGTTAATATCGGTACCCGGCATATGTTTATGAGAAACTACAAGAAGTCCGCGACCAACATCTAATGAGGTCGGGCTAAACTTATAATAGTCTTCCCCCTGGGTAATATTAACATCTGCAAAGCGATCAATTAAGTTAGATCGAATACCAGATGACCAGCGCTGTTTCTTACTGTAAGCATTTTTAACAAAAGCTTGGCCAATGTGATCGGCTACTCGCATCTTGGCTTCTGAGATGCTATAGAGTATATCATATTCATTTTCAGAACCTAGATCACTGTTATCCTTATTTTCCTGGATAACAATAGGTGTTCCTTCAGCAGTTGCCGTAACGGCAATAATACGCTCCGGTAACTTAATATCATCACTGTTATTACTATCGATGGCATTGGTTAATATATTACTAACATCTAAGCCATCAGTCACAACGGCCCATGGTAGCGGGGATTCATGACCGATGGAGAAGCCACCGCCCGATGCACCCGCTAGAATAGGATAAACGGATACTACCGTGCCAGCCTCTAGCTTAGCATAGTTTGCCTGTTCAGAGTTAATATCAGTGTCGTATTGATTAATGCTACCATAAGAGACTAAGATCTCCCCATCATTGGTGACAGAGATATCAGACAAGATTGATCTAATACCATTGATATCTGTGATATGCGATAGAGTAATGTCTCTAAATAACTCTTCCGTAGTTAACTGAAGATAAAAGAGGCCATTGTCATCCACATCAGTGTTAGTCAAAGGTACCTTAAGACCATTCTTCAATCCAGCCATTTTGTTAAGAATATATTTCTTACGTTCTGTCTGTTCAGAAACGGGTAGGGTTGAAGCATACTCATCAATGGATTTTGCTATTTTATTAGCATAGAGACGGGTGATAAAATCACGAGCACCACTTACCGCATTTACTGATGCGAGATCCATTGATTGTTTTTTCTGATAACGAAGTAACCCCGCTACCGTTCTATGAGTAATGGCTTCATTAAATACCATGACATTATAAAGGATCATACTACCTGACCCATTAAAGCTACCGCGACGACCCGTATACTTAGAAGAGTTTTGCTCTAGGAGCCACTTCGCATCCTTGGTAGTACTCGTACTACGATAACTACCTAATCTATTAGCCGAATCATCATAAACGGTAATGCGATACTCAGCCACACGAATGTCTGATAGATCATTGGCCAATTCATCAATAGCATTTTGAAATTTAACACTATAAACTACTAGATAGATATCACCAGCGTTGACCATCGTCACCTGACTAGATGAGCCATTCGTCGGTGCAAAGTTAATGCGATCAGTACTAACGTCATACCAGATAGCACCCGCTGGATTGTTATTTGAAACCGGATCTTTGTTTAATAGATAAAAGTCTTCACTGATATCATTTTTATCAAAGTAAAAACCAAAGGTAATTGTATCCGTTTCACCGGCAGGTGGGGTGAACTCATTAGGCCATTCAATCGCTGTATGAAATGGTAGTTCTGTTTGATCAGCTGATAACGTATGACCCGTTACAGGACCAGAAGGTTCTTTGTAAAAGGAGGGGTTGTCGGCATGCTGTCCAGCACCACCACTAGCAATAATAGATGAACTACCATCAACGCGATATGAATACTGCATGTCACCGATTAATAGATACGTATCATCATTCAACGGCGGCGTTACTAATTGTGAAATCTGACGGATAGTTTCGGCTAAGTTATAACGACGTCTATCAATTGTCGTATCCACTACCCCTTGGTCGACTAAATCACTTTTAGGAACATAAACATTCATCGCCCCGGAAGATTGATCTACCGATTCAATGCCTGTGCCATTTTCCTCGATATCAGTGACACGTAAATCTAGACCATTAATGGCGTTATTCTGAACAACCTGACTAGCATCCGTAGCCGTTGCAAAGTTCTGATACGTACTAAAGTTATCGGTAATAGCATCAGCCAACGCTTGAATTTGAGTAGAGTAGTCACTATTGACAGAAATCTGGTTAAGGTCTTTTCTAAGTCCAGCAACGAGATTAAAGACTCGAGAGAAATTATCATCTACATTAGCTTTAACATTGCTTAACTTACGGGCGCTTAATAAAGCATCGGTTAGGTCATTTAAGCGGTGACTTAATACTTGAAGATTAGTTAAGTCGGTCAGAATATCATGGTTATGTTCTCCAGGGGTAAATGAAGAAGGTATTGTCGAAGGATCGATCTGATCCCATGTGATCTGACCATTATCAACACGGGTTAGCTGTTCAATTAACATTGAGATCAGAATGCTATCTGTACCTTCTTTACCACCAACTAGCTGATAAGTTACAACAAACGGTCCGGTGATATTACTATCAATAACCTCAACCATTGCTGCCGCGGGTTTACCTGTTTTAGTAACAACAATAGGATCTAAAAGGGCAAACTGAAAGTCAGTCCCCAAGACTAGGGGTGTATTGGGATCAGCTTGAGTGGCGATATTAAAAGAATCTGTGTAAAATAAACCACCATTAAATCGTAGTACCGGTGCCTGAGGTACAGAGAATTCAACTACCTCGTTTTCAATGCGATTAGCTAAACTTTGTCCACTAGAGTCAAACGGATATGTAGGGATTTGCATAGTCTTATACCCACTTATAATAAATAGAAAGTATGGAATTAAATGTCTATAAAATTGGGGAAAAATAGAGTGGCCCTAGGGCCACTCTATTCAATCGCCATTTACGGCTGTACTAACTCAGGATTATCAATTGTCACATCTGTAACTTTTAAACGACCAATAAAGGTTGTATCAAAGTGGTATGTGATATATGGATCCATTGCCGTACTATGATGTTCCGTACCATTGATAAGATATGAAACGGTTCCATCTGTTTCACGCTTAATCTCTAATTCATCTCCAATGGTAAGTGGTATATAAATACCACCGGCAGCAGTACTACCGACCATCGGCGATGCCGAAATGGTACCACCATTATCAGAGACTCTCCACGAGAACTCTGGCACTGAGTTATCAAGATTAGGATCCGCCGATAATCCAAGGAAACCACCTACGTCATTTCCAGTAGCACCGCCCTCACCATCATAGATGAATGAAAGACTACCGCCTAAACGTAGACCAGCTAGATTATCAACGATAACACTCTTATCGAATGCTGCTGCAGGATCAACACATTCAATATCGCCTTCGGCTAGTACAAAATCTGCAGGAGCACCTGCTACGATGTTATACGGGACCTCTGGTGAACCAGGGATATACAACAGCCTATCTTTGTGAATATCTAGACGAATATTACCTACACTCACCGTATCAGTGAACGATGTATCCAAGAATAAATCGCTACCTAACTCAGATGGAGCATGCGTATCCAGTAGTACAAAGTTATGTCTAAATAAAACATTACCTACTTCATCTGTTGAAATATCAAAGTAGTCATCCACCGCGATTGCAAATGGCGCTACTACTTCTGTACCACCAACCATTGCTTTTGCAGTAGGAGCACTATCAGTACCGCCAAAGACAAATGCATAATCAGGCTGCCCTAAACTCAATAGTGGTTGCTCAGATAAACCTAGAGCGCCACCTAATGTAGTTCCACCTGCAGGTCCTTTGTAACGGAAGGTTAGCTTACTATTATACCTCAATGGATAGTTGTAACCGACGTGTACAATGGCATCATTGGTAATCGTTCCATCACTGGTATTTAAACTACCTTTGTCACGGGTAATTCTACTAGGGTTTGTACCGGCTTCTTGCCACGGTACATTACCACCTGGGATAATAGCAAGTGCTGCCAGAGGTAGTGTAGATGGATCATAGACTCGAATATTACTAACCTCAGCATCATGCCAACCAGCAACCTGCCAACGCATTGGCGTTGTTAGATAGTCTGGTCCATTATAGGTCACCAGTAGTATATCGTTCTTATAGAACTTAATCCAATTACCCTTAGAACGCTCAAGGCGATATGTTGCACCCCAGTCAGTAGCTTCTGAGTAAAGTGTAGTACTATCAATACGACACTTCATTAATCCATCCCTGAATTCAAAGGCAACATGGACACTTTGAGGATATAAGGTTGCACCACCTTCATGGAAACCAACCGCAAACCACTCACTGTCAACAGGCGGCGTGTACTCTTGGGACAATGCAATGTCAAACTCTGTTGCAAAGTCACCCGACCAATCTGGCGCTGACTTAAAGTAGTTAGACTTATAACCTGTGTTATTAGTAAGTGCTGTTACACGACCTACACCGTATTCAATATTCACAGTACTTGCACTATTCCATTCGGCATTGTCACCTGGGCGTAACTCAAGGTGCATATCCGAGGTATTCAGTACAGTGATATCATAATAGCGAGTATTATAACGCATATTAAAGACGGGCGTTACTTCACGCTGTCTATTACCACTGGTAGTTCTAGCAACCTCAACACCGTTGATAAGTACCCTAGCATAATGACCTTGTACTAACTCCAACGTAATTAAATCACCATGGGTATATGCGATGGCTGAAACCGCCGTTGAGTTACCATAGCGGAAACTCATGGTTGTCGCACTTGTAGCATATAGGCTGTATAGGTGATTACCATCAGCGTTACCGGTTGGATTGTCCGATAGACCTGCTTCCCAGTAGGCTGTATTTGCCACCCCTGCATCTTCTTTACTCACTCTAAATGAGATTTGAGTGGTATTGCTAAACATAGGCATACCCGCCATCCAGGCAGTTCTATGTGCAGATGAGGCCGGTCCTAGTGTAGCAAGTTCACCCGGTACCGTAGTGTCCATTGTACCAACGGTAGCTTCTTCCCATGTAAAATCAGTAACCGCTGTTAATGCTGTTGATTTTAAGATATGAACTACCAGCTCTTCAACCGATACCAGATTACCATTTTTAGCAACGATATTGAATGGTAGAACAGGTGTAGCATTATCAGGACCAATGTAGTTTAGCTCTAAGTTGAGTTCACCATCACGACTTAGGTGATGTCCAATGATAGCTAATCTCGGATCTGGAGATTCGAATACAGTGTTCTCATCAACAAACCGGTGGTACTTAATTGGAAACATCATTGGTGGATTCTTAGCAATAACACTTAACGGATGAACAGCCTCAACATAAGGTTGTAGTCCGCCACCACCGCCTCCGTCGGAGCCAGAACCATCTTCAATAGAGCCGCCAAGTGTATTACCATTAGCATCGGTACCAAATAGCGCGATTCTAGCTAACGGTCGAGATGTCCCTAATGATACATCTAACCACAACTCACCAGGTTCTAAGTTAGGAGGCATGTTGTCTGGAGTACCCTGCTTATTGCCAGGTTTTAAAACAACACTTCCATATATTTCATTAGTACCTTTAGAGTTAGGATCTGATGCAGGTCCGCTGATCTTGGTAACAATACCGGCGGTTTGACCCTGAACAGAGAAGGTGTCATCTTTCTCCACACTGCTAAGTTCATAGCCACCGGAGCCATCACTGATGTAAGCAAGTGTAGTCTTACGACTAGTCTTAGTAGTATTATTACCCGCAGGGGTCTGAGAGTCACCTGCATGCTCAATAATCTCTACTGTAATTGCATCGGTATTTAGATTATGACTGTAGCCATAAAAGATACCTAACTTAGAGTTCTCACCAATGGGCGTACCTGTTAAAAGACTACCTTCATAAGAAAGTACCTTCATCACAGAGCCATCTTCAATCGCTTTTACCACCCAGCCCGTTTTAGAGCTATCAAACTCATTATTACTTGGATAGACATATTCACGTGCACGACCCATTTCAACGATTGCGGTAAGGGTAATAATACCGGTGTTAGTATCAAGTTCGCTACGACGTTCGTCTGTAATAGATCCATAGATCTTTGAGTTGGTCGGTGTAGATGTTTGCTTAGTTGCAGTGACAACCTTCCCGGTTGAATCCGTGATAACATTCTCAGTGTTACCAATAAAACGTTGGCCGCTTTGAAACATCTGAACGTTTCGGTAAGTATAGGTCATGCCACCATCGGGATTCTTTCGAATATTCCAAGCAGGTGGAGGAACCAATGGACCACCCTTTAAGATAATAGGCGTAGTACTCATGTACGCACCATTTATCGGAAGTTGATCAAAGTCTACAATTGTCCAGCCTGTAACATCGACAATATCAAATCCTGCGAAGATAGTTCCACTAATCTTACTTCCAACACCCCCTACCGTTGTAACATCAGCGTTCGTTACAGGCATACCAAACATGGTAAAGCCATCTACTTTATACTGAGTACCACCAACTTTAAATCCTTTACTGAATTCCCAAAGATCCCCGATGACTTCTTTTTCAGCCTTACGGGCATAGATGTCATCAAGTTCTAGTGGTGGGACATATGTACCCACTACCTTAGCCACAATGTTGTTATAGCTAACTAATTCCGTAGGGAAGATAAGGTTACGGATAGTGTTATCAAAACTACTATCCCTTGATAGTAACATTCTATCCATCTTAACTACATGGAATTCATTACCTGTATTAACAGACGGTAATCCAGAGCCATGGGTAGGATTATCCCACGTAGGCGCTGCAAATTCCATTTCACCCCAGTTAACAAATATCTCATCACCTGTAATGGTAAATGATTCATTTGCAATTGGCGCAGAGGCGAATTTACTCTCATAGATCTTGGTTTCAACGGTAATACCAGCTTCTACTCGATAAGCCAATACTTGTACATAGCGACCTACCAGTGTATTGATAGGTGTCTCTCCAGATAAAATGCTAGATCCGCGTACAACATCAAGCGCTATGCGATCACCACCTTTAACATAAAGTCTAAAGGCCCCTGTATCTTTATCTAGAAGACCATCTGCACTTTCACTAGTACCTAAAATAATGAATGGTTTATCGCCACCAGTAACTACTTCAAATGTACTAGCAAACCACCAGTCTTTGGTTCCTAGACCAGCCGGTAGTGAAATAGACCCCTTCTCTTGTTGAAAGCTTAATGATTCATGATTACTGTTTAGAATACCAGTATAGCTATCTAATACTAAACTTTCCCTATCTGAAATTTCGTTAGGGATAATCAAACCACTTTCATTTTCTCCGATGACGCTGAAATCAAAAAGGAAGTCAGATTTAGCTGGCACATTTACATCAACGGGGTCTGTAATTCGGTTATCAATTAAATGACTAACCTCAGCATCCGTTAAGCTGCGCCCAAAGAAACCTATCTCCTTGATAGAAACACCGTCAGAACTATTTATGGCAGTTGGTGTACCAAAGCCAAAGTCAGTAATAGATGCAAAAGGAACACCGAAGTCTACCACATCTTGATTTGGATCAATAAATGTGAACTGACCACTATCACCAGAAGTAGTATTCCAGTCAAACGTAAAGCTATCTCCTACCCTACGTACAGATAAAAATACCTCTGCATAAGTCCATGGTGAAGGACCTCCAGCATTATGACTGCTGATTGAAAATGATGGATCGGCAACAACTACAGTGTTATCCGTAGGAGATGTGTAAAATAACTTAGGTTCTCCATTAACCATCATTAAGCTAAAGCCGTCTGGACCTGAGCTATCCCCGGCTGAGAATTGTTCAAAATTCCAATTACCGAATACATTGTACTTGGTTAAGTTAGCCTGATTTCTGAATCTGAAGCGAGTGACCCAGGTAAAATCATTAGCCCCTAATAGGAGCTCTGGACGTTCACTTGAAACCGTTGGAGTTAATAATGAACTACTGCCTTCGGCACCTGACCAACTATAGTGATCAATGTCCGATGGTTTTGCGTTAGCCGGGTAATCACCACCTGATAGCGTCGGAAATGGACTACTACCCGATGCTAGTCGTAAGACTTTACCAGGCTGATTTAAAACACCCAGTGTCTGACATAAGTTGTTTGATGTACTGCTACCGAAGGCTGGATGTGGGTAGAAAATAAGACTATCTAGTAATGGGTTAGATACATGTCCAAACAAATTTACAGGGGATTTTTCCACACCACTTGATGTCATTAACATCTTAAGGAATTCATCACCAACTTCAAAGCCTGTTAAGATATGCTGCTTAATACCAAAGCTTTCGATCGGTAATATAGTTCCCGAAGACTCTTCCGATGTGATACTTCTACCAGTACCGATGTGACTGATTACACCAAGGTCATCCCAATCAGTATCTACCGGCAATGGGATTAGCGAACCAATCTTACCATTGACCACATCATCATGTCTATAGCAAACTTCAAGTCCATTTTCTTTAAAGTTAAAGCCAATTGCAGACTCTGTCAACTGCGAAATATTTGCAGCACTGGTAAATGTTGGAATAGGAAGATCAATGACACTTGAACTTTCTACTGTACCGTTTTCCTTATAAAAGCTAACTTGAACTGACAGTACAGTAGCCTGTGCATTTACAACCGCATTGATAGCAAATCCAAGTCGAGTAGCATTCCTATCGAATGTCTCAAGTAGAGTAAACTCACGTTTGTTATTGACTTGACTAGAAACAGAAATCGGGTCTACTGTACAAACAAATGCCTTGACATCGTTAATAGAAATATCAGAATCTAGATCTGCAAGCCATTCGAACCAAACGCCTTCGCCTAAACTACTTAAACCTTTGTTAGCATATTCCGTATTAAGACCAGAGCCTGAGAAATCACCATCAACAATATCCCCAGTACTATTTTTAATAACCAAGTTATTAGCTTTATAACTTGAGTCATAATTAACACGTTTAAAATCATAGTGGCTTAAAATAGCCCCTGATGACTTTCTAAGTGTACCGTTGGCTGAGTAATCGCCAACAGCACGTGGAACAGCGTTGGCAGGTTCAACGATTGGTCCAAAGAAGCTACCACCACCGGAACTAGTGTTATTTTCTGCAATTTTCTCAGTGGCTGCTGCAATTCGATCGGAGTGATAACCCACCTGCTCTAAAAAGCTCTTACCTTTTAAACTTGGGTCACTGTGAGATGGATCAACACCAATCTCCTCACCCCGTAAAGACAACCAGATGCTTCTATCTAATCGATCAAACTGACCTAATGCTAATATCTCAGCTGCGAGCTGGGCATCTACTAAGTCACCGCCAATGACACGGTAACTTGCCTCAATATTGGTATAACCTGATGATACTAAACCAAAGAAACTAAATACTTCACGAGCAACGTTTCTACTTGCGGTTAAAAATAGTGGAGATAGGAAGTAATCCTTACCATAAACTAACTGACTCGGAGTAGCTTCACCTGGTCTAATCGCAACTATGGAAAGGTCTTTCTCATAAAACGGTCCCTCTGCTGGAAAAAATACCAGGCTATCCGTAATGGTAAAAGGATCGTTTTGAATGTAGTTGTCTGGATTATTGGCATTTGGATCATAGTCTTTAGCCATAATTCTTTATCCTTTCAATGAAAATATTTTAAATATACTTTAAATTGGTCCACCGCCTGAGGCAGGTTTAAACAAACTAGTCTTACAATATCCGGCCATGGCTCCACCTTCACCCTGATTTACAATTAGGTGGGGCTGAAATACCAGGTCATTTGGTGAAGAGATACTAAAGCCAATCTTTCCACGCAATGTAACAATTGCATTACTATCACTATCTGTTGTAATAGTAGGCTCCGCAATAGGTAGACCATCCACTCCATCGATATCAGGTAATTCCATATCGAAAAAGCTACCACTAGTAGATCTATGTAAGCGTTTTTCTTCGGTAATGACTGGTGGATTACCGGCCGTCTGAGTACGCTTTGTAATTGTCATAACGTAGTCGTGGAAAATTACAGACGAACCTTGAATTCGATTGCTACCTGCAAGCGTGGTCAGTAATAATTTACCATCAATGCCAGATGACCCGCGTAGTGTAAATTGAATAGAGTAGTCAATCCATGCGGTTGTTTGGTCAGATAGAGATAGGTAGGGTAGATCATCGAACATATTGATATTTTGACCAGCGGGCACAATACCGCCATATTGACCATAATGTTCGTCCTTAAAGGTATCTAAGAACGAAGACAGTGAGATACCTTTACTACCGGCATTGACATCCCTACCCATCATCTCCTCGGTTGTAGTTAGAGGGCCCGCACCACCAATTTGATCAATAGATTCTTCTTCAGAGATCTTTAACCACGAACTAGCACCCATTTTCTTATAGATAGCCCAGCCTATATCTACAGAGGGATCGGCAGTTGCATCATCAACTAAAACATTTTCACCAACTTTAATATTCGCCTGTTGGAGATCACGGGCAGCAATATCAGCAACACTGTGGTTAGCAATTGACTGAGCATTAATAGCATTAACAATGGTTTCTAAGGCATTCACCTGTTGAACAAGTGATGTATTGTTACTCTGGTAGGTTGAGATATGGTTGTTAACCGTAGTCTCCAATGCCTGGATATCTTGTTGAATTTGACTAAGATCTTGAGTACCACCAGAACCTGCTGAAATGGATTCTAGTGCATCAGCAATCCTTGCAAATTCAAATAAGATAGGATTAGCAGTGGGATCACCAAAATCTACAATATCAGCGATGTGAATATCGGAGTAGGCGCTAATAACGGCATCCTTTATCTCGGTTAGTCTAGTTAGGATTTCATCCATTCCAACTAGGCCGGATAAAATACCATGAGTATGTTGAGTTGGAGGGAATGTCGCTGGTGCAGTACTCCAATCGACGTTACTGTATGACTGGACGCTATTGATCGCAACCAATCCATCTAGTATGGCATTGGCCCTGTTATCAACATAATCCCCACCTAGCGTTTGGTATTGGTAAGAATAAGACCCTGGGTCAAAGTTAGGATCCAATATCAATATTGTCCCAAAGATATCCTGTCCTACCGCATCACTAGCCTGCTGCCATTTATGTGTAGGTACATAATCAATACCCTCTTCCAGAATATCTCCATCTGGCCCAACAAGGACCAGACTATCACCATAGTACGGTGTGGCATCAGGTACAATGACAAAATGTTCGCTAGCATTGCCAACCGCTAAAGTGCGTTTTTCATTATTAATTAAGTTTGCAGGGTTATTGCCAAACTCATCGAAAATATACGTAGGCATTATTCACCATCCCCATAAATATCCTGGATTCTTTTTACCGTTTCCTCGGATAAAATACCCTCTGTAAAAAGGTAAAATAAACCCGTTTCAATAGTCTCGATATTTTTCTCATCCATTTCAAAAGCACGATTTGTTTGAAGACGATTCAACCAGACTTTAACACAAGGTTCTTCATTGGCAAATAAAGACATTTGCTCTTCTAGCGGAATTGCATCAAAGAATTCAGACGACCTGAGAACCTTAGGTATATTGTTGTTCTTTTCAATTTCCTTAAGCAGTGCTTCTGATGGTTCTTCATATCCCTTAGGAATGGGTCCCAATTCAGATATAACCTTACTTAAACCTTCTTTATTAAAAACAACGGTACCACGATAATCCTTTACCACTTCCCACTCGTCAGTTCCGATATTAAACCGAGCAGCTTCATTTTCTTTAACCTCAGGAGGTTTCTTATCGGTAGCATTATCGACCTGAGTATAAACCGGCTTCTTTGCCCGTTTAGTTTCCAGAGGATCTAACGGGAGTGTCCCTACCCCTAGGTAAACAAAGTTTTCATCGAAATAGTAGGCTTTATTACTCATACCAAATACCAACCTTAACAAAGATGTTATCTACAACGTTTTCTGAATCTGTAGGAACTACATTAGATGCATTGAACGTTGCACGTTTATAAGTAGTAGCGCCACCACCAACTTCTGAGAATATCTTAGCGCGGCTAGCCGATAGGCTAAATGCACCACTAGAGTTTGTAAAGATACCCGCTTCAGATTCAACCTGTTCATGACCTTCAATATAACCTGTGATATTACGAATAGCATCAAACTGACGACTACCTGGGTTATTACCGGATGGACCACCATTTTGAGTAACAGTACTACCAGAGCGCGATGACCAATGACTATAGCGTAGTCCAGAAACAAATCCATTAACACGTAGATGCTGTCCTCTAAGGTCAGGTAGACGAAACAATCCATCATTGGTGTTATCTGTCATCTTCGCATAACGATGCCCATAAACGGCAAAAAGCTCAGCATATGTTGTTTGAGAAATTCTTTGGCCCACCGCCTCAACCGTACCCGTGGGTAGATTATCATCTAGAGTAATGGCCAGTGTACCAATACGTCTAGCATCATAGCTATTTTGATTGGCCTGGAATTGAGATAATGCTGTTGATAAATTATCAATGCTTGCCTGTAATGCACTATCACCACTTTGTCGATTAGCCTCTTCAGTTTGAATACCAGAGACCAATGCAGCATCGCCTTGTTGGCGGGCAGTGGTTTCAGTATTCAATGCTGAGGTAAGTTGCTGAAGCGCAGTATCTAAGTTATTAAATTGAGATTCGCGAGTATTTACTTCATCGGCAATGTCCTGCGCATTCGTATTATCCTGATTTACACGAGCAATCTCTTCAGCCTGGAGTAGGATATTAAAATCCGTAGCAATCTTGTTAATTTCACGACGCTGATTAGCAAGTATATCCAGTGTACGTGAAATATCCGTATGCAGATGTTGTCCTGCCAAGGATAAACTACGTTTACCTACCAATGCGTTAACTAGCTCTAATAGAGAATCCCGAAGTGGATTCATATTGGTAAGATCAGTCACCATGTTGTGAGTATGTTCACTAGGCGGGTAACTACTAAGTGGGTTGAGGATTTGACCCCAGGGAATCGATCCGGTCAATACCTCTTCTAAAGCTTTTCGTAAATCTATCAATAATTTACTATTATTTCCCTCACGACCACCTACTGCCTGATATGTTAACAATAGGTTAGAGGTAATGCTGTGGTTAATAATCTGGATGCCATTGGCAACCGGTCTACCAACACGGGCAGTCATCTCAGCGTCTTTAGAGATTAATTTATAATCAACACCCAGCTGTAAGAAATTAATTGCACCTTGAGTTACACAGATTAATGTATCTGTGTAAAAGGCACCATGGTCAGGTATAATAACCTTGCCCACTTGCGGGGAAATTGTTTGGACTTCATCGATGATTTTATTACTCGCTGCTGCAGCACTATCATCGAATGGTAAAAGTTGTCCTGTCATTACCTTCTCCAAGTATTTATGTTTTAATATTAAGTATCTTTAACCTGAATAAAAACCAGCGTATAGTACGGAGGTCTAATATCAGAGATGCTATGGGTATGACCAAGGCTGCCTACTGGGTTACTTGATGAATCCTGATAGCTTACTGACGCACCATGGTTATGACCTTCGTTATTACCAGTCTCAGCGGTATATTCATCTACGTTAGTATACTCCCCCGTACCACCATTAACTGATAGGGTACCGCCGACAGACGTCGCCATAGGTAGTTCATGGCTATGAGCTGGTAGTTGATCCACAGTTAGAATATGATCTTCTACCGCAACCACTACAGTAAAGTCACCACCGCTGGCGGTTGTTTTAGAAACACTACCGCCAGTCTCAGCAGATCTAAGACCTGTGCCGCTATAATTAGCATTATCACTCCAGCCAGCAGCCGGAGTACCTGGGGCCAAAAACTTGCCTGCACCAATAATAAATTTATCTTTTAAATCTGGCGTACCATTTGTACCGTTACAAATATTGAACTTATCAGTAGGCACTGGTCCTTTTAAGAACTCGTCCCATTGTAAAATAGCCCCGCCAAAGAACTGTTTAACATGCCCATTGATGTTAGCTGATATACCTTGTTGGAAGTTCGTCAATGAAGTTGATAGGCCATTCAAATTACTATTTAACTGGGCTATTTGCTGATCATAGTTTAATACATTTACAGCGGCAACGAGGTTCTGAACATCGGCCTCGAGTGTCTGAAGCTCCTGCATTTTAGTAGTAATCTGTTGAGTAACCGCTGGATCAAGTACTGGCGGGCTATCGATCAAATCAGCAATTTGTTGCATTTTGTCTGAAAGAATTTCTAACAGACTTTTAGGTGAGTCGCCTAACAAGGCGGGTGGGAGTTTTGATCGATACTCTTGCCCGCGGAACTGTAGCCAGTTAGCAAGAACCGATCTATCAAAGGAACCGGCATCCACGACCTCTTGTAGGAGAGCTGTATCGGGGTCACTACCCACCGCACGATAATCAATTTCAACACTATCCCACTCTCTCATTAAAATCAGGTAAGAGAAAACTTCAGCTCTAACTTTAAAAGTCATTTCTGTAAATAGCGGAGAATAAACATAATCTTGATGAAGCTTTAATTCCTTACCTCCGGGATGCGCAGAGTTAAAGCCAATAACAACAAGATCCTTAGTAAAGAATGGCGCATTATCAGGTGTAACTAATAGAGTACCATTAGTTGTTTGCGGCTCTCCCTGAAAATAGTTATCGGGATTACTTGCGTTTGGATCAAATTCAAAAGCCATAATTTAAAAACCTTTATGTTGTTGGTACCTTAATACCGATTGCAATATAGCTCAAAGTCCTTTCGGTTTGGTCAGGCTCAGACATATAGTCGACCTCAATACCAGAGATTCTATTACTTTCTGCAAAGTTATGATTCACTACATGCGTTGGGCTATCTGCACTAGTGTCAGTACGAGAGACATTTACCGTGCAAAACAATGGTGTACCAATAGAACCAGCAAAGTTAACAGAGGCGGGTTCTGCACTAGGGACAAAGGTACGCTTACCTATCGCTATATAAAAGAACCCAGCAATGGGTACCAGATAATTTTCGGAACCAGTAGAGATTGTATTATTAAAAGGAAGAAGACTTAGCATCTTGCCGCTTAGATCATTAACAGAACTCTCCAATCCACTTGAGATTACTAGAGCAGCAATGATTTGATCCAACCTACCCAATAGTGGGTTGATAAAAGCTTGATCAATATCAGAGACATCCTCTAGTTGAATAAGACCACCCGGGTCACTCACTGCATCACGAATGTGACCTAACATGGCATAGATTTGATTCATACCCGGCTGGGCCTCTAGAGGGTGGGTATGTTCTGTCGGTGGGAAGGTAGCAGGAGCAGTAGACCAATCAACATTTACACCTTGATGTAGTGCAATAAGACCAGATTGGATTGTATTAGCTGGGCTATCTACATGTACGCCACCTAACGTTTGGTATTGTAATCCAAATGTACCTAAAATATTTTTATCAAGGAATACAAGACCACCAATGATATTGCTACCAACAGCCTGTTCAGCCTGTTCCCAGTTGAAGATATATTCGTAATCAACACCGTGTTCTAAATAACTGCCGTCATCTCTTACAACAACCAGGCTATCGGCATATAAAGGCGCAGCGTCGGGGATAATGGCATTATGATCAACACCATTTACAGAGTTGATTGTATGCAACTCATTAGTAATTTTATTCGATGGCAGTTTACCAGTCGAATCAAAAGGATAAGTAGTAGGCATTCGTCTACTCCAGTAAAATAGAGGTTGTGATTGTGTTTTTCTGTATACGATTGCTCCCGCATTTTAATTAGATACATTGGAGATTCTAAAACATGTACAATATTGAATCCATCATTACTCTTAAAGAAAAGGAATGGAAAAAACTGGATCCCAGTGGTGTGACCTTTGGAACTTTAAGTACCTTTGAAAAGGTTTTTATTAACGTTACCCACGGTGATCTCGTAGGAAGCCACCAGATTAATTTTAATGAGATTTCTAGTGATAGTGGTACCGATAGCAACACTGTTTTAGAAACCTACTTACAGAGCTTTACAGCGGCTACAATTACCACCATTGATTTTGAAGATATCAAACATATTGGTCGTCCTAAAAAGGCTAAATATAAATCTATGTTTGATATGGGTATCAGGGTGGAATCTGCACTATATGACACGAGTGGAAATCCTTCTGGTCTGGAGCCGGATATAAAGCTATCTGTTAGACCCAATAGCATTGGAACAGCGGAGGATCTATTAGAATCTTCTGTAGTCCTAATCAATGGTAATGTAGTAAACAACATTGAGTACAAGGATGGCGATGTTTATCTAATTGACCAAATGGATTTTCTAAATCACCCCGATTTACCTAATAGTGAGAGATCTATCAGTCTCATTGACTTTAGTGAATTAGGTGTATTACAGCGTGTGCCATTTGCAGATGCATCAGGTATAAATGTGCTAGCGGGACCTAGTACCGATGTACAACGTTTTGTTGAAATTGATATCGTTCCAGATATGACTGGTAAGTATCCAATTCTTGTACTTGGCGGATCTATTATGATTGATAGAGGCCTTTGGTCTGTAAGTGGACAAAAGCTTTCTTTAACACTCGATGTGGATCGCTTAATCAGTAAAGAATTTAGATCGGCCGATAAACTATCATGGATAGATGCAGCTAACAGTAATAGCAATGGTTACTTACTATCTTCATTTGATCCTATCAAATATCTTCAAGAAAATTGTGAGCTACTTCTTTTAGATGAAGAGAACCTTGGAATTCATAAAGAGTATCTCCATAGGACAACTATTGAAGGTAGATATACCCATTATCGAATTCCGCAAGGCATTTTGTTATTAGACGACAATACTGTAGGAGAGTATCACATCGATAGCTATGAGGATAACATTGTTTCAATATCATCTTCTTTACCTATCACCATGAATCGTCTTGTTGATACTGTTCCTAACGGTGAATTGATTTCTGTAACTAATGCTGAGTCACTAGTTCATAAATCAATTAGTAAAGCACTCATGGTTGACATTTATAGACTTTGATAGTGGGGATTGCTATGAATGGTTCAGTGGAATTCACTACGGTGATTATATCTAACCTAGGTAAAATCTTAGCGGGTGTTAACGGAGTATTACTGGTCGAGAATGTAATCTGGTTTTTAGATTTCATACCTTTTTAGAGACGGGGCTTTGTAGCCCTGTCTTTATTCCCGTTTTAATAATTAAAAATAGAAAAAGCAAATGTATGTTGAACCATTGCGGAAATATAAAAGATGAGTATTTCATTAAAAGAAATTCCTAAAAATAAAATTAGAAAGATCTTGGAAAAACATTCTGATTCATCTGATTCAGATGAAATTGTCATTGACGAAAAAAACAATGTAAAGTTTACTTATAAAGAACTTACAGATTTCCTAAACGAACCGCCTCATTTTAGTATTTATACCGACGGCGGATGCAGACCAAACCCAGGTGATGCTGGTTGGGGGTTTTATTCAGAAAGACTGGGGGATGAAGGTAAGAATGTCTACTGTATGGGCTTTGGTGGTATAGAAGGTGTCAGTACTAATAATGCGGCAGAAATTAAAGCGTTAGCTGAGGCATTTAAATACTTACCAAAGGAGACTAATGAGGTCTCAGGTCCATGGAGCGCTGAGTTCTTCATTGACTCTAAATATGTTATAAAGAATTTTGAGACCTTAAATAAAACCGCAGCTAATGATTTTAAAGATAAAGAAGGGAATCCAATAGCCAATCACATGGAATGGAAAGAACTACATGCTGCATCTAATGAAAGAAAGGATAGTGGTACGTGGAAGGTTACCTGGGTTAAAGGTCATAGTGGTGTCTATGGTAACGAGGAAGCCGATAAGGCTGCGACCTATGGAATCGTCTGTACCCGTAACTGTAATTACGATATTAACTATGTCAGGGGGACGGTAGGTAAGAAACTACCTAAACCTAAGGTAATGATCCACCCATTCATTGCTGGTAGTAGGGGTATTCATTATATCGGTGAAGAAACCAAAAAGATAGAAGATCTATACTTCTACGCGAGTTCTACCTTTACTGATAAAAAAGAAGATAAGCTTAAGAACGCGGGTAAATTAGCATCGGATACATTAGTAACGGCATGTCTTATTAAAGAGCCTGTGGAGGTGTTTGATTCTTTATTAAAAGGCTTTGATAAGGAACGTATGCCGGGTACCATGGCGCTTTCTTACGTTGATAGAATCAAGCAAAAATGGTCTGAAGTTGTAGATAGCCCTGTCCCACTGGTTTCTAATAAAAGAACTGCGGTCCTTACAATGGAGAAAGAACCATTAATTGGATCTCCAGAGAACCCTCATATCTTTTATAAACTAGAAGACAATGTTAGCTTCCTAGTAACGCAACTTTACGGTCGATATAAAGATGGTGAGTTGAAAGTAGTAACTGATATCACGGACCTTATCTACACAACAAGCAGTAAGGGTAAGATAACTATTGCTAAAGACTTCGGTGTTCCTCGGAAAACCTTTGATGTGAAAATTAATCCATCGGTTGATAAAGATTATGTTGTCAATGTGGGAATTGATATCCCTATTCGAAATATGTTTAGTGCATTATTAAAAATGGACGATACTATTCCGGTCAGTGTTAAGTTAGTCTGTTATGAAGAAGAGCAGTTTGGCTTTAGGTTCTTCTGTGTCATTGAACGCGATGGGGAATTGTTACTAACCTATAGTCCACAAAGTAACCTTCGCCTCATAGCACCAAAATAAAAGAGAGCCCAATTGGGCTCTCTTTTATTGTTTCCCTAAAATTATTATCAATTCTTCCCTGAGTCTTGTGGGGTCATAACCAATCTACAACTTCCACTTTCACTTATCTCCAGAAGATATTTTTCAATCCTAAAACTGCTGTTTTCAACACTTTCTATTTTATCTTCTAACACCCCTAACTTTATAGAGTAATAACTACCAATCGCTGGGGTTAAATCTAGGACATAGTAGTCAATAATAAAATAACCAATCAGCAAAACATTGGTAATAACAGATACAACCAGAGGTGGTATTAAGTGGAGCAGATGACTAAGTAACTCAATGAAGGTCTTCATTTATTAATTTCCAAAATAAAAGTACTATAAAACAAATACGCCGCTCATACTATATGAGAAACTTATCCACCATATAGCGCCACAGGAGCTTACTATTATGGCTAAAATTTATGGTTTTTTTGAATACGATCAGTTCGTTTCAAATAACGTTGATGTCGATAACACTATTGGTGAAATGCCTTCTATCGGCAAAACTTACGATCGTGATAACCTAGTATTCAATGAAGGTACACATCGTTTATATGTTACTAAGCAAGACGAGTTAGTTGGTTCTGAAGTTGGCTCTCGTGATGCGGTTATTTCAGCAGTGATGACTGAGTTAGCGGACCTTCGTACTACTATTCAAGTAGGAGGTGGCACATTAGCCGATCAGGTTAATGCTGCGCTAAATACCGATATCTCTATTTTAAACATCGGTCCTGCTATCGTAAATAACATTACTGGTGATAGCTGGCCGAGTTATATTTCCTTTGAATATACTGGAAACTCTGGCGAGAACTGGACATTCTTAGTGTGGCTAGCAGGCTCCATCTTTGTAAATGACTACAGCGAACCTGAGTATCAAGTTATCCACCCTGTTGATATTAAAGATGATCTCTATGATGATTTCGATGCGAGTAAACTAGAGGTAGGCTCAAGAACTGCTGGTCAAGAGATGAGCCGTGTTAATGCTCTAGTTGCTGGTGCAACGCACTCACACATTGCTGCTATTACCTTACGTGTTCATAGACTATCAAATGTTAACGAGTGGTTCAACGCAACTTGGTATGTTATAGTTAATGGCCCTATGCCCTCTACTGAGGAAATTCTAGGGGCGATTGCCGATGATATTGTGGATGGTAGTAATTATACCATCGAGCAGTGGATTGAAGTTATCCCGGGCCTTGTAGCAACTAATAAGTATTGGGTTATCCCTACCTGGGATAACATTGCTAAAGATAATCCGGGGTTAGCATCTCCGATTTATTCTCCCACTGTAAGACCAGAAGATAAAACTAATCTTATCAACTCTTACTTTAGTACAGTGGCCGACCCATCGGGCACATTAGATCGCCTTGAATACTCAGTACTTAATTACAATTCTATTGGCTTTTATATTGTGCCAGAAGAAGACAATCCTAACGGCTGGGAAAAGTTTAGCGAAGATTTTGCTGATTTTGCAAATATTAATATTAACTCCCACCTAATTAATCTTCTAGATAGTAAAACCATTCAAGCTATCCGACTACTAGATAGTCTTATCCAGATCTCTGAAGATTATATTTCAGGCACTACAACACTTGATCCAGAATACGATACTGTTACTCGTGGTGATTTAACTTACATAACAGGTACTATTGTCGGGGCTGAATTTGCAGTAGCTACACGGGAAAGCTACCTAGCATCACTTTAATTAATTAGGAGTTATCAATGGCTTTTGAAGATAAATCTCCACAAATCAATGCCACTGGGTCTTACGAACTTCGTACACCATGGGTCATTGATAGTAATGTAGACTACCGCTGTGAAGCTCTTCGTGGATTCGAAGAGCTGGAACTAGACAACATTGATGTCTATGATCGCTTTTATAACCCAAAGGGTGTAAGTGAACAGCGCTTTGGCGAGGACAGAGTCAACGGCATTAACATTGTTACCTTAATGAGTACCGATGGTCCTACCATCCATGTCCCTAGTAGCTATATATTAAAATTTCCAAATAATCTAAATGTCCCACATAGTCGATTAATCATGGCTATTGATTTAGGACTCATTCCTGATCATTTGGACTTTTATCAATTGCAACAAGACATATTGGCGCTGGTTACAAATACAATCGGTCAGCAGGCCAGTATGTCTATTCATCGTGGTCTTATCGAAGGCGGTATTAGTAAATCTAGAGCGGATGCTATGGTTGCTCAGAGAAAGGCGAATTCTTTAGCTGAGGGATCTTTTTATGCTAAGTATAAAAAATCTGAGGAAGAGCGCGTTAAGATTCTGGATGAAAACCAGCGTTTACAAACCATCATCACCGCAATCAATCCACCGCCATAATTAATGGGGTTGTAAAATGAATCTAGACGATCTTTTAATTTTAAATACCGCTATAAATGGTGTTACTATTGCTAATGAGCATTTGAAAAATAACCCTGAGGCTGATATATCACTTGCTGTTGAAAACGCAGTGCGTATTCTCTCGCCAGACTATAAATACGATGTCGATGTAGGTACAGAGGGTTTATTCAATAAGTTATTTAATACTAAGAAAAGTGCTGTTAAAAAACTAACCAATGAAATTTACAACAGTGAATTCATGGATCTAGTTAACGACTTTATTCCTAAGTTATTAAAAGAAGTAAAATCTGTTCCTGATGACCTTATTCCAACTGATAAGCGAGCGCAACTAGAAGAAGCACTCTTAGATTATTCTTTGCTTAAAGGTCATATGAATAAAGCTGATATTCTTGAATCATTAAATGACCTATCTTTATTCGGTAAGTACGTTGCTAATATTGAAGACAGCGGTAGGACAGCGGAGTTATATGAAGGCTACTATCAAATAGTTGAAGATACATTAAAGTTAATGGGTCTGGACTTTATGCGTGTGCGTAGTCGTAACACTACAGCGATAGCTTCGATTAAAGGTAGTAAGAATAAAGTAGGCATGCGAATTGTACCGGGATACTGTGGATGGTTCCCTGGTCACTTTCATCAGGTTAAAAAGCCAAAGGGTACATTAGAACTACTCAAGTTAGTTACTAAGGTTAAGCCTAATGCCGGTGATATCGAGGACTGGGAGTATAAATCTAATCGTGAAGATTATGTTGCTAAATTTAGTGGTAAACTTAATACTGCTAATCTACCGGAATACAACCTCAAAAACGATGTCCTCCATGGCACTAATGTAAGTCCTTTCTTTATGCTTGAGATTCGCGATCTAGTGGATCAGATGCTAATTAAAATCATTGAAGAAAACTTCTAATCTAATCCCTCCATATGGAGGGATTTTTTTGTCCGTAATTTATTATTGGATATCCGAATAATGTATTGTTAATTTATGGAAATATCCCATGTTAATTACACGTTTAATATTAAACAAATACAAACCACTTACAACCATAGAAAAGATTGACTATGAACCTACTGCAACTATGCAAACTATATTGGGGACTAACGGCTGTGGTAAGTCAAGCCTATTATTAGAACTTAATCCAATGCCTGCAGTTAGAGCTAACTATGGTAAAGGTGGGTATAAGACAATCTTTATCGAGTTTTCTGGTAATCAGTACAAGCTTAGTTCTGAGTTTAAAGGGTCTGGTGGTGGCGAACATCTCTTTTATAAAAATGGTGAGCAGCTTAACCAGAGTAAAAGTATTGCTGAACAACGTGACCTTGTTACTAGAGAATTTAATTATACGGATAATATCCACAAGTTATTAGTAGGTCAGGTAAACTTTACCGAAATGACACCTGCTAAGCGTAAAGAAGTGTTAATGGAGATATCTCCACTGGAGCTGAGCTACGGGCTTAAGGTGTTTGATCAACTAAAAGTCATGTTACGCGATTCTCAGGGGGCTACTAAGCATCTGAAGTTACGTGAAGAAGAACTTCATCTATCTGTAGAAAATGCGATGGTTGAAGAGAATATTGATGAACTTATTAAAGGTGTTGAGGATCGTATTCAGAAGATTATACCCTTCATTGGTAACTCTGAACATGGCACTGTTGATGATATTGAGAATACCATTATCAGCAAGCAGTCTAGGTTAAATACCATGGTAAAGGAGTGGGATCGGTATAAACCTATGTATCTTTTAGACGAAGGTATCAAGGACCTCTCTGATCTAAATGAGGCCATTGGTAAGTTTAATGGTATTCGTCAGACACTTAACGAAAGACGATTAGATCTTACAGAAAAGATTTTCCAAGCTAGAGAGGTGACGGACTCATTAAGTGAAAAGCAGATGACGCCGGAAGGCCTTAAAAATGAGTTAGCGGGTATAAAGGGTACTTTGTCTACATTGGATCGTGAGATCTTATTCAGTCGACCTACCATTGCACTCAAACTTTGTGATGAAGTTATTACTGGTGTCAGGGAGATTGCTGGTTACTATGATGGTAAGGTCTATACTCGTGAGGAGATAGAATCCATTAACAAAATACATGAAGAGATAGAATTCAAGCTCACTATGGTTAAAGATAAGATTAACCGCATTGAAAATGAAATTACACATGTTGAGGAAGATGGTGAACACACCTGTCCTAAATGTGATTATCGTTTTAATGTACGCGGTAGGAACCCTGAAGAGTATAAAGCTGAGCTTCTTACAAAGAAAGATGATCTTCTCAAAACACTGGAGATTGGCAAAGGTAAATTTGATGAATCTCTAAAAGAAGTTGGACTAGCCGATGAGTTTATTTCTCTTTGTAGAAGAATAGATAGTCTAAGAAGAACCACTGGTAATAACTTAATTTGGTCTGAGGAATGGACTAACTCTGTAATCATTGGAAACTTTACAGGATTTAATAATCACTGTATTAAACTTCGCACTGAGGCTGAATTAGATACCAAGCAATCCTCACTAGAGCTTGAGGCTGAGCGTATTGAAAATGCAATTAAGTCTATTGAGTTGTTAGGTGATAACATCCATACCGTGCAAGAGATGGAGTTGGATCTCGAAGTTACCCAGTGTGAGATTGAGAATATCAATAAGAAACTAGAGTACTATGATAAGTTTAAAATAAACTATGTTCAGTATAGTAGAATGGTAGAACAAGCCGCTGCTATCTTAGATAGTTTACAAGATGATCTGATTAAGCTATCTAAGGTCTCTATGGAGAACTATGCCCAAGAACTAAAAGAATCCCTTTATGATGAGTTATCTCATCTTAGAACCATTGTTCAGAAAAGAGATATGGCTATCAATTCACTTGAGAATGTTAGGAAGGATCTCGTTGAACTTAAAGAAAATGGCGAAGTGTTATCACTGTGCATTGATGCACTCGGTCCAATTAGAGGTGAAATAGCTGATCAGATGAATGGCTTTACCACTACGTACATTGATTCTATCAATGATATCATCTCTAAGGTTTGGACTGTTGGACTGGAGGTATTACCTTGTCTTAATGATAAGGGGAATATGGATTATAAATTTCCTATGGATGTTGAGGGAAGTCGGGTTGGCGACATCAGCCTTGGTTCTGAGGGCCAAAAAGAATTTATCAACTGGTGCTTTGTATTAATTGCTAGACAATATTTGGGTCTACAAGACTATCCGCTCTTCTTAGATGAACTTGGTATTCGCTTTGATATAATGCATAGGGAGAATTTACAAAGATATATTAAGACTCTACTAGATGCGGGACAATGTAGTCAGATCTTTATGATTAACCATTATGCTGAAGTACAAGGTGGTTTATCTAACCACGAGTGTTTAGTAATGGATAGTCGAAATATATCTATTCCGAGTATTCACAATAACCATGTAACATTGGAGTATAAATAAAATGGATAAAATGCGTGTTAAAGAACTCGCCCAGATTGTTAGTGAGGAAGGTAGTGAGGTGATTAAAGCCTCTAGTAAGCTATCTAGATTTGGACCTAAGTCGAGAGCCCCGGGTTCCACTACTACTAATATAAATGCCCTGCGAGGGGAGATTCATGATTTACTTGGGGTGTACCGAATGCTGTGTGCTGAATTAGGTGTAGAGTATCACATTGATGATGCATTGTTAAAGGCTAAGGAAGAAAAGGTGGAGATGTTTTTAAAAATAGACCCCCACTATTAGTAATCAGTAAAATGTTATTTATATATTATATTTTTGATGGGAGTCGCTCTGGCTCCCACTATACTCATGTAGGAATGAGTTTATTTATTAAAACCTAAAGGAAATGAGCTATGATGAAATTTGATTTTAACGGGTTACTTGATAACCTGTTTATTGCTGATGAAAAATCAGCAGAAGCTGTGATTACGACAACCATTGCGTTAGCGGTAATCATTTTAGACAATGAAGAGGAGTTGAAAACCTCGTGGCACAGTACTGAGTTTTCAAATGCCCTTGGTGTCTTCACAAGTACAATGGTACGCCTGTATGAACATGCGGATCACTTAATTGATTATCCTAATGGTTATCTGACTGAGAAGATTAGTAAGGCTGATAACTTTCTAACTTCCTTAGATCCGGAACTACCATTAAATGTAAGAGATACATTAGCTTATCGTACGGTCATGCTGGTCCTACAAGGTATCACCGAAGGTCAGTTGAATAATTTCAAAGGATCCGTGATGATGGCCGATGGCACTGACAAAAATGATAAGCGGGCAGAAGAATTATTCAATGCCAGTCTTAATTACTATAACCTAAATACACCGAAAACCATTGGTGATTTACTGGAGTCAGAATCGTGAATGAAACCACTCAAAGAAACCTAATTCATCTTAATTTAAAATTGAGTGAAGTGGAGAAGGAATTGAAGGCCCGATACCCTATGTACTTTAAAGCCCTTCCTGAAGATAAATTAAACTCGATGGAAGTACTTGTTGATACCGAAGGTCATGGGTATAAAATCAACATAGATGGGTTGGAACACATTCTTTCAGTAGAATTACCTCTGAAAGATGAAGGAAAGATCCTAGGTAAATTTAAATCTTTGACTTTGCAAGAGGCCGATACCCTTATTCATAATCTCGGTGAAATGGTTCGTGAGAAAGTTATTGCTGATATTACCCGTGAGAACGCAATCAATTTATTAAATAAATTGATTGCAATGCATGGTTTTGAAGGTATTCTCATTGACGTCTGTATTAGACAATGGAAAAATGAAGTTATTGAGTCTGCATACAACAGTGATTTTAAAGAAAATCCCGACACCAAGATTTTTATAATTGATCGTGGTGCTACCGCGAATATTAATTTTCGTGAAAAAACCCACGTTAACATAAAGTGTACAGTTGAAGCGGATCACCTAGTAGTATTGGTCAATCGCATCATTAGCACGCTTATGATTAAAACACCTTAAACTTAATAAAACTATTCAGTAGGAGAATAGACATGAGTGAACAACAACTAAAACTATTAAAGCTAAACCGTAAATTAAATGCTATTGAAGATAAGGCTCGAGAATACGCCCTTATCGATGTTCTTCTTGGCCCACGTGGTGAAGATGGCTATAGCTGGTTTATCGTGGGACAATCTGATAACGACTTTGATACTGGTGAAATGCTTGTACAACTTAAAAACATTGATCGTGTTTTTTCTGATACATATAGTAGTCAGTTGAAATTTACTGAGGTAGTTGAAGATGCGCTAAGATACCTTGATGAAGGAATTAATTGGGCCCTTGATGGATCTTATTTAAAAATCGGCAAAGGTGCTCCTGTCGAAGACGCTGAGATTCTTAAACAATATCGAATGATTTTGGAAGAACATGGTCTTCTTGAATATGTTGAACTTGTAGAACTTGAAACTGAACATACAAGTAGTACAGTTTACCGAATGCTTGATAATGTTAATGGTGAGAAAAAACCATCCGAATGCAGCTACACTTACCGTGTGGTTTATAATCGTGAAGGTGATGAAACCACCACAATCTCAGGTATCGCTGACCCTCAAAACCCTTTGACTGATTTAGTATCGGCAACGGTTTTGGAAATCCTTGCTGAGAAAGCAATGCGTGAAGAAAAGGCCGCTTAAGGAATAGATTATGCTGGTTGATAAGTTACAAAGGATCTTCGACACCCTGTCGTCTAATGAAGTTACTATGGAAGATATTGAATCATCCGCCAGTACGCTTCTGGAAACAAATGATGATAGCGGTGGTGTTGATTTCTCAGAAATCTTGGAAGTGGGTGAGAAGATCACCCACGTACTTCAGAAATGGTTTGACTCGGTCGTTACCAAAATTCATAGCGGTGTTGAGCCGCATGACCTTGGTGAATGTACTAAAGTCCTGTTGACGGAGTTACAAGGTGAAGAGTTCATTGAGAATCACAGAACTGTAATTACTGGTGTTGCAGTGTTAAATGGCTCTATTATGATCCGTAAAATTGTAAACGAGCTTTAGTCTATTACGAGGGGGTCTAACAAACCCCCTAATTTTTTTATAACCCTGGAAGGAAATAAACATGAATAGTTATTTAAAGAAACTTTTATCAGACGACAGTTTATCGTCTGAGGAAATTGGTAAATCGATTCACCAATACTCTTTAGAGTCTCATAAGTCTCTAGAGGAAATATCAATTCCGAGTGGAATAGATATCGAAGAGCTTAATGAGTTACTTCAGTTATTGGGTCGTAAGCTAACCAAGGAATACAATGAAGTCCTTAATGTCATTAAGGATATGGCTGTAACTGAAATTGAATCACGCAAGCTTTTAGGGAAGTCATTTACGACAAATGAGCTTTTTGCTATGCTAATCGAAAGTAAAGTTGGTACTGCTAAATACATTAGTCGAAACTTAACGCTGGTTACAAAGGATGCGGTATCAAATGACCTCCAGTTTGTACAGGCTAACACACGACCAGTCATTCATGTTAATACCGATATTAACTCTGCTACTGAATTTACAATTGGCGGAGAGAAGTCTTCTTTAAGACTAGTGGCCGAGATGAATGATTTAGCGAGTAGAATTCTCGATGCAGATACCTTGGAAGTTTGCATGGTCGACGAATATGTTTACTTCAAGAAAGAAATCCTTGAAAAAGGTAATTATCAAAAGGATACTGTTGGTTGTCCAGTTGCGGTTGCCTTTTGTAATCTATTGAGTGTATTTGCAACGACTATCTACGATTACACGGTGACTGAATTTTTAAACTTCGGAAGAGTGCGGAGCTTAGCAACATTGTCAACGAAGAGCTATATTGCAGATGGTTGTAAAGAAATACTATCTTTAGATATAGATGATGGACATGAGTCCCTTTTAGGGACAGCGCGGTTTGTAATTTTTCCCGATGTGGTGACTAAGAAGCTGACTGCCAGCAGACTCATTTGTGAGATGTATAGTAGCGCGCATATCACCTTATCCACACACGCTACCGGGGCGGTTACAGCCATGTCAGAGGTGCTACTTATGGAACTCCATAATGTTCAGCATCTTCTGACATTGAAGGCCGAAAGTCCTGAGTCGGAAGGTGAGTATGTTCCTGAGTATAAAGTTTTCCAACAGACCCTAGTGACATTGTCTGCTATGAAGGGGTTTTATAATGTGTTAGAGCCTGGTAAAAGAACATCCATCTGGTTATTCTTTTCATCTACCTATAACGCCATTATGGAAAAACTCATCTCTCTATTGGAACATGTTAAGTCAAAAACTTCTCTCTGCATCAAATTAGAGACATGTGTCGCTTTGGATACCTTACCAAAGAACGCAGGTGCTGTAGACTCTATTGATATTTCTAACATCGAAGCCGATGTTGAAACGCTGAAAGAAGTGTATGATACTTTTGATGGTGAAATGCAATACGTAGATTTTCCTTAACCAAATAGAGTCCCAATGGGACTCTATTTTTTTTTTCACCAAAAAAGCAAATCGTATACGAAAAATAATTGATGTGGAACACCTATGGAAATATCTAATTTTCGCCCTTACTCTATTGGTATTGTGGCGGCAGATAAAGAAGACGATAGTAAGATGATTGAGGTCTTCCCCTATGAAATGTTTCCTTTCTTCGAAGGCACCATTACTGATAAAGTATCACCTATTAATCGGAAGGTTACTGATAGTACTGGAAAGGTATTCTCTATAGAACTTGATTCTGGAATGAGTGTTCTAGCTGAATGGGTTGGTGAAACAAATAGACGCACTGCACCTAATGTAAAAGCAGGTGAGCAGGTAATGATCTATACGACCTGTAACAGCGAAAGGTACTGGTGGAGTCCATTGGGTAGGGATGATGAGAAAAGACGCGGAGAACGCATTGTATGGAGTTGGAACGCTAGTTCTGAAGGTAGTGATACAGATATTGAGATTAACGACAATAATCACTACTATTTGACCGTTGATACAATTTCTCAAATGATCACTCTTCATACCAGTAAAGATAATGGCGAGCACTGTCGTTACAAGATTCAAATTAACACTGGTAAGGGGCATATCACAGCTAGTGATGATGTAGGAAACATTATCCAGTTAGACACTAAGAATACTAAGATTACCTTTAGAAATAAAGATAATACTCACCTTAGTTTAGATAAAGAAGATATCATTGCCTTTGCACCTAGAGATATTCATACTAAATGTAACCGGGATATGTTAGTTGAGGTTGGTAGAAATTATACTGAGATTGTAGGAGGTGATAGAACTACTACAATCCAAGGTAACGATACTTTACATGTGGATGGTGATAAGTCTGAAACTGTTAAAGGTAGTAGAACAGAAGCTACTACTGGTAATTATACTGTAACTGCAGAAAACATTAGTATGACAGCAAGTAGTAATTATGAGATTACTACGCAGAGTTATAGCTTAACCTGTACAACTGGGAATGTTGTAGCCAGCGGCACCTATACTGTTACATCACCATCAATTGGTTTAACAGGGGCGGTGGCTATCTTAGGCGGAATATCAGCAGCACCAGGATCGGGTGGTGGAGGTGCCAGTGCTGTCATTAACATGCCGTTAACTTGTACAAAGCCGGTTACCGCATCGGACTTACAGAGTCCTACCTGGAACAATGTAACGCAAGACCTACATTTAATCGATACTTAATAAGAGGATTCCGATGGATAAGTCTAAGAGTGTAAAAGAAAAAGAATCTGCTAAAGTTCTTAAATTTGAAACAAGGGAAAACGTTCTAGACGTGAAGCAATTAAACGCATTATTAAGCGTGCCAATGAGTTAAACTGGTAATGGGGGTGTCTATCATGGATATTCGACCTAGCATTTAAATAACTAATGGCTGTCCTCACCAGGACAGCCATTATATCGCAATCAGTGATTCTAAAAATACATATTACCCTAATGGATGGTGTAGGAACTGTCTAAATATTAAATGGAAAAACTGGAGAATTGCTATGACAATATTAGGTAAAGATACATGGAATGATGATATTTGTTGTTTAATTAACAAAGATATCAAATCGAGTATAAAACTTTTGAAAACCACGGGCGGCCTTTGTACCTACCTACTGGCGCTACAAAAGTTAGTTCGTGAAAGCACGGTAGATGCGATGGATCTCGCTGGTATGTTAAGACGCGATAGTTTGATTGCGGTCAATGATAGACTTTCATGGATTGCAGCCTACGGTAGTACAACCGAGGATCTAGATGTCGTATTAGAAGGATCTGTTGTAGATAAAATTCGACAGGCTAGAATTTGGGGACTGTTAGCTGATAAATCTGCCGACGGCACTACTTTGGGCGCGGGGAAGGTAACTGCTGAGAAGTTATTGTCGGAATTAAAAAAATATACGGGCGATATGCAAGATAATAACGTACATCATCTAAATCTGGCTTCTTAGCAAGTCAATAAACAATTAAATTACTGTAGGAGTAATAAAACAATGAGCGATACTGAAAAATCACTTGACTGTAACTATTCTTTGGAAGACTTAAAGTCTTTATCAAAAGATCAACTGACGGCTGTTGTTAATCACAAGGTAAGTAAGATTTTACCTAAATTAAAAGATATGACCATGCTGGGTGTTACCACTAAGTGCCTTGTATATATTCTTTTTGAAGTAAACACGAAGCCTTCGGAAATTCTATCTGAGGACAACATGTCTCAGATTGGTAAGCGCGTAATCGAGCTTACCGAAGAATCGCTATTAGGTTATGATGGCAGGCAGAGTATTATCTTGGTAGAGTTTGATGACGTTATCACCGCAGATGATACTCTATTTAGTGAGAGTGCGTCTCGTGCTATTCAGAATCCACCTCCCGGACTGATGGCGATGAATGACCTACTAATTGGTAAACCTGATGACATTCCACGCGGTCTATCAGATGTACTTAGGACAATCACCGGCGGTGCTTGTAAGGCGAAGCATAAAGCTAAGCGTCTCGCCATGACTGGCGCAGGTCCATTAGTCATCTTCAATGATGATGTGGTCAATGAAGAAACTATTCATGTCCTTAATCATTACTTTGAAGAGCTAATGCTCTGGTGTGGTGCTAATGAAAAAGACTACCATGATGAGCTTAAAGATCGTTGCCATGACCTTGATAGAATGGTAGACCTGATTGATCGCATCGAAGCTTTTAGTGACAATGTGATTGATCCGGATTTGGCAAACGTCTTTAACTTCTACCGCGTTCTTGCGTAGGTATTGCGCTATGTATGAAAAATACGTACCGCGTAAAAAGGGACGACTAGATCGTGGTATAATACCACGATCTAAAACGGTGAAATCTTTCGATGAAGAAACCCGCGAGCGTCTTCGTATGTTGCAGTCCGCCGGTATCATCCCTCGTCCACAAAAATAACGTAATCCATGGGAGACAGTATTGTAGGATGTACTGTCCTCATTTATTTATCTAAAACCCCTTGTAAGGAATAAAACAATGAGCGAGCTCAATTTAGACTATAATAAGGCCTTTACTCTTAGTGAGTTTAATAGCCTACAATGGAAAGAAATGCTTGATGTCTTCAATTATAAGGCAGCTGGTATCCTTGGTCCGTTGCAAAACTACCCTGATTTATTAAACAACGTAAATCGCTTAACTAAGATGGCACGTATGTTATTAAATCGTGATAGTTTAAACGGTGCGCTAACGGAAGACAACCTGCGTCTTCTTGGTGAACGTTTAAGTAGTGCTGTGAGTATGTTAGTCCTTGGTGAAGATCAGGGTTTAACCGAAGTTGATATTGAAGACTTGGAAGAGTTTGATGATATCTTTGACTTTGCAAGACTTTCGGCGCGCAATGCAGAAAAAGTTTTATCCACTATGACTAACAATATACTGGAAGCCAATGTTGGGAGTGTTGATATTTCAGAACATTTCGCTACTGGTATTAACCAGCATAATGTCAATGTATTTCGTGTTTTCATTGAGCGTCAGAAAGAACTTTGTGAAGGTGATATCAAAGTTCTCCATAAAAAGCTCATTGGGATGGTTGGGGACACAGAGGTCTTTTTTAAAGTTATCCGAACTGTTGAAGCCTCTCCGGTACTAACTGCTTTGGCCGGTGATGACTTTGCTGACTTTGCAGTATTCTTTAGAAAAGCAAATGTCATTATGGTCGGACCCACATCACAGTCAATAAAGAGCCTTGATGAAAATAAGGCTCCGGACATTCGACCACTCGGACCATTGAGCATAACGCATAATGATCATAAGAATAGTTATGGTGCTCCGGAAAAGGAAGCTAGTCGACTTTTGAGCAAATCAAAAGGGAGCGTTGTTCTTGACGGAAACTGCGTTACTAAATGTATTCAAAATAATAGTTTTTGGATAGTTAACGTCGGTGGTAAAGAATATGTATCAGATACTCGTGATGGTGTGTTTGATTTGGTAGGACTATCATATTTGAAAAGTTTGGAGCTTCCGCAGTACAGTGTTTCGCTAGAAATTCACTGGACTCCATTTGATGATGTGTTTGATATGCTTTCTATCGGCTACCCTGAAGATACTGATCTTGTGGGTGAAGTGAATTTAGAAACAATTAAATCTAATGGTGGTGTCTGGACACTGGGCTGGTATCCTGACACGGCAATCTGCTGTCATAACCTCGCTGGCTTAAATATCTTTGATCTAGCTAAGCACGCTATCGATAATCAATAAACCTATAAAGGGATCCTTCGGGATCCCTTTATTTTTTGTATTCAATGATTTATTAATGACATATTACTAATGTGATGCTGTAGGAAGTATCATTAATTATTCTTTCTTTTTAATAAAAAGGAAATAGCGATATGGCTAAAGAAATCATAACGCTTATCGGGGAGGAGGCTCCTCGTGTG